TCAAAATGAACTCCATGTTGCCATTCCGCAGATGCCGTCAGCCGCCAATCCATGTGTTTTCTGCCATTCTACCAGCTTAGCTTTTGTGCCAGCGCCAAAGATGCCATCAACCTTCAAGCCTAAATGCCGCTGCAATACAGTCACGGCATAAGACACGCCGCCAGTGCAATCCTTGGAGCCCTGACGAATCGTAGGCATGATTTTACTCACGACCTGATATGCTGTGCCACTTTTACTGACCCAACGGCTATGAGTCTCACGCACATCAACATGAACAAAGCCGCCTGTCACTTGTGCTCGACTATAATAGCCAATACCGCCATGCTTCTGGAAGTAGGGGAGGGAGTCTACGTACAGTGCAATACGAATTGGGTCAACACCATTGATGTGAATATCCGCTGCTGTACCAAGACAATGCTGACTACGAGAACTGCCACCGATTGAAATGTTGTATGCAGGAGTACGATAGGCAGAACTAATCAGAACCGGCTTGCCGAAGTGGTCTCGAATCTGCTGCAGAGTCTCTACCAGCTCGGTTGCCACCTTGAATTCATCGCTCCGGTCATTGCAAGCAAACTCATAAGCGCAGAAGTTCTTGGACAGCTTTTTATTCCAGTCCTTCTTCATAGAATATGTAATAATGCTCATAGAGCCACACCTTCAATCATTCTTGAGTTCCGTATTGATCTTCTCGTTCTGGATATCCATCTCCTTAACTGCGGCCTCAATCATCATCTCGATAGTAGGAGTAACCTTGATATTCATCTTCTCCAACGCGGCAATAACATACTTCTTCTTGTCGGCCTTCTGAATTGCTCCAGTAATACCCAACTTCTCAGCGGCACGCACAGCCATCTGAACAATCTTGTACATACCGATCTGCTTCAGGTAGGGGATGCCATAGGTCATAAATGCAGTGCCAGCAACAGTGATAACCAGCTTCGCAATAACAGAGACGATTTCATTAATAATACTTGCCATAGTAGTACCTCCTGTTTGAATAAAAAAATAAAGCCCAGCACACATGTGCCGAGCTATGTATTAAATGTCTTTTAAATTTTGTCCGTCAATTAGGTAGCTTTCAAGAGCAGCCTTAGCTTCCTTCATGGGGTCGATAGCATTACCATCAATGCCGTGACTGAGTAGAGCCAGTAGGGCTTTCATCATCACATTGATACCATGTTCACTCTTATTCACACGCTGTTCCACGCCAGCGATTTTTCGTCCATGGTCTTCAACTACGATATCCTGTTCCTTCTGATGCTCTTCAAGTGACAAAAGCTTGGAACGATATAAATCCAAAACCTCTTTATCATTCTTGAGCTTGCGGTCGATATCTTCCAGATGTTTGTCGTGTTCAGTAAGCTTCAAGTTCTGTTTCGTGTCAGGTTCTTTTGCCTTCTTGATTGCATTTACAATAACGACAACAGCAGCTGAAATAGCCGTAATGCCACCAGCAATACTTAGAATCATTTGCCAAAGCTGTTCTATTGTAAAGCTGATAACACCCGGAGCGTGGGATTGTGCGGCAGTCAACAAACCAATCATTTCATCACCTCGATTCTGGTTGACAAAAAATTCACACTATGATAGAATGGGCGTATCAAAGATTCGTCGAGCGAATTTGTGACGTCCTATCTTTGTATAGGTGTGTGGCGGGAGAGCTCTGGGTGTAACAGCCCGGGGCTCTTTCTGTTTTTACATATACTTTTAGTTTGTTTACTGCTTCGGTTTACATACCTTACGCCAGTGATAGTGCGGCTTGTCCTCGTGGAACATGATATAGCGCATCCAGTCGTCTACATAAATGCACAACAAGGCAAGGAAAAACCATAGTACAGTAAATGGCAGACAGATTTGACCCAGCAGATTAAAGGGCAGGGAAGAGTAGTCCCAAATATGTAACCCCAGCATCAGGTTCAGTGGAATGCCGACAACAAGCTCCATACCAGTCACAAATAACGCACCGACAAGACCCTGTTCCCACATGGGCATTTCCCACGGAATATAATTGTTCAACCCACCAATGACCACAAAGCAGATGCCGCCCACTACAGCCATAGTCCAGTGTGAGTGACCTCGCCACAATATCTCGATGCAATAATAAAGCGCCCCTCCTATCAAAAAGAGAAGCGCGCATTTCAATAATTCTTTATACTTCTTTACGATTTTGTTCATTCAGTGACCTCCTTCAACCCGACGGTTTCCAGATATTGCTTCAGAACAGGGTCGTAGTTGATTTCGACTGCATCCAGCTCTTCCATTGTGGTACAAGCTTTAATGTCGAGCTCTAATTCTTGTTGACGAGATACAAACGGTTGTACATATGTACCAATCGCCAAAGCCAGTGCGGCAAGGTCATCATACTTCCATACGGTACATTCATCGCCAGTGGTATTCCATTTTAAAGTAAAAGACTGTCCATTTGATACAGCAAGCTGATATAGAGATAGATTAGAAGTGAGCAGAGCCTGTTTTTCACTGGTAACACTATAATACTTACCGTCCGTCCATTGAAGCGGGTGAGAGGCAAGATATTCAGAGAGAGCGGTTTTAGACTCTGAAATTTTAGAATGCTTTGCTTTTGCTAGTTTCGCTTCAGGGTCAAGGCAAGACTCTTTACCTGTAATTTCCTTGAAGTCAGCGTCGTTTATAAGTCCTTTGGAAACATACACTAGCAGCATCGCTTCAGAAATACGATTGTTTTTCCAACGTTCACTCAACTTTTCTTTTGTTGTCATGTACACACGCCTCCTTATTCAATAGTTGGTAGATTTAATGCCACGATATCTTCTAAGGCGTCAGCGATACGAGTCTGATCACTTGTTTGTTTAGCCGCGATTTCCGCAGCTTTTTTCTGTGCTGCGGCTTGGTCTTTTTCGTATTGATCAATCAGGGCGAGTTTCTCCTCGCCGGTAGTGCAGTTAGAAAAATCAAGACCCTGTGCTTCGTAATTTTCAACTAGAGAATTCAAAGTTCCAAAGAATGCGCCATTGATTTCTCCAGCGGCACATAGGATATCAATACTTTCAATGCCGGCAACGGGGTAACGAGCGATCCACTCTTCTGCAGATAGAACTTCGCCAATCGGAGTGATAATAGGGTCTTTTTTATTCCAAATTTTATATCTCATAATATTATTACTCTCCTTTTAATAATCAGTTGGTTTATAAAATATAGGTTTACCAGTATAGCCGTTATACATTACAACAATATCATCAAAATTAACACTACCAACGCATTCACGTTCAGAATCAGAAACAACACTGGACGGAAATCCAGAATACTGTATTATAGTGCCCTTCTTTCCGTCCAATATAATATATTGCGGAATAGAGCCGTCTTTCATACCATACACAATAAAACTGCCATTCGGGGTTCGTTTTGTTTTTTTTGCTAAATAGTTTGCTTGAGCGTATTTTTTGATAATGCCAGAATCACCAGATCCTAAATTAGTATTTATGGATGTTATAGTTAAACTTGGATTGATCAAATATGTGTAACCATTACTCATGCTATAAACCATGGCATAATCCGAATTAGAAGCGGAAGCAACATAAATTCCGGGATTTGATATAACACCAGCATTAAATGTTGATTGTGTAAGCGCTTCATTATATACCTCGGCAGTTGTGTTTGTGTCATACCTGATTATCAAACCTTTTCCACCAACGTAAGCTGAACGAGCACCACACTGCGTAACAGATTTTAAAGGTTCAATATTTTGACTTGTTCCTGATGAACTCCATGCGTAAGCAATTTTAAAATATGTGCTATCGAAAAGTAATGTTCTCCAACCTCCAGCAATAATTCCATAATCACCTGCTTTTGTAGTAAGCTGATTTCCGCATTGGACATATAGGGAATCTGCAAAACTTTTTGTTAGACTCGGTGTATACATGGTCACTTCATCGCCGCTTTTACCTCTATTATTCCACCCACCAGCAAAAAACGCATTATCTCCAATAGTCAAACCAACGCCATCGGTTTTCTCCCATGTAAGATACGGAGCAGAAACTTTTGTCATTGTGCGCGAAAATGCTTCAACAATAGCTGAAGTAGAAGGTGTTGTGCTACCACTAATGTTATTAGAATCGATACAATCTCCTCCTGCAAATATAGCATAATCGCCAGCACGAGCAGACCCTTGAAGCTTATACCGTTTTTTGCCGCTTCCAGAATATTCTTTAAATTCAACAGCCCTCATACGATATTCGTACCATAACCTTGCTATTCCGTTTACGCCAATGTATGCTTTTTTAATTTTTCGAGCTACACCGTTCACGCCAATATACATGATATCAATTAGATGTGCATTGTTGTTAACGCCCACGTATCCATTACTTGCCATTTATTTATCACCTTCTTATTCGTAAACAATGTAAATAACATTATTATTGAGTCTTGAATAACCGGCAGTTAAATCAGAGGTGGACGCTTGAATTGTAAAACCATTTAATTGTGAAGCCGATCCCGCACTCGCAGCATACTTCACACTCTTATCTTTGTCCGCAGTGTTATCCACGTTACTCAGTCCAACCTCAGCCTTGGTGTAGCTTGGTTTTGTAGCTGCTTTAGCCCATGCAGATACATCACTTGCAGGCATAGAAGTTGGGAAATCCGTTATTTGGGACTTTGTATGCTTATGTGAAGCAGGTGCTTTACCATCAATTAATGTTTTCAAAGCTTTACCTTGTGCGGCACTAAGGCTCTGATCTGTACTATCACTTGTCAAATTATTCTGGATTCCGCGCCATGTGTTTGTATCAGTAAACTTAGCATCCGCTGGAACTGTTTTATTTAGAGCGTATGTAGTAGCAACGGGCTTGCCATCTTTAAAATACACGGGTTGTATAGCACTACCAGCACTAGAATCAAGTTTTACTGCACTGTTTGCAGAGCCACCAGCGCTTCCAGAGCCTGCATAATTGTGTGTATGAGAAGCAGCTGCGTAATCACCGCTGTTCTTTGTCACAATCGTGCCAAATCTACCACGGTCACAGTATTGCAGATTAGAAGATGTTCCGCCGTATGCACCATTCCAGTAAGCCATAAAAGACATCGTAGGGACATACTTGTCATCCGTTGTTTTATTTGTCCAACCACTATTTCCTTGCGCACTTAATGTACGGACCATTTTGCTTGATGCATCTCCAAGAGTATATGTTCCAGCAACAGGCTTACCGTCCTTGAAATAAACAGGCTGTGTTGCAGAACCAGCAGAAGATGTGAGTTTTGTCGCGGACGCTGAATTGCCAGCGCAAGAAGAAGATGTATTGGCTGAACCGGCACTAGCAACATAACCTTCATCTTTTGCAGGACCTGATGCAGAATAGGCTTGTTTATGGAGAGCCGTTCCGGCATCAGCAATTGTTTCCCAGCATTCGGATGACGTCTTTTTATCTGTTGCTGTAGTACCACCAACTTCATTAGAATTTACAAGGGTCCAAGTACGGCCAGAATTTGCTCTGCCACCGGAAGCTATAGCTCGTATAACTACACACATATAAGTGCCACTTGATTTATAAAACGCATCACAATAAGCGCCGTTCGTTTTATCTGTTTTTATTGCCACCTGAACTGTATCTGAAGAAAGTCCTTTACGTACAAGCCATTCAGCAGCCACGCTTGCACTACCAGAATCTGCATTGCTACGATACACTAAACGACAAATACCATAACCACCACCAGAATAGTCTTGATTGATAAGGAATGTCATGCTGTTATCAACCCATGCGCCTTTGTTTGCAGCAAGTCTTGCAAATCTATGGAATGGGTAATTATTTGTGTTACTGACATTATGCTTACAAGAATAGAATCCAATATTTGCAGTAGAATTGCCAGAACCATCATAATTAAAACTAAGCGTGATATCAGAACCGCCAGATACAGTACGAGCAGTAGCCAATTTCGCGGCTTTATCGGCAGAAGATGCAGAGGTGGCTTTGTCGGCAGATACAGCCTTCGTCGCAGTTGAAGCATTACCGGATAAATTAGCTTGAATGGTTTTATCAATAACTAAATTACCACCATCGTAGGTAATAGTTGCAGAGTCGCCGGAACCTGTTGACGTGTCGCCCTTTTTCTTCAACTTAATATTTGTAGGGCCATTCAAACCTTGGACATAAAAAGAGCCAGATGTGTTGTGGTCTCCAATTTGTACATCATCACCAACGTGGTTCCATGTGTCATTTGCAAAATTAAGCGCACCACTCATCGTGCCACCGCTAAGAGGTAGATAATTTCCCAACCCAATCCAACTCTTTAGAACGTCCTTAGACACATCTTTGATTTTTGTGCCATTACTATTGTCTGTATAGCCTGCAATATAACCTAAATTTTCTGCAGTCAAGCCAGCGCCAGTGAAACCAATCTTGATAGTTCTATTGGCGTCGTTGTAGTCTTTTACACCGTTAGAGGTTGTCGCGCTATCAGCAGTGCCTGCGATTGTGGCTTTTGTAGCCGTATTAGCATTTCCTGCACTTGTGGCATACTTAACTGATTTATTTGCATCTGCTGTATTGTCCACGTTACCAAGCCCGATATTGCCTTTCGTAATGTTGACTGTTTTTGCAGCACTACCATCGTATGTAGCGGCAATTGCACCGTTGGTTTGAATCGTCAGAGCAGTCGGATTTTTAAGAGAGGCAGGGAAGTCGGTGATCTGTGATTTGGTATGTGTGTGTTCCTTCTTGGCTGTATAATCTGTATAATTCAAATTATCAAGCATCGTACTCCAATTACCCCACGTTCCGTTTTGCTGATTTCTATAATATACATGAGGGTTTGCTGTTGTGGATAGTGCTAATTGAGAATCCCAGCCCCCATTGTTATCCCAATTTAGTTGTAAAATACTTGAATCAGCAGGTGGCTTTCCGGTTGTAGTGGACGATGTAGCAACAAAATGAAACATTGCACCTGTGCCATTTGTTGACTTGGTAAAATTGATGTTTGCTGGACGGGCTCCGTACAGAGATAAATATTGATGGGTATGCTCGTTTGGCGCTTTGCCGTCTACCAGCCCTTTTAATACTTTACCCTGCGCAGCACTTAAACTATCAGACGTTGAATCACTCGTAAGATTATTTTGAATACCGCGCCAGGTATTTGTGTCGGTGTATTTATCTTGCGTCCATCCGCTCCAAGATCCATTCAAACAGGTGCGCCGATATGTATTCGCATTAGAACTAGTAGTCAAAATTTGAGTATAATAATTTCCACTGGCATTATGCGTCACAATAAGACCAATAGCGTCTGTCCCAGTAGGCTTATTTGAAATACTATTGCTTCCTCCACAGCTATAAAAACCCGGAGTTGTGACGTTATCCAAATTTGTATTATATGCTAATACAATATTTTCTGCTTTCGCGGATAGCTTCGTATTCATCTCACTCTCGGTATAATACCTGTCGTCATGGGCGTGTCCACTCGCCGCGTAACTACCCTTTGGCTGATATACTCCATCTGCTTTACCTTTGATGTAGCTCCATATCGTAGAAAACTTTACGCGACCAAAACTGTTTCCTCCTCCTGTATCTTGCCGCATAAAATAGGTGTCATCAGTAGGAGTGGCAGTCCAGACAGAGAGCTTTGAAAGCAGTCCATTTGCTCCAGCTTCGTTATTGTTCACCTTGCTGTTCAGCTTACCATCCATCTCGGATTCCGTATAATACCTATCATCGTGGCTGTGGCTCTTCGGAGCGAACTTTTCTTTCAGCTTGCCCCACAGATACTGTAAACCAGCATAATCTAAATATCCCATAATCGACCTCCTGTCTCAGTAAGAACTGAAATCAGCTTGCCAAAACATTGTCGATTTCAGTATTTGTAATCTTTGTAATAGTAAAAATTTCGCCCAGAGCATCCCACTTAGAGCCATTCCATGCATAGTTCATACCATTGCCAACGTCATACACATCACCAATGGTCTGACCGCTCGTGGGTAGCTTGTCCGTAGAAGCAACGGAACCCTTGTAACGATACATTGCCGTGATATCGCTCTTCAGTGCATAAGTGCTTGCTGCGCCAAATCCATCCAGCTTCTTCTTGTCAGAGGTACTCATTAAGCCGTGAGTGCTCTGTGTTGCGTCACTGTATGTTGTATTGGTCGGAGTAGACCAAGTACCATCGCCACGCAGATATTGACCTTGCTTGCCAGCAGCCGGAGCGGGAACCAAGCCGGAGCCACCCGCAGCCGAAGCGGTAGCAGCCTTAAAAGTGCCATATGTAGTATTTGTGTCGGGCGGAACCTGCCAAGTACCATCAGAGCGCAGATAACGGTTTGCAGCACCTGCGGCAGGAGCTGGAGCAAGACCATGCACACCGGCAGCTTCAGTAGTAGCACCCTTCATATCGCTATAAGTGGTGTTATTATCATTGCCCCACTGAGCAGTACCATCAGCACTCCATCTCAGAATCTGACCAGCGGAACCACCGGCAGGAATATGCTTATTACCAGCAGAAGTGGGATGCGCGTAGTTATTTGCATTAGCGGCGATGCCATCCAGTTTCGCTTTGTCTCCAGAACTCATCAGACCGGCAGAACTGGTTGAAGCGTTATTGTATTTCGTATCAGGTGGAGTAGCCCATGTACCGTCACCTCTCAGATACTGTGTTGCATTAGTTGTGGCAGGGGCGGGAACAAGACCGGAACCGCCAGCAGCAGAACTTGTTGCGCCTTTAAATGCACTGTAAGTTGTGTTGTTATCGTTACCCCATTGAGCGGTACCGTCAGAGCTCCAGCGCAGGATCTGTCCAGCAGAGCCGCCTGCCGGAATATGCTTGTTGCCAGAACTGGTAGGGTGAGAATAGTTGTTTGCACCGTTCGCAATGCCATCTAGCTTAGCTTTGTAAGCAGCACTAAAATCGTTTGTAGAAAGACCTTTGCCATCAACTTTATCAACTTTGTCTGCCAGCTTTGCTTTAATTTTCTGCCAGAAATAAAGCAGGCCATCATAATCTAACCAAGCCATAAATTTCCTCCTTTACATTGAAAGTATCTTGTCTATATCTGAATTAGTCAGCGCCTCCATGTACATAGATGGATCGCCAGTATTCACAACCAACTCACCATTCTCATCCGTCATAACAGTGGTGATGCCTGTTCCTTTGATGGATACAGAGCTTTGTTTTGCGCCATCTAGCGTGATTTTTGCCTTGCCGTTAAGCGCACTTTTATTTGCACCCAGCGAGAAATTGTTGTCGTTTAATAGTGTCCAGTTGCCGCCCAAGTACGCATATAGCTTATCAGGCTTCAGATAATAGATTTTTTCGGCTAGAGGAGCCAATGGTAAATCACTCACAACCTCTAAATCGCTTCCGATTTTTACGTGAGCCGTAGCAGTGTCTCGATAGGCGTTTCCGGTGTCAAGGCAGACAATAAGCTGTCCGTCGATCACTGGAGTCTTGTCGAGTTGAGATTGTGCAATCTCTAAAAGTGATAATTTTGACATCATAAAACTCCTTTTCGATAAAAATAACCCCACACTCCATTACAGAGTGCAGGGATTTATGTTAGATTATTATGTCTCAGCGTTTGCGCCGGAATCATCAATAGCCTTCCAAGTCAGAGCCCCCTCGACACTCTTGACGCGATTATCCATAGCAGTATTCAAGCCGTCTGCATAGGTTTTTGCAGCATCGCGGGCGGCATCGGCTTTCTTGGTAGCATCAGCAGCAGCGGCAGAAATTACTTCAGATTTCGCAGCAGTCAGTTCATCCTGAGACACCTTTGCATTCCAAGCCTTGCGCTCTTCAGCGGTAATGTGCACCACAGTATCCTTGGAATGACCGTCTAGCTGGTCTTGTACCTTCTTAATCTTTGCGTCAGTCTCAGCCTTGGTATAAGCATCAGGCACAGCTACATACAAGCCATCCTCTTCAATTGTAATAGAGTTATTGGCTTTTGCGGACACACGCACATCAACACTGATTTTATTGTCGTCAGAAACAGTCACAGTTGCAGTAGAAGTTGCCACGCCGATATAAATATCAATCAGAGAGCCGACAGGAATCTTAATGACCTCGCCGGTGGTAATAGTCAGCTCGATCTCATGTGTCTCAGTATTATAAATACCGCTCTTCACCACCAGATCCTTGCCAAGAGCAATCGTCAGGGTGTCGCCGCCAAACACAGGCAGCTTAATAGTGCGAGTTTCTGCATCATAAGTAGGCTCATGAATAACACCGGTCAGTGTGGTAGTGACTGGTTCATCTCCCTTTGCCACACTCAACACACCAGCATTATAGGTGACATCTGTAACGAACTTACCTTTAATACCTTCTACCGCTGCAACCTTGGCATTAACATAATCAGCGACAGCCTTAGTGGTCGGGATATCGTCATTGGTGGCATCTGCCGGAATCTGAGTAACAGTTGTTTTATTCAGCTGTACGAACTCCACGCCATTCCAGATGTGCATGGTGTAGTCCGTCATTCGGAAATAAATAATGCCCTGAACCTGACCAGCTGCGGGCAGAGAAGACACCATCTTAGTGCTCTTGGTGTACTCAGTTGTACCCTTAAACATTTGCAGCGTATCGGTCGTGAAGTACAGGGTGTCCATGTCTTTTGGAGCAAGGGCATCGTACCGTGCTTTCGTACCATACGCAAATTTTACTTGTGCCATATTTTCCTCCTTATTAGAATTCAGTCCATTGGAAATTTGTAGATTGAGTTTGAAAAGGCTCGACGAAGAACCGCCCTGACTCCGCGCTTTGCTGCACGACCCACGGTTCATATTTGTCGTCTTTGCCTCGTATCATTACGGTCTGACCTGCATAAGTCGCGTCATTCTGGTTGATTGCCTCATTTGCTGCCGGAATACTATCAAAACAAAGCGTCCGAGGCGCTACCTTTTGAATAGATAAGTCGTCCCGGACGTATATGAATTCTGATGTGTCTTTTGTGATAATAAGGTCTTTGCCATCAATCAACCCAAGCGCAATCGCGGCTTCTACGTCTTTTGCGTTACCGTAACCAAGCTTTGAGTATTTGTATGCCATTCTTTTCACCTCGCTTTAAACGATGGTTAGAATGGGACAACACGCATACTACCATCTTCAGTTTCCACAGTTTCAGTCGTAATCTTAATAGCGTTACCAATGGGTTTGCCCTCGGAGGTAAGCTGAATACGATGCTCTTCATCGTAAGTAATGTTATCAGCCTTATTAGCCAAACTGGTATTGAACCGGTCGGTCATCGCCTTATTCAGAGCTTCCATAGCAATGATGCGCTGGTCAAGCGTGCTCAATGCTTCGTCGGGGATCAAATCAGACCACTTGCTGATAGGAATAATATGTATAAGACCGGTGTCAGTCTTGCGCACGCGCTGAATCGTCTGTCCCTCAGAGTCCATCTCAACGTGAATGAAGGTCAGCTGAAACTCAATGTCGCCAGCCTCACTAGTTAGACCCGTATCAAACGGCAGAAGATACTCCAACCGGTTCTTGTACAAGTCTTTTGACTTTTGTAGAATTTCAGTTTTATAGCGTTTGCTCACAGGCAAAACATATTCCAGCATAACGGTATAGTCACTAATATCTACACCTTTGTAGGTCTGATCGGCAAGAAAGTGCAAATTATCCACCAGCTTGCTCCGCTGCATGATACGCTCAGTCAGACTCGCTGTGATAGTATTGTCCTCGTTAATCAAAAAGGTATACATATCACACCTCCTTTCCGTTCACGATGTACAGGTAGTCATCCAAAGAAATCTTCTTTTGTTCAAGCAGGTTCTCCACGAACTTATCCTGTACCATTCCATTCTTATAGAGTCGATGCATACTCTCGACGAACTCAGTAAAAATCTTCTCCATCACAGCAGACCTCCTTGAATTAACGTCAAAGTATAAGCATCAATAATAGCCTCGGGAGTTGTACCTCCCAAGGCTTTGATTTGGTCATATTCATATTTGTCAATCGGCTCAAGCGTTACAGTGTCATATTCCGGGGATGGAATCAGGTAATAGCCTTCAACGTGCCAGATATACTTGCCGTTGCTGCTGATAATACCCTGTGCGTCATCTTCGGTGCAATTCACCATAATATCGTGCTTAGGCTGATACTTTACAAACTGAAGGCGGTCAAGAGCATCGATCACTCGACCGTCTTTAAGTACCTTATAATACACTCTCAACACCTCCTTAAATACTGAACATAATGGTTACACCCAGCTGCTCGGACGGATAGTGGAAGCCATACAGCTCACCAGTCTCCTCGATTGCATAGAAGTATCCATCGTAAGTTGCAAACGGGGTACGCAACCAATACTTAGTCGGCTTGCCCTCTGCATTGTGCTTAATGCGAGACTCATTGCCGGTCATATAGCTGATTGTTTGACCTTCGTAAACGTAAGGCTCGTCAATCATCGAAGAGCTTACTTCAATCGCAGATGGAATGAAGAAATAACAATCCGAGGTCACAATTTCCTTGCTCTTATTTCCGGCAGAACTCGGCACTTTGACCTTCTTAATCAGCTGCTTCCAACCAATTGGCAAAGCATCAACTAGACGAGAGTCAAGATACTCACGCAGAGAAGTGCTGCCCCAACCGCCAGCATTATTTGCAGCAGAACTTAACATCATATCCTGACCTAAAGTGTCTTTCTGCAAGAATGTCATGGAACAACGCTTGTTGGAATTATCGCTCAGGTAGTAGTTCTTAAAGCTTGCCACCTCAACGATCAAATCATCGTGTGTCCATGCGGCCAATTCGCGACAAGCAGCATCACCAAGGTCTGCGTACCAAAGCTTAGCCCAATAAACCGTACCTTTAGCGTAGCGCTCGTAAGCACCATCGTCTGCTTTTGCACATCCAAATACCAGAGTGGCATTCGTCTTTGTGGAACGGGTGCGAGTAATCTTTGTGTAATTCAGTGCAGAGCCATAGATATTAGAGGAATAGATATATAGACCGTTATCACCCTTAATGTGCCGGATAACAGTCATATCGCGAGAACCGGCAGCGACACCATTTGCAGAGTCAATACCCCAAGTCATCTTGACGCCAGTTGAGTTCCACAGACGGATACCATTCATTCCGTTCTGCTCAAAGCACTGCATCAAAACAGTGTTGTTTGCATTTGTAATGTCCATCTTGTAGTCAACAGCCAGCACAAAATCTCTATCCTCTTCAAACAGCTTGAGGTCGGTATCAATGTAGTTTTTGCCATCAAACACCTGCGGTTTACTAATAAGAACCTTTTCAGTGATGTCCTCATAAGAGAAATCGTTGCCAAGCTTGATGGAAACTTCATCCTTTGGCGTGGCAACATTCTGCTCAACTCCAACCTTGTTCATCGCATAGATTTCAACAGGACGAAGCTGACCGATTTCCTTACCATCAAAGTAGGTAGAAGAATACTCGCAGCTATCATAAACAGCATTGATATCCTTATCGCCGGTGACGTAACCGCCTTTATCCCAGCCACTGAACAGGTAATACTTAAAAGCAGTTTCCTCAGAGGTATAAGTCGGAGTATCGCCGTCATACAGCACCATAGAGCCATACGGAGCAACAGTTTCCTTCAACACAGCTCCACGGTTCATGTAGCGAACAGTGTACTTACGCACTGATTCTGTATAGGTTGCTGTAATAGTCTGATTGCTGAAAACGGCAACAAATTCAGTATCCCAGCCGCTGAAGGTAAAGTCGGTAGAAATCGTACTCTCAGCCGTAGGTGTCTTGATCGGATTCTCTTTGCGTGTAACAGGATCAACTGCCTTATCGCCCTTGTCAATGTACTGAACATCCAGCACCGTGCCATCCTTATTCACGAATGTCCAGACAAACTGCTGAACCAGCGTGTTGTAAGTGATATTCAAATCAGGCCACTGTGCGTTATAATCAGCTAACTGACGCTCACGCATAATGGGCACATGAACGCTGCCCTCGATAACAGAGTGGTCAGTATTGTAACCATTCTCGTCAAAGCCGGTCATCTTCAGCAGACGATCCAGCATGGAAGTATCGTCCAATTCCCACTTTACGCCAGTCAGACGCACACGGTTCAAGCTCGTGCACTTTGCCAGCATTCCAATCAGGTCAATGGTCGGGCAGTTCTCGACTGTCAGTGTGGTGATATTCTTATAATCTGTAACCTTCAGGTCGGTCAGATAATTCAGGTTCTTAGCGCTCAGACTGGCAATCGCAGGCAGCTCAGCCTTCTTAATCTTGCCGCCCTTAGCAAACGCGACACCAGTAATACCAGAGCCACCAGCATAGAACTCTTCCAGATTCGTACAACCGGTCAGACTGATGGACTTTTTCAGGTTCGGCACGTTTTGCAGATTTAAATGCTCAAGCAGTGTGTTGTTGCCAACCGCGAAGTCAGTCATATTCGTATTCTTGTAACCCTCGGCGGCAGAACCAATCTTCAGGTCAGTCAACTTTACACCGTGGCTGAAATCAACATAGCCGGGGTAGAAACCAGAAATATCGCCAATGCTCTGGATGATAGAAGCGTTGTAAACATAAACCTCGGTATCATTCATGGCTGCAATCGGGCACTGAATCTCGTAAGTCTGACCGCGTTTACCACGCACCTTCACAGGGTTAGAACCATACCGCACAGAGACATAAGTGTCGGCATAGGGGACAATATGGAAAGTGCCATCGGGTTTCACACCTGTCCAGCTGGTCGGAGTATAACCACGAATGGTCATGTCGTCAGAGGTACAAGTAGCACCCGTATACTTAGATGCCATGTATTTTTCCTGATAACGCTGGAATTGACGTCTCTGGTGGCGTTTATTGCCGTGCATCATGGGCAAATAGCTAGTTGTGCCATTGTCCTCATAAGTGCGGAAATACTTGCGCCGCATATCCATAATCCACAACTTTTCAGGCTTTACGTCTTGATAATCCTCGAACTTTTTCAAAATACGAGTAGCACTCCATGCCAAAGCACTCTCACGGTTCAGGAACATCTTTGCGAGATCATCTGCAAATAGGTCACGAATCTTACACCACAGCTTAGAGTCATGTGCGTTAAACACACTCTTTGTGCCGATAGTGTCCATATCTTCGTAGCCGTAACTCAGTGTCAAACCACCCTCGTTATCGTTGCCCATGGCAGTGTCGTTATCGTAATCAAAGCAGAAATCCCAGTGTACGAGGTCAGTAGTGTGTGGGAATACGTTCTTTGCACGGTTATCAACCATGGTATGGCGCTCAGTAAACAGATAGTGGAACAGGGCAGAATCCTTGATAAAGTAGTTTTCAAAATTCTTCTTGAACTCAGCATCATCTGCATTCACGACCCAGTTCTGTACCCGAATCCATGCGTCTTTAGCTGCCTGAACCTCTTCCTCAGTACAAGCCTTATTGATGTAACGGAATTCAAAGCTGTGGTCGCCATCCCAAGTCTCCTCGGAGAAGTCGCCACTCAGGAAGCGTGCCTGTGCATCGGTGTTATTGTCAATCTCAATGATAACTTCCTTGTGATTGTTCGGGTCCATACCCATTGTGTCACTATTCTTCTTTGAGTTACCAAAATCGCCGCAAGCATAGAAATGCCACTGACCATCCTTGAAGACAGTTGCGTTTGTGGTGTCGGTCTCCTGAATAAAAACGACACAGGGGTAGAATGCCATGGTGTCGCGTACCTTCGGGTTGTCCTTGCGAGCTTGGCGAATGTACGGGTTGAACTCATTAAACTCGTCTGCCAGCAGAGCGTTATTTGCATTCTCAGAAGAGGCAACATTGACTTTGATGTTAAAATACTTCTCACCAACACTGTTTTCTGTAAATGCATACTTACTACCAGTGCTCTCATCACCAAAGGTGAAACCGCCAGAGCAGTTGATATCAATATTACGACCAGATTCACCGTATGCGTTAGAGCTGGTGCCCTGTCCCTTGTGGGAGCCAGTAGCAGTCCAGTTATCTTCCACAGCACGGCCATTCTTGTAAATGTGTTGAATGGTTGTGTTTGGCACTTCGTTCTTTTTGCCAGTCGTAAAGGTCGGAGCAGAGATCTTGATAATGCGCAGGTCTGGGCACTTCTCAGCCAGTAGGTCAGGATTCAGCTCGCCGCTCACGTCCGTAATATCATTGCGGGTGTAGCGCTCAATCATTTCCTCTGCATTCTTTGCGTCTGCAATAAAGTTGTCGAGGATCTCGTCGTCCGTCAGGTTCATCATGTATGACTTCATGCGATAAACCAGCACGTCACAATCAGGAGAACCAATCGTAATGCCTACCGGAGAAGCCTGTGTAAAGTTGTCGCTTGCATCATACAGCTCAACACGACAGGGAATACCATCCAACCATAGAACCATTTCCTTGTACTGACTGTCTGGCAGAATATTAAATTCAAATTCCATAAAGTCGTCTTCACAAGTCGGTAGATCGATACTATTCTGCTCACTGGTCAATGTGACCTTCTGCGCCTGAATATTCAAACCAATACCACCGTTCAAGCAGGTCAGTGCCGTAGCATCGTAGTTCTTGACATTCGTAGTCTTAAACACAAGCTTAAAGTTTTTACCCAGCTTCTTTGCGTCATCACCAAACAACTTGTAACTGATATTTGCAGTTGTACCAGCCTTCACACAGAAGTAGGTATCGCCATCTTCATCAAGCTGATAACCACCGTTAGACCAGTCAAAATTATCGCTTACGGTCAGCCTTGTATTACCATCAGACCACAAACGGGTCTCGTCAGCGTTAGTCTTGCCAGCAGGGTTGAAATCAAAAGCCAGATTTGTCTTAACGGGCTCAATCGTAATACCAAGCTCTTTAATCTCGACACTAATCTCCTTACTTACGGAGCCGCATACGATTTTCAACGTATGAGTACCAATATCAGCGGATTTCCATGTCCATGTCTGCATGGTACGTCCGACAGTCAGGGTGGCAATCTTAGCGCCGTCAACCTCCAGTGTTACAGTGGTCGTAGAGCTGGAAGGGTCATAAACGGTATAGTTGATTGCGACATTGCTGTACTGTTTTGCACTTGCTGTCTTTGTAGCGCAGCTGATAATAGGAGTTGTATTACCTTCAGTTGCCCACATGATATCTTTGACGACCTTATTACTGGTGACCTGTTTTCCATTGATTTCAGCAGTCATGGAAACTTCCACAAGATGTGCGCCGTGGGTCTGTGCAGGAATAGCATAAGTCAGCTGTCTGCCGGTAACGCTGCTTGTGGTAGAGCCAAGAATCTTTCCATCAATCGTAAAGTTGATAGTTTTTGCAATATTGCCATACGGAGTGTAGCGGAAGGTTACCTCTCCACTATAAACTAGCGTATCATCAAAAGAGCTCTCCAGATAGAACTCAACGACATTGACAGTCCAAGTCTTTGTACCAACACTGCCCACACTATCGGTCACCTGTAGCTTAATAGTATTGTCACCGCTATGCAGATACTGTGTTGCGTCAAAGCTATTTTTGCCCTGAATAACAGTCTGCGTGCCAACTTTTGTATTGCCGACATACCAGACACCAGTAGCAGAACCAGTGTCATCGCCAGAATTGTCCACAGAAGAGAACTTGAAATTGATAATAGCTGGGTCGCCAGCAACAACAGTCAAAGCAGACCCATCCAGACGCTCGATCTTGATAACGCTTGTGTTGCCGCCAGTGCCGCCACCTCCACCGCCTTGAATGACCACGGTAGTCTTAACAGTGCCATTCTCTAACAGGTTCAGCTTGGAATCCTCATAAGTAATGTCATACTCGCGTCCAGCATTCGGGTCTGGTTTCACATTCTTCAACTGCTCCTGAATTTCAGAAATATCGCCATTGATAGTGTCAATGCTATTCTGCAAACCGGAAGCAGTGTTTTTCACCACGGTCAAATCATTTGCCACGGTCTCAACGCTGGTCTTTTCAGCCTTTGCTTCTAACAGCTTGTCAGTTGCCTGTTTGTTGTAATAATCACTTTGCAACGTCTCAGGCAAGTTACCGACGCTATCCTGTAGATTCTTTACGGCAGCATCATTGCTGGTCTTATACTCAGTCAGTTCGGTCTTAACGGGCGCAATCTTTTCATCGATTTTTGCTTCAACAGTTTTATTAAAAGCTGTCACCCAATCAGCACTCGGGTCAGTGTTCAGTGTGATGGTTTTAATAACCTTTTCGCCATTCAGGAACTTGATCGTCTGTGTTTCAGCATCATACTGCACATCAAACTTTGCCAGACCGTCAACCTTGGCGATATCATCTCGAAGCAGAGTAACAAAACCGTCAACTTGTTCCTTAGTGTAGTAGCTTGCCAGTGTGTCGGCCAGACCATCTACGACAGCCTGTGCTTCTTGTGCACTCTGTGCGGCCTGAGTTGCAGCAGTCTGTGCTTCGCCAACCTTCTGACTCATCGTAGCTAAGAACTGAGTATACCAGTCATCGCCGGTCGGATCGGTCATTGCAGTGCCGGTAAGCGCTTTCAAAACATTTAGCTTTTCGTTCGGCTTTGTACGCCATAGATAATTCTTCGATTCGCCGCTGTTCGGTACAGTAATTGCACCAGTCGCCATAATTTCAAACTTTAGCACACCCTCTTTGATAGTGGCATAGTTACTGACCATCCAGTAAAACCGAATCTTATCAGTACTATAGCTCACGTTGATGGGTGCGGTATAGTTCTCAGCATTATTAGCGTTAACATAGTGGATCTGAATCGTCATGCTCATCAGGTCAACACCATCATAATAACGCGGCATCTCAAACGGAATGACCTGACTGTTGTTTTCCTGTGTGATATTTACCTGAGTCGGACTCAGTGTGATTTCTTTATTGGTATCAACCGTAGAAAAATCATTGTCCGAGAAGGTATCAAACCACGTATAGTTGCCACTTCTGGTAAAATTCTGGTCTTCCACAGAGAAGGTTGCCACATCCTCATCACAATCAACCACTGGACGAGCATCTTCCACGGAAGCCTCCATCATCATTGCGGGGCTTGCAGCGACCATACGTTTGGATTCTTCAAATGATAATGCCATCTACTCACTCCTCTCATTAAGTATCTTTCTTATTATCGATATATTTTTCTTTGAGGACATTCTCATAAGTGATATAGGGATAATACGGGTAATAGCGGCTCAATGTAACATTCATTGTGCCTTCTCCAATGTTTTTATCTATCTTTTTAATAATCCACTCAACTGCAATATCAGACTTCAGGTACTTCGCTGCATATTTTACCTTTTCATTTACGTCAAGCCACGGAATCATGTGCATACTCAATGTGATGGAATCCGTCAGCCGGCAATTTTTCCATAGCGTGTATTTGCATACCGTCATGGCTGATTCATCCGAGGTATATCCGTCAAACTCACTACCCGAGCACACAAGGTTTCTTCGCCCGATTTTATCAATCGTCAACCGACTATTGTACAAGTCATCAATGCGGTTTGGGTCATTTACGACAACGTACTCAAGGTTGTCACATGCCTCCGCAATCTTGTCTGCCTCAATTTGTTTTGCTGTCGGCATTGCATCCACAAACTTCGTCATAGCATGAGACTGAGACTGACCAATAAAATAGACCCGGCTCTCAATAAGAAGAGCGGGGTCTGATATCTGGATCTCTGTATTCGTTGCTGGATTATACTTCACATACACGGTGTCATAATTTTTCGTGGATGGATTATAGATTTGTTTCGGGTAATAGCGCACCTGTGGATCACGCTGTTCTTTTTCGTATTTGCCTGTAAGTGCGTTGAACTTATATGTGAATGCACCATCAGTTGCCTGATTTAACCAGTGCTCACCATATTTTATGACATAATAACGCCCTTTCTTTAGTAAAGAAGTGTCTTCTGGCTCGTCCTCTCCTTTTTCGTTGGTAACAGCCTTAAACAACATCATAGGTCCATACACTGCGCGTGTCGTTTCCCGATATTGTCCTTCTCCACTCGGATTCGATTTAATTGTCGTAACAAGGTTCTCAACACAGATTCTTGCATTTATCGCAATATCTTCTGGGCAAATAAACGAAAATCTTGTACCGTCCTGAATACTTGCCTGTTTTAATTTTAGCAATAAAATAGACGCGCCTGTATCATTTGGGTTCATGTTGTAGCTCATATTCAATTTATTATCTCTGAGCAGCGTAACAACATCATTCCATTCGCTTGTTCCTTTTCTACAATACACGACCTCGCCAATACCTTCAGGATCATTTTTTTCAAGTTTATCCTTACAGAAGTAGTCGCTTGAGTTTGATGCACCCCATACCTCTACACAGTTATGGATCTGACTGTAATCAACGCTGGCATCTTCGCTAATAACCATACTCTTAAATGTATCCTCATCCAGAACAACAGGGTCGTCATAGCCTGACGGGATTTCTTTGCACACAAAAGTATCATCATCAAAATACATTTCGAAAGGGAAGTATAGGTCTCTCAACTCCGTCAAAATGTTCCAGATTGTCGTGCCAGTATTATATTCTAGGTCGTGCGGAATTCGCCGCACCCAGTAATCCACCATACTCTTTGTCAGCCCTGAAAGTTCAAATGTCTCCTTAATGGAATCGCGAACATAGTGCGGCTTCTTTTTGTCATCTTCGTAGTAGTTGACCCCATCCTTAACCACGAGCTTGCGGTCATACATCGGAATGCGCGTTGCGTATCCGGTCAGTGTTCCACCAAGCGTGCCGTCAAGCAAACAGGTCATATCAAGGCAAGAAAGGCTTAGCTTGTTCGTTGTGGCATCATAGCTGTATCCGTTTTGCTGTATTGCATATACGCCAGCGCCATACCAGTGTACACCATCTGTATCCACAAAGTTCGTGCCTGTACGTATTTCAGCCTCACCAGAGTATAAAGCGTGATAGAAGTTATATATCTGAGTTAAACCATCCTTCAATTCCCATATCGTTCCTTGAATATCGTGCATGGAGTAGCCAACAAACGTACTTGTATCATGAAAATACCTATCAAGCTCTTCTTTGGTACAGCCAGCAATCGCTGCAACATCGGCTGCAGATAATATCCTTCCTGCTGCAATGCCGCCCTCTACAGCAGCAATCATATTCTTTACACGTATTATTTTCCCATAAATCGTACAGTCAACACCAAAACTATCAAGTTCAAGTATTTTACTTTGTAAAATTGAACCATCTCTTTGAACTGCATCACAAGCTGCATTGAAAATCACTTCAATATAAGACCTGATATCTGCATTCAGCAGCGGAATAACAACATCTCCTCCGCCTATCAGTAGTGGGGTGTATGCAATCTCATACGTCTTGCCATTTGTTGTATAACCAGCCGAAGATGCAACAACGGTCGAATAGGTTCCAACATCTCCTTGCTCTTTCACAAAAGATGCATATTTCTTTTTGTTTTCGTCTGTCCAAATAATACGCTTACGGTTTATATTTTCGATATTGCCATACTGTTCATAACCGCCAACCTTATATCTCCACTTTGCTTGCCTTAACTCTGTGTCCTTTTCTTTGTATATCGCGCTATTTTTGATTTTTGCATCAATCTCTTCTTCTGGCATTCTTACTGCATCTGCGCCAACAAGTGGTACACTCGTCGGGGCTTTCATGCCAATCTGTAGGCGTAGCATCTTACTCGTCCACTCCTCTGTGGAGAACTGAGAAATAGAGAATCCACTCTTCGGGAAGATATCAAGATTAAAAGTGCGCCGTGTATCTGAGTCTGCGTCAATCGAGTTAGAACCACTTAACGCAAGTCCTTCGATCGTATCAATAATCTGGTAGTCCTTATTCAGCAGTTCAATACGACAGTATAATCTTTTTGACCGGCTTTTCAGTAAGGCCAGATCTTCTTCTGTAGGTAAGTAAGTCATGGCCCACCTCCTTAAATCAACCCAGCGTTCTTCATATTGTCGCCGTTATTCAAATCGCCAGTCTCTACAAAATCAAACGAGATTTCTACCTTATCCTGGTGTTCATCGTCTGAGTAAGAAACGTTTCCATTTACGTTCATCAGCCATGCGCGGCCATCGTACATCTTCAATACTTTTGGCTTTTTGTTCGTTAGCCAATTGATAAAAGTCTCCCGATAGTCAATAGACCCATCAAAATCAAACTCATCATTGTTGCGATCCCACTTGATAATAACACCAGAGAAGTTGCCGCTATAATAATTTGCCTCACTACCATAGAATACGATGGGGTACTTGCTTCCCAATGTCGTCTCCACAGACGCTTCTTGATTGCGCGTAATATTCGTGACAGCTGGCTCAAGACCAACATAATATGATATGTCTTTATCCATTAGCCATGCTCCTTCAAAATCGCTTACGGCACTTGTAGATGTGTACACTTGTTCAATTTCATCAACAACAGGAACTGCCATATACTGATACTTCGTTTTTCTGCCACGTGCGAATTTGTCATAGCATACAATCAAAATAGGCTCAACGGAACTTGTGATCTTCTTTTCATAAATCGTAATCCAGTCGTATTTACCAACCTCTCTACGTTTTACGCGAATAGAGTCAAAATTATTAGGCTCGTCCGTGCTTTTCGTAACGGTAAGCTTGATTCTACCTTCTCTTTTTTCATTTTCTGCCACAATTTCAAGCTTTTGCAGTTGTCCGTCATACTCAATTCTGAATGCGCAAAAATCCGTGTCCAGAGCATATCCGTTCACAGTTTCTCCAACCGCTCGCACATAGTACACCTTATTATTATCAAGGCTTTCTACGTTGAACGCATGTGAAATAGAGCCGTGATATATCTCCTCATGTAGCAAAGTCTTGTCTGAATCATAAAGCTGATATTTATAAAGATTCAGTGTCTCGCCCTCTTCTTCGATGTTTTTATATTCAATATTAAATGAAAAAGCGGGGAAGGGAATCGTCTTTTCAGCGCGTGCTTCCACATCAACAAACTTTAACACCGGTTTTTCATGGCAATAAAAAAGAACGGCATCGCTTAATTCGCTTGTCTTGCCGCTCTGATTTGTTACTGCAATTTTAAGATAGTAGGGGAGTAATCTGTTATGTACAAGGTTCGCTGGCAGCATAAACATACGCACAGAAGATGAACCACTGGTTTTCACTGTCTGGTCAACAATAATATTGCCGGAGGCGTTGTCGTAGATAATATACTCCACTTCATTGATCGTGTCATCGTAACATGTGTACCGCACGATATTTTCCCGCGTAGCGTCTATCACGGAAAATTTTGAAATTATCGGTTTCGCCAATTTAACACCTCCTTATTTTACGCCATATATCTCACATGGAATAATCAAATCGTTATTTGTTGTAATGGCCGTCTCACCAGAGCTTTGTGCGTCAAAGAATGTAATTTCAGTGCAATATTTATTATTCTTTTCATATGCTTTTACATAGAACGGACGGAAAGCACTTTTTATACTTGTGTCAGAATTGTATGATACATTTGGAGTAGAATTGTCGCCAGCGCTCAAATCATAAATCATACACAGCTTCGGCGTATTCATAGTGGCGCAATGATATTCTGCACCACTCCATTCACCTGCGACTGGTTTCGACACAATAACAGAAACTTTGCTCAAATATTCGAGCACCCGTTTTGTTGCAGCACTCTCTGGATCAATTTCAACAACTTCTCTCTCTTTGTAGCCACGGAAAATAAAAATATATTCTGAATAATCGCTGTCCGCTTCAAAAGTCAACTTGTTCTCTTCGCCAACAGCAGAGTATGCATCTTTTGAATCGTTCTTCCATAATGGCTGGAAAATCTGCCCAGCCTTCAACTTGTCCACAGTAATAGTATCAGTGGTGATTTTATCCCCAGAAACTTGCGTAAGGCTGTTGTTTACAGAGGTGGAATCAAGCGCCACTTTACCATTTTTGTCAACAGATATAGCACCAGTCAAGTTAAGCTTTGTCGCCTTGATTTTTATAGTATTTGTACTCTGGTTTATCAAAGTAGCAATGTTTTTTCCGGTATAATCTGTCTTAGCCACCTTTGAATCAATGCTTTCAGTTGCTGTTTTGATGTGCTCTTCGAGTTTTTTATTTGCATTCAATTCTGCAGCATCCGCATACTTTTGAGCTTCAGTTTTTGTGGCACACAGTATGATGGCATTCTCATTTTTTGAAACTCTAGATTCTGCAAGCGAAATTCTTGTATTTAGTCCGCTCATGTCCTCATTGTATTTTTTAGTAGTTACGCGGGCTTCAATCTGCTGCTTTGTACTCTCCAAATCAGAATTATATTCCGTTTTAAAGCTTACAAGGTCACCATCTATTTTGCCAGCGGCATCCAGTGCCTCGTTTGCTTTTGTATCATCCGTGTATTTTAGCGCCACAGCCCAGTCAGTTCGACTAAAGCTTTCAGTTGTAGGACGTGCTGTCTGACATACAAGAACTTTATCATCACCAGAACTACTTGCCCAGATATCACCACGGCTATATGGGGTTGAAGGCGTTGTGAAAAAAACACGTCTTGATCCATTTGCTGTATCGTTTTCAAGGCTTGCAGCTCTCAAAACTTTCAATAAATTCTTGTCACTAAGAGTCTCCCATATAAAAGTGTCCGTCCACCTATACGCATCATCAGCCTTCATGTCATAATAAAGGTCGCCAATGTGCAGTCTCTTTGCATCCTCCGTTACCCAATTTACTGTCGGAGCTGTATCAGTAGATGGTACACCACTGTAGAACCATAAGCTGAGTTGTCCGTCTACCTGATCTTTCAGCGTTAAAAATTCACTAACGTCTGTATATTTGATAATCGTATCAGCAAAATCTGTATCAATAAAAGTGGACAGCTGACTGCCAACCACGTTGACTTTGCTGTCCACTGTTTTCATTGTACCAATATTATCGGGGGAACATACCAGCCGCTTCATATCGCCCTGCAACGCAGTCACAACCACACTCTGTCCAACCGTGTAAATCTGGTCAGAGGTAATGTTATACTGGCTTCCAAACACGGATATTGTGTATGTATTCCCACTCACCGCAGTTACCACGCCAGTCTGCGATTTGTCAAATTTTGCGTCATTGAGTTTCTTTTCAATCGTGTCTACGATGACTTTGCTCAACACGTCGATTGCATCTTGACTATTTTGTGACATCTCGTCCCTCCTTTATAAATGTATACTCGATCTCAACCTACCCAACCCACCCTGAGCCAAGTATACTTCGTATTTATTTTTGCTTATTGTACTGTTTAACGTCTATTCAATTCCTGTACAACCTTGTTCGGCAGACGATTTACCAACTCACGAGCCAGTGCATCGCTATCACCAACGGGATTGTTCACATTCACATCACCAATAGACAGGGAAATACCACCAGCGTCGCGGCTTTGCACCATAGAAGCAGAACTATGTTTTGCCAATTGATCGCTGAACCACTTGTCTGGATTGCCGCCCATCTCAAACAGGCGAGAGGTAATATCCGCAGGAACCACACCGTCACCAGTTTCAAGATATGTATAACGTCCAGAAGCAGGCTTACGGACAATAAGTTCTGAACCTCTTTCGTCAACGTTTGCAAAATGATTCGTTTTAGAAGATTTAAGACCATTCGCGTGACGACCAAAAAAGAAACCAGCAAAACCTCCTAAAAGAGTACCAATCAATGCTCCTGCTGGTCCACCTATTGCCATACCCGCAGCTGCGCCCAGACCAGCACCAGTAAGAGTTGTAGCAACCGTTTTGACTGTTTTATCTTCATTGGCAGTTGCGTCATTCTTTTTGTCTGTTTCGTCAGTTGCTTTATTCTCTTCTTTAGATACGATCTGTGTAGCGTTAATTGTGAGATTTGTTGCGCTGTGTTTGGTGTTTTCGGCAGTTTCAGAGCTACTATCTGCTGTATCCTTGGTGTTCTCAGCAGTCTTTTTACTCTTGCCAGAGATATCCTTGCACAGATTTACAATTGCACCAATCGGGCTAATATCCCAGAAGAAGGTAGCGACAGACTTTATTGCTTTTTTGCCAAAGCCATCTTCTTTGTTAGACCAGATTTCTTTTTGATGTTTGAAATTTTTCGCAGCACCGTAAATACCAAGACCAGCCGCTGCGGCAATTGGAATCGCATAAGGTCCAGCCGCAGTCAAGGCGCTTCCAGCTGTGCCAATAAGTTTTCCAGCACCAGCAAGTAACTTACCTCCGCCACTAACTAGTGCAGTTCCAACATTACTAAGTCCGCCAAGAATCGTGGAACCAATTTTACTCTTACTAACAGCATTGCCGATAGCCTTAAATCCATTCACAAACGTGGAAATGATACCGCCGCCAGAACCGGAACCGTTAAATAGGCTCTGAGCGCCACCTTTAATTTTCTCCCAGATGCCACTAAATGTTTTAATAAGTCCGTTTCCTGAAGTCTGAACTTTACTCCTTAAGACGTTGAAGAAATTCTCGACTACATTAGCGGACTCACCAGTCGCTTCTTCGCCACCCTTATTGAAGAATCCTTTTATCGTATCCCACAGACCTTTTGTGCCGAGATCTTTGTACTCACCAGTCTTAAACATGGAATACAGGTTATTTACCTTCGTAAGCGTATTGATTAGCGATTCAAGGTTTGTAATCAAATTCTGGATGCCGGTAATCGCGCTGCCAGTATTCAGGCTTGCAATGATCTTATTGTGATAATCATCCAGAGTGCCCTCCATCTGCGTGAGAGTCATCTTCTGGATCTGCGCAGTGTACTCAAGTTCCTTCTGGTAATCCTTCCAGCTCTTGCCGATATCATCCATGACCTCAGACAACTTGTCCTTGAGCTCATTGTACTTCTTGATTTGGTCATCAATAGCTTTTTCGGCGTCCTTCTTATTCCACTCGCGCTGCTTGTCAGCAAGGTCTTCGCGTGCAGTACGCACATCTTCGGCGTTTGCCTGCCACTCGTAGCCATTCTCAGTGTACACACGGGTCGTGCGCTGTTGCTGGGCGCGGGCGAGAGCATCTTGTGCCTTGGAAAGTTCAATAGCGCGTTCGGTAGCTTCGTTGTTTTCTTCCAAAGCTTCCTTCTGCTTATTCAGAGCTTTAATCCGCTTGTCGATGACTTTGCCCATAGCATCGCCCCAAATTTTGAGGTCGTTGTTGGACTTGTCATTTAAAGTGGAGAGAAGGGAAAGGAAAGAGGACAGAACAGCTTTTGCATCGGATAGAGCGGACTTGAATTCCTCAATTACCTTTTCGACGCCATCCCAGTGCTTTTTCAGTTTTGTTGTAACCTGTGCGTCGGTCTCTTGAACTTCGAGAAGAGCCTTTTCCATAGCCTCGTCAAGCTCTTTTTGAACTTCGGCCTTTTGTTGGAGTGCTTCGTCTTCCGATAGATCCTTGTTAGAATCAATGGCAGACATTTTCTTTGTGTATTGCGCTAGAGCTTTTTGATACTTTACAGTTTTCTCCGCAAGCGCTTTATATTCTTCTGGAGTCGGCTCACGCACATCATCAATCATGGCTTGAACCTGAATACCAATCGGATTACCTTCAAACTCTTTTGCAAACGCACTCAGTTTATCAACGTAACTTTGGCGAAGTGCCTTTACGTCGATTTTAGCGTTTCCGTCCTCATCATAAGTAAGTAGGTTAGAGAATTCTTCAGGAAGTTCCTGCAGCTTCTGCATGGTGTCCTGTGTCAGTTGGCCGGTAGTATTCCACTCGTCCATCGCATCTTTTAGCGTGTTCCAATTGGCTTGATATTTATCCAGCTCGGTATTTACCCGCTCAAGGTCAGTTCCAAGACCAACAAGATAATCACTAACAGAAATTTTGCCGCTTTCAATATTTGCCTTATCAGAGCTCAACGAGTTCGCAAGCGCAGTAGCTGCTGCACCACCGGTTTTGTTTGCGGCTTTTATGCGCTTATCCAATTCATCAAGAGTCGCTTTCTTAAACGCCTCGGTGTTAAGATTGATGTTTCCGTTTTTGTCAACGAGATTATCCATCAAATCCTTGTTGTCACCAAAGAACTTGCTCAGTTGCAAAATAGACTCTATCTTACTTTCTGTTGCATCAAGGTCGCCAACACCGAATTGACTATTCTTGATTTTCTGCTGAATATCATACAGCCCAGAAAATGCGGATTTTATAGCATCTGTCTTTTTCTTGGCTTCATCCATCGCGGTGCCGTAGCCCTTAATGGCATCAGTCAGTTGCTCAAAGGAAATGGTTTCGGAATCGACACTAGAGTTCAACCAGTCGAGAATCTTCTTCATCTCGCCAGCAGACTTGCCACCATCATTAGCCGCATTCGCTTCCTCAAGTTGCGCTCTGACAAAAGTGCGGAATTTTGCGGTGTTAAGCTCAAGTTTTCCATTTTGCTCAGTTAAGCAAGCAGTAAACTTATCATCAACACCGATTAACGACTTCATGGTGTCTGCACTAATATAGCCATACTGGTTATATTCTTTCATCGCTTTTGTTAACGTATCAAAAGCAGATGACAGGTCAGCAACAAATTTAGAAGTTGTACTAGATGATTTTCCAGCATTTTTAGAAGATGAGCCAAATCCATTCAACTGATTTGTTAATGCTCGCCCACCCTTTAAAGCGGCATTCATATTAGTGTACAGCAAAGAAAGCTGAGTATTTGTGCGAGTCGTGATTTCCTCTAGTTTTGCAGGATCTACGCCGCGTTCGCCGGCCTTCTCTACTTCATTTGCAAACTCCTGAGCCGCACTATATGTCGCAGTAGCCGCAGTAGCATTTTTCAAGGCAGGAAGAAGATTTTCCAGAGCAGTCTTTTCAGCCTCTGTTTTTTCTTTTAAATCATCAGTGCTTTCAGCCGTATCATCGGCAGTAAGGTTTGCGACCTCATGTTGTGCGTTAGACAGAATTGTTGCCGCAGCTTCTGCGTATTCAGCAGCAAGTAACTCGGCATAACTCTGTTTATTTATCTGGAGTTTATCATTAACAAGCTCAAGGCAATTCAAATACTCAGTGTTCATCGTCAGTAAAGACTGAAGAGAATCGAGACTCATGTAGCCATACTGATTGTACTCTTCCATTGCATTTGTAGAAGCTTTATACGCAGACTGGATTTCATCCATTTTGGAAGAAATATCTTCCATCTTCTGTGCGCCTGCGGCAAGCTCGTCAACCTGACCAGCAGAAGATTGCGCTACAATCCCAACCTGTACGAGAGCCTGAATAAACGCATTCACACCGTTTGTGTCAGCAGAGAAGTCCATGTCAGTCAGAGCTTTACGAAGATTTGCGAGAGCTTGCGCTTGCTCGTCTGATAATCCTTCGTTTGTGCCCCATAAGAGCTCGTTTAACTTACTTGCATCAAATCCATCAATCGTATTTTCCAGAGTTTGAATAGCAGAATTTACCTTGTCAAAAGTAAAACTGACGTCCATACTGTTGTTATTGTCATTCTGCCAAAAATCAACAGCTTGAAGCTTTCTACGAGCATTCGTGTTATTATTGATGGCATCAGTAGAATCATTATAAGAATCTACATCGTCACGCAAAGCGTTTTGCTCATCAAGTAAGAATTGGTAGAGGCTATGGTACGTCCCACCAGCTGCTCGCTCGGCTTCGGTAGTATTGTCAATAATATACTTTAAGGCTTTACCAACCTCGTTGTAATAGTCAACAATAGAATCCGCATCATTTAACTTGTCAGGCCCATAACCACCGAACTTGTTAAAGACATCAATGCCAGCATTTTTAATCTGGTCGCCCATATCCATTTCAGGAGCCGACCAAACAGTAAGGTAATGCGTCCGATTATTTTTCTTGGCTGTATCAACAAGCTTGTCGCCTTGAGCGTCTTTGTTTTGGGCCAACTCATAACGAGATGCCTCCAACTGCTCCGCTGTAATATCCTGAAGCAACCCAAGCTGTTCCTCATACTTGCCGTTTTGAAGGTCAAGTTTACCAAGTTTGTTTTCATCAAGCGTTCCTTGTTCTTTCGCAAGATCAAGAATCTCTGCCTGAATATCTTTTGCTTGGTCAAAGTCCTCGGTATCCCAACCAGACTTATCGCCAAGTTCTTCATATGCACTAACCAAATCCTTTAAAGAGGAAGTGGTGCTCTGCGCAGCATCGGCGGCTTCCTTGGATTTCGTTGCGACGTTTTGCACTCGTTGTGTTGCTTCCGTAATCTTCTTAGTACCCCAAGAGATGAGCAACCCAATACCAACACCCAACGCAGCATTGAGCAATAAAGCTCTTGCGCGAAGGGCAAGTAGTTTAAGGGAAAAACCTTCAGTTGCTTCACCAGCGGCCTCTGTGTTAGCTTTACTTTGCTTCAACGATGTGATAAAATCAGAAATAGAAGGCTTAGTTCCATCAAGAGAACGCTGATAGGAGAGAATTGCATTTCTGAGCTGAAGAATTTTCGCTTTTGTGTCGTTCCAAAACTCATTTTTTACACCATCTTCGTCAGCAGTAAACAAGAAAGATAATATCGAAATTTTAATCATTGAGGAGAGAAGAATGAATAAAATTCTATACTGCCCGTGGTGTGAAAAATATGTTAAGGGTGTTTGGTATTCATGCCCATTTTGTAGCGCACAAACTATCTATATAAAAGCATGGGATAAAAAATCTGACGAAGAAAAGAAAAAATGGTTAAAGAAATTTCCGAAAGTTGACCCACCAAGACCAATCAAAGACAAATCACTACTTCGTGAGGCGGAAAAATTCGACAAACAAGCTCGTGCTGAACTCGCTCAAGAAGAAGCTCGCAAACAATACATACCCAGATGTCCAACTTGCGGATGCCCTGACGTAGAACGTGTTGGCTTCGGAGAAAAAATTGTGGATACGGCTGTATGGGGCTTTCTGGCGAGAAAACCTAAATGCCAATTTAGATGTAAAAACTGCGGATATGAATGGTGATGAATTATGTCTCTTATTATTGCAATCCCTACTAAGCAGGGGATCTTCGTGTCAGGCGATTATAGACGAGAATCTAAATATACCGACAGAGACTCAAACGAAGTCATGTACACCACTCATTCTGATTTTGAGCAAAAGGTTTTCCGAACTAACAATGGTCATGCAATAGCTCTTGCTGGAAATGCAAAGTTAAACGATGGAACTTCGACTAATGATACTGTTTACAAGCTTGTTAAGAGTATCAATCGCCGCAAACTAACCATCAAACAAGAAATCGAGCTTGTAAAGAAAGACATCTCAGCTAAAACAGGAGATAATCCTGTTGCACTTCTTATCGCTGGCTACGAGAATGGAAAACAAGTCATCTTGAAAACAGATACAAGAGAGAATAGTATTCAGGACGTTTCAAACGAAGACATTGCTGTCATCGGTGTGATGGGTGTCGCAGAAAGACTCATTCGCATAGTACCGCCGAGAGATACACTTTGCGAAATCGATGTTGTTGAGTACATCAAGTTTCTGAATAGAACGGTCGCAAAAATGCTGGAATTCTCGGACTATAACCCAATGGTAAGTGAAGACTGTGACGTTCTAGTTATCACAGAGGATAACGCCCGATGGAAAACCTCACTCAGAAGACTCGACTCTCTTAGGTAGTGGACCGTAATCAGCGTAAATTACGATTGTCCCATCTTTTTTTAGGCATGATATCCCAAAATGCGGAACGACTTCTTCGATATCTGGAAGTTGAGCCGCAAATGCTTCAATTTCTTCAAGAGTTGAAAGAGGTTTTCGCTCAAAAGTAGTAGTATCATTCATATGAAAAAACCTCCCAAGAGAGCAAGCTGAAATTGAGGCAGCAAAACCTAAGTATGTTCCCAAATGCCCTATCTGCGGTTCACCAGATATAGAAAAGATCGGAACTGCTTCTAAAGTCTTAGATGTAGCATTCTGGGGCTTCGCCAGTGGAAAAGTAAAAAAGACTTTCCACTGCAATAATTGTGGATATGAGTGGTGAGTTGCAGTTAACTAAAATGACATAAATAAAGCCCTGTCGGACGGCATCCGTCCAACAGGGTAGTTGCATGTTATTTAACTTAGTGTTTTGGCATCTCAATCAATCCGCCAATATTGAACTTTTGATACGGGGAATTATTATCCATATACATGAGTTCAAATCGCTCAACTTCACTCATCTTGATACAAAGGACAGTTCCATCTACACGATGCTCTTTAAGTGCAGTTGGGATATCGTCGGCACTATTTGCCGTACAATGGTGAATCACCACAATGTAATCATCATCAGCACTTGAAAGCTTTCCGTAGATTACCTTCCCATCTTTTGTGAAAACTAGAATCTTTGTGCCACGTTTTGTATCAAAGAATTTAGTCCAAATATTGTCGGCAGTTTCAACACTTAGAAAATGGGCAAAGAATTTTCTTGCCGGAAAACTATTCTTTATTAAATAAAATAAGATACCGCAAATAACACCAAGGGCAACATAAAGTAGGGCTGACGGAACTACTGTAATCAAACATTGTGGCGCGTAACCATCCACAAAATTCTTGAAAAGATATCCAAGCGAAATACTAATAATAACGTATGCCGCATACTCAATCTTTTTCATCGAAAGACGAGTATAAACCCAGACACAAATTGCTCCTGGAACAAAATAAGAAAATAGTGAGTTAAAGTCACTTATCAGTTCCGTTATTTTCACTTTGACCTCCTTCTTTTGGTTTTACAGTTCGGAGACTTTGAAAAAATTTTACATCCGAATCAATATCAAAATCCTTACCTTTGCCATCAACATACGAGAATTGCATATCACGACTCGAAATTTCATAATCCGGCACATGCTTCTTATTGTTTTCCATGATTCAACACTCCTTTTGTAAGAGTGTATCATAGGCTGTCGTAAAAAGCAACATAAATTAAAACGCCCGGCATCCCAGTAGTAAGGAAGTCGGGCTTTTTATTATGATGATACCTTACTTCAGCTTTTCCAAAATCTCGTCCGTGCTCATACCTTCAGCGAGCAGTTTCTTGAGAACGTCTTCCGCCTCAGCTTTCTTGGCAGCTTCTGCGACCTTTGCGTCGGCATCAGCCTTTTTCTTTTCGAGCTTGGTGATCTCTTTGTTGAGTTTTTTCAATTCTGCTTCTTTTGCTTTACGCTGGGCGTTCAGTGTAGCAATATCATCACCAATAGTTGCAATCTCCTGAGCAATAGATTCTGCGGCAGTATTCTTTTCAGCAATCTGTGCCGCATAATCGATACCGTCAAGAACCTTTACTTTGTTCTTACTTCCTTTAGGTCTAGCCATAATAAAACACCTCCGTATATTTTGGATACGCGATTGTACTTTTATTATAGCCAGAATATCGTATATAGTCAACGAATATTTTGTTTTCTCCTATTTATATCGCGCCAGAGAATAGCGCGTCTCCTCGTTTCCACCTACTTCTTTAAGTCGTCTGATTACGTCTGAGATGGACTTCTGAACTTTCGTCCAGAACTGACTATCCTTCCAGTGGTTGCTCACTGACCCTTTTTAGTCGATGAACCTTCCACCCTCCTACATTATATAATAGGGGAGTGGATCGGCTGCTGACCGCCCATTGTAAACGCTACTTAGCGCTCAATTATTACCATATTTTGACAATACGGTAAAAACGAGCTTTTATCTCAGCATATAGCATCCATATCCTTATTTCTATCTTTCGATTCCTACATTATATAAATATAGGTGATATGGCTCTTAGGGTTTCCCAGCACTCTAGGGGCTGTTTTATTTTTACATGGTGCCGCATCCTATATTTTTTATACGCAACAAATATAAGAGGGCATATTAACTTTACCCGCACCATTTTTGAGCTTTCCGCTCATCTGCATTACGGACAACACGCCAGAAATGGCAGCTGTCAAAGTGGGTAATGCACCAGCAAATTTTACAGCGTTATCTGCACCGTCAACAAAAACTGTTGCAAGATCTACGAAAAACTTCGGAATATCAGACTTCATCAAATCCGTACTAAACTTCTGGAATGCAGAATCAAGCTGATTAAGCTTCGCCTGTAAAGAATCCATGTACGTCTGGTTCTCACGCATTGCGCTACCGCTAGAATTAAGTGCCTGCTTCATAGCGTCTTCAGCAACACTAAAATTATTCAGCAGGGCAGATGTACTCTGACCTCCACGCTTACCGGCGATCAATTCGGTAATATTTGCCTGAGTGGTATCAGAAAGGTCTTTCCAAACCTCAGAAAGCTCCTTCATAATCTGATAGGTTGATTTGAAGGTATTATCATCCTTCATGATATCAACCCCAGCAAGTTGCTTCAACTCAGAGCGAAGCTCAGATACGGAACTCGCCATTCCATCCGTAGCAATACCGGCATTTTCTGCATCAGTCTTTGAAGCACGAAGGTACATACTCAAAGTTTTTAGGTAAGTGCCACTCGCTTCACTGTCCTGAAGTACGCCATTTACAGCGGCTGCAAGGCTAAGAGTCTCTTGATATGTATTTCCGGCGGCAGACATCGCAGCAGAACTTTTCTGCATGATAATTCCGAGATCATTCATACTGACAGGCTCTGTATTCGCGATTTGGTTCATGCAGTCCAAAAGATGTTCTGCGTCGTCTGCAACCAGACCAAAGCCTTGCATTGTAGAAATCAGGTAAGAGGAGGCAGTTGTTGCGTTATCAATCTGATCTCCAACGTTAGCCATAAGCGCAGACACACGAGCAAGCTCTTCAGAGTCTTTGTCCGTATATCCGAGTCGTTTCCAGTCAGCAGTACTACTTACAAGGTCAGAAATATTCGCACCAAGCTCACGAGCATTTGTTGCAGTTCTGTCGAGATATTCATTCATCTCGTCGCCAGTCATTTTACTGACCTTTTTGAGTTCAGTTACAGCCGTATCAAGCTCAAGAACGTTATCATAAACCTCTCGCAGACCCTGCTTAACCATAGCAACGCCAGCCATAGCAATTGCAGTCTGAAAATGCTCCTTAAACAAGCGAGAAAGCTTTTGGCTTAAAGTTTCTGTAGTGGCCCCACATCTGCTGGCCTCAACCTCAAGGCTTGATAGTCTTGCACTAAGATCAGTAACATCGCCTTCACAGCCAGCAGCAGAAGCTTTTATTCCGTTTAAACTATCAATTAGCCAAGAATATTTACTTTTATTTGCAATAGAGTCTTCTAACTTCGTTGCACGTTCATAAACACTCTTAAACTTCGTCATATCAACATTGGCTTGATTTAAATCTCTAAAATCAAATCCAAGTTCTTTTAAATGTTGACTTGTAGAATCAATAGTTGTATCAAGAGTCTTGCATTTTTTATCAAAGTCTTGAATCGCTTTTCCTGGTGTAGTGTTCTCAATAGAAGCAAGCTGATCTCGCAACTCTTTTAATTTTCCAGAAGTTTTTCCAGTTCCATCTTCTCCATATAAATATTTTTTGATATTATCATTTTTATAGTTGGAGTTATTCTTGGAATAGTTTTCAAGAGACTGAATCTTTTTTTGATATTTTTCATACTCGGATTCTTGAGATGTGAGAGTCTTTTTTAAATCATCTGCAATTTCTTGATTTTGTTTTTTTAGTTCTTTTGCAGCCGAATCAGCACCTTTTGCAGTATTCCTGTCAGCATTAAACTTTCCGTTTTTTTCGATATCCTCAAGCTTTAACTTCTGAGATTCCGTAATTACATCTTTTGTTTTTGTCTTGAGTTTATCCATCTCATCGTTGATTGCGCTCAGTCTAGTCTGTACCGCTTTCAACTCAGATGATTTGTTTCCATTAGCAATTAACGATGCTTCATCCGCTTTTAACTTTGCTTGACGATTTGCAAGGCTGAAAAGGCGAGAAATATCACTTTTTGAAGTATCTTGTGTTTTTGTAGAACCAGACTTTCCGGTATCAACCTTAACTGTCTGCTTTGCCGCAGATTGCATAGCTTTTTTAAGCTGTGCAGTTACTTTACTCTGGTCGATCTTAACATCAAGTGTAACCTTTGGAGTTCTTAATTTTCCGCTCTTGACCACCTTGTCAAGTGCATCATTTATATTACGGATAGTGTCGTTTTGATTTACTCCAAAAGCAATTTTTACTGGTTTTTCTTTATAATGCTCCTTGACAGAATTAAATTGCTGGTCTAATTCTTTTTTATTTGTGTCAATAACAACCTTGACCTTAATGGCCGTTACGGCAGAAGACTCTGCGCCAGTATTTTCTTTTTCATCCATACTGTTGGTCACCTCTCTTTTCCATTTTCAACAATTCCTTTCAAAATAAAAAAGAGAAGCGGCCAGCTTCTTCAAGCCAGCCTCCTCTCATTCAAATTTTCCAAATAAATTGTGGGATTACAATTCATGTAATGCGGTTTTTACGAGCATAGCCGCTTCAACTTGTACTTTTGAAATAAATGGACGCGCAGGACGCTTTGGTTTATTTTCCTTCGGTCGCCCCATTCGATTCCATTCTGCAATATCCATCCACAAGCCATGCTCAATCCAATTAGCAAACATTGTTTCTTCTAATGCTGCATTATCTCCTTCTCGGAATGGTGTTTTGCACCACGATGCCTGCGGTCTTGCAATATCCTTCACTGTCATGGTCACCACATTATTGTCGGTAGTAACGCTACTTACGATATTTTTTTTGCTTTCGATTCCGTCAGACCGCCCACTCTTCGAGTGTACGTTTTCTACAATGCTCGCCTGCAGTCTCGTTTCAATTTCCGGCGCAACACCTTCAAGGATGTCTTGAACGCTGTTAACCACACCGGCCAGTAAATCATCAAAGTTCGTATACGAAGAAGCAAGACTTCCCATTCACTCCACCTCAAATCTCAAACCGATCCTTTGCAGACTGAATCTTTGTCGTATCCTTTTTAATGTAATACTTGTTGGTCACATCCGTGCCAGCATGGTTGAGCAGGGAAGAGACGTCTTCCAGACTCATACCCGCATTCTTCAGCAGGGTAGCACCACTGTGCCGGAAATCGTGCGGATGCAGTGTAGGCTCGTCAATCATCTCACCAATCTTCTTACACCAATCACCGGCAGTGCTTGAAGTAATCGGCATCCATGCGCCATTGATTTTCGTACCAACAAACACATAGCCGCCATCCTCAATATCATGCTCAGTGCGGTATTCCTTCAGCTCTTTCAAAAGCTCAGAAACTTCCTTGCTGAACATCAAATCAACAATTTTTCCTTCCTTTTCCAGAACGTCATGCACCATACGGTTCTCATAGTCGATAGACTTCCAGAGTGTATTCCGCACAGCGTTGACACGAGCCATCGTGGATAGCGAGAACAGTGCATACAGACGCAGCGTCATCGCATTATCCTTCATGTGAACGGTGGTCGCAGATTCAACCAGAGCGTTCAGCTTCTCTCGCATCAACTTAACCTCATCAGGCGTAAGGTATGTCTGCTTCACAACAGCCACATCCTTTGTCGGTCGGTCAATGAACTCCATCGGATTCTCTTTGATGATTTTCTTCTTGCGAAGATACCGGTACAGTGCAGAAATCGTACTCATGCGTCGCTTCATACGAGCAGAGTTATTTCCATGCTTCTTACAGTAGAACAGAAATTCTTCAATATCCTCTTCCTCAAGTTCCGTCACAGGGGCGTTGCCCTGATTGTCCAGAACATAAATCATCCACTGCTTGAAATCTGATTCATAATTGTAAACAGTAGACGGGCTGAGATCACGGATGCCCATATCAGTCTCATATCTATCCCAGTATTTCAAAGACACTGGGTTAACATTCTTGAACTTCTCAGCATCCCATAACTTCAGCGGTTTACTTCTTGTAGCCATATTAAAATTCCCTCCAACCCACCTCTAAAAGTGTTTATTCCTTTTTATCTTTTGCCAGCACAGCAGAGATCTCCTGCTTATTGTCCAGCAGGGCAGAAGTCACTTCAGAAAACTTCTCGACGTCAAAGTCATTCAAGTTGCCCTTCACATCATTCAAATAGTTCTCCATAAAGTCAACGAAATCAGAAATAGGGTCAGGCTTCTTAATAATCTCGTTGAGCTTGCCACAGAGACCAAGAACAAGCCATTCCTTATGAGAACGGTCAATCTGTTCGTGGACAGCCTTCTCCAGAGAATCGTACTGGTCCCAGAATGCAGAAGTATCACAACCAGCCTTGTTAATCTTGAAGTTAAAAGACTCGTAAGCAATACGCGGCCACTCACTCTGCGGCTCACCACGATAATCATAATCCGCAAAATACTTTAGAACGGTTAACCGGAACACTACATCGAGCAGTGCGGGCTGATAATCACCGTCAATAGTACATGCCTTAACTACTTCATCAAGAAACTCATTTCGCTCCTGAAAATTTAAAACCTTCATTTTATCTCCCTTTCGTCTGTGCTTGCTTTAATTTCTTTCGCTCTTTTCGAGCTTTTTTTAGGTCGTCATAATCGACCCAGCCTCCATCAATTTTGGAGTATGTAATCCAGCGGTAATCTACATCAGGATACTTGAACCAGAACATCTTGCGCTTCATCAGCGCAACACTATCAGCAAATCCCTTCGTATCAATCACTTGTTTGCTGCCATCTCGATATGTAATTTCATAGTCCGCCACATAATCAATCTTCCGCACCGCTACGTTCTTTCCGTCCTTATCGACCCGGCGGAACGCTTCCTGCAGAAGAAAGGGGACTTGCTTACGACACTCTACAATTTCGCCGCTTGCCAGTCTTGGCAATACAATATCTCGATAAAACAACATTTCTGCCTTACTATCATAAACTACTCCGTCATATGTTCTATCTGCTGGATTCTTACTGACGTTAAACTTTGTTCTGTTCTTTTTCTCCATAAAATCACCACGAAAAACGAAGGGGCGGTTATGCCCGCCCCTTACGATTTGATGTTTTCTTAACTACCGGCTTCACGGGCGTCTCATCCTTTACATCACTAGATGATTCATTTTCAGCCTTTGCAGGCTCATCCATAATCTCATGGAAAACATCACGAACAGCAGGGATAAAAGTTTCTACCTCGGCTTCCGTAACATTCTTATACTTGCGCATCAAAAGAGTAGTCAGGTCTGCCTTTGCAGTCTCTTTTGAAATAATTCCCTGACGATACTGATTTACGGCAGTCCACACAAGAAAGTGCGGCTCAGTGTCGCAAATCATTCGCCAAGGATTAAGACGCGCATCCTGCTCGCAATGCGGGCAAACCGGATATTCTTTTCCGCAAGTACGGCACCAATTCAGATTTGCCATTAGGCAGCTGCAGTCTCGATGCGGAACAGACGCTTATCGTCAGAGCAGTACTCCTGAGTTGCGCTGATCTTAACAGGGTGAGTCAGCTCATTATTCAGAGTCATATCGATTGCGTTGTCCATCTTAGCGTTCGGGAAGATGATACGCATCAGTTTCTTGTTTGCCTTATCGCAGGGATTGTAGCAGAATGCCTCAATCACGAACTCGCCCTCGGCAGAGAACTTGTCAGCGCTATCATTGATAGCAACGCCCTCCTCGCTCTCATACTGATACTTCACAACAAAGCGGTCGCCAGCCTTCAGGTTTGCACCAGTGGGCAGAGTAACCTCAGTGCCAGTGACAGAGAACTGAGACTCTGCAGTCTCGCCCAGCTCAAAGGTCTTCAGTGCATTACCCTGACCATCAATCAGATCGATGTACTTAAAGGGTGCATTTGCAACAGCAGTCTTGGGAGTGTGAGTCAGAGTCAGCTTCTTGCCATCAGCAGAAGTCAGGTACTCAACAGTGGTAAAGACCTGCTTTGCCTCAGAGGAAGCAACCTCCTTCTTGGAGCCCATCTGCTCTGCCAGAGCACCCAGATGCATCAGAGCATTAGACCAATCTGCCTCGGCGGTCTTGCTCTTGTCGAATGCCATAATGTTAACGCCCTGTGCATCCTGAGCATAAACAGTCTCGCCGCCCAGAGTCAGCTTGAAGTCCTTAACCTGGTTCATGGTCCACAGACGCTTACCATTCAGGTCATACTCGTGAATGCGATGAACGCGGTCGATAACGACCTCATTAAAATTAAAATCACTCATAATTTTCTTCCTTTCAATTTATTTGGATAAAATAAAAGAGCAAGGCCAATCAATCAACATTGCTCGTCCAATCCAGTTGTGCTTTTGGAATCTTGCCAAATTCCACTGTGCCAGCGTAAACGCCATGCATCGTATTATCGTAACTCTTTATTTGCTGAATCTTCCTTACATGATTCATAAACACACTCATAGGGTAATCCATTGCCTTGAAGTAATCTGCTTTAAAGCCGGATGAACACGCCATAGAGAGAACAAGCTCTGCAAGATGTGGTTCATAATGCTTTGTTTTCTGATACTCCAAGTTATCTTTGGCTTCCTCTATCATTGCAATTCTTGTCGGTTCATCAGCAGCAAATTCAGAATGCTTTTCAATTCCATTCGCAGCACATAAGTACTGAGAAATTGTTTCATACACTACATGGTCAATACGAGTATCAGTAAGTCTGTTGTGCAAAACAATCTCACCACTTATGTTATCTTTTGCCATCATAAACCCAGAAGTATCCATATCGCCAAGCAAAATAGACATATCCTGATTTTTATTGCCTATAAAAAGTTGTCGGAACATTTCAAAATCCGAAACCTTCTGCCAATCAACCCCAACAGAGTCGAGCTGTGCTTTATAATCGCTTGATGTAGAACAGAATAAGTAAACCAACTGAAAATACTTTTGCTCACCATAATCGATAATATCACCGACAGACGGCATGTGAATCGTAATTTTGTCATTGATTTTGAAATCTCTTCCACGCATCAAACTTGGCTCATACAGTTCTCGAAGTTCCATCAACCACACCCCACAAGGTCATCCAGATCCTGCGTCTTGAACGTCATAATTCTCACACGATGGTGTAAATCCATGTTGTCCTCGATATTGGATGTGATTTTAAGTTGCTTGATTCCAAAAATTGTACTGCCGTGTAGTTCTTTTTCCACAAGACCACTCAGATAGTCAACTCGTGTTGCACCGCCATGACCCTTCATCTTCATCAACGCTTGGTTCACAATAACCCACACAGTAAGCGTGAAGTTTTCATACCAGTCGTTGACGTTACTGCGGTCGGTCATATTTACCTTAAAACAAATATAGCTATGTGCCGCCTCAATCGTGTCTGGAATATGGAAGTAAGGGAAGATGTATGTATAAATCGCCTCGTCAGGCTCTTCAATATCGTCATTACCCATTGCTTCAACAAGTCCGTCTGTATTGACCAGCTTTAAAGCCAATTTATTTTTGTAGTCAGTAATCAATTCACTCGTTGTCACAGCAAACTCACCACCTTACATTCGATGGATGCATTTGCCGTACCATCTGCATTTGTCAGAGAAATCCTAACAGTTGCGCCGTCCATGATACTATTATTCAAAATACGAATTTTGAAAACATTATCTGTAGCAACCTGTGTTTCAACAAAGCTCTTGAACTCATCAAGGCAAATAAAACTCCACTTTGCAACTTCCGCAACCTCTTCACCCGTAATACTTGTGAACACAGGAGTGAATTTCTTCCAAGAGCCACCAACACGAACTTCCGGCTTGCCTGCGTACTTAATAGTAGCTGTTACCTGAGAATCCGCATCCGGCTCATCACTCTTATTCGGCTCAAAATAATCACAAATCATCTTCTCGGCATTATCCGTCTTACTGTTGTACTGATCCTGCCGGATATTCAACACAAGGAACCCCTGTGTCTTGCCATGCAGTTCATAACGCTCTGTACTCTGGTCAACAGAAGTCGTAACATACGTTTTCGGCTCGCCATTGATGATTTCCAGCATAAAGCGCTTATCAAGGTCGATCAGTGCTGTTTCGTCATCAAAAGGCATCTGCACTTTATACTCACGTTGACTCAATGAAGTCATAACAATCTCCTTATTATTTGCGTAATAAGGCTTGCTCAGCGTTGCCCAACGAGAGACTATCTCACCAGTAATCGGATTTTGCCATTGGATCTGACGGTTACAAAGCTCCATTTTTCCACGAAGAAAAATTTCATCATTTGGTTCAATCTCAGTCACTAGCCATTTACAGTTGTAGCAATCAACAATATCGCCAAGGTTCAAAGAATCACCGGGATAAGCCCATATCTTCTTCTCCTTGGCTACGCTATTACTACGGCTGACAACCAGCTTCTGAGGCAAACCATTTACTAGAGTATTATCCTCGTAGTCAACACTATCCTTGAAGTGTGCAGCAAAGTCACGCTTTGCAAAAGCAATTTTGACATCCTTTTTGTTAGACATCTTTGCAGCACCGCCAACGGCTCGTGCCCTCGTATAAAAGTCCATCGATGTACCTCCTTACTCAGAGTAGGAAGCGTATGTATCATAATCGATGGTCTTACGCTTACGGGTCGAGCGGTCTTTTGCCATATAGTTATCCAACATTGTCATATTCTCCTCATGGATGTCTTTCACAAGGGCACGAATACTCGCACGCTCATTAGCAGGGGAGAATACCTGTAAACTTGTAGGAAGGTCTTGTGCGCTAAATGCCTTTAGCTTTCCAAATTCTCGTTTGAAATGTTGCTCCAACATCAGGTGCGCAAGCATATCAATTTCGTCGTATGTAAGGTCTGAATTGAATTCCTCTAACTCAGAATCATAATCATCAAAGCTAAAATTCTCTTCAGGTTCAATATTTCTGAAAATAACAGAAAGTGACTCCATTAAATAACTCTTTGCACGGTCATGCACAAGGTTTCTTACTTCATTCTCGCTCAGGTCAAAATACTGAAAGAAATTACTATCAGTTTCAACCAGCTCATAGAACTTGTCGTATATTTCCGAAAATGCGGTCACACTATCCCTCCAATCTTACTCGGCGGGAACGACCTCCGCCTTTTCTGCCTCTACCTTCTTACGGCCACGCTTAACAGTAGTCTTTTCTGCAGAGCTATCCTGTGCAACAGGCTGCGCACCTGCCATCATAATAGATTGCATCTGTGCCATCATAGCCTGCATCTGCTTCTGCATTTCAGCCATCTGATTCTTTGCAGTCTCAAGTTCTGCCTGAACATCAGCAGGGGCAGACTTGGCTGCAGGTACAACAGACAACTCGCTGTTACGCTTGCCAGCACGAAGCTCCTTGTAACGCTCGTCAATCAGGCGCTTGACCTTAGTAGACAGATCTTCACCGGCATTGGTCATACGATAAAAGCGACCACGAATACGCTCAAACTGAGCGCCATCCTTAATGTCAATCATACGCTGAAGATTCTCGACAGTTGGATTCAGAATCGTATCATCAATATCTTCAATGAATAGAACATCGTCACCCTTAATGCCAATAGCCTTAAAGATTTCATTCTGCTCTTCAGGGCGAAAACGCAGAACACCATTCTTGAACGCAGAACAAGTGCTGTTCATATACATAATCTCCTCCGGCGGAATAGGAATCACACAAGGATCTTCCACACTACCGGGCTCGAAAGTATAGCCCTTACCGTTCAGTGACGAAATGGTAACCACGTTATCGTCGCAGTTCAGAACGTCAATAAACTTCTTTTCCATCACGGAACTCATAATTTGTCTCCTTTTCTATAAAAGCGGAGACTGAAAAGTCTCCGCCCAGATTTTCCTTTGGTAAAAAATTACTGCAGAACAATCTTAGCAACACGCTCGATATGATCAATGCTGTAACCGAAGGTGAAGTCCTTGACCATCAGATGGATCTTCTCGTTGTTGTTGTCGTGATCCTCGTAAGTATGAGTCTCACCCTTCATGTCAAGGCGACCGATCTTGCCAGCGATACCATAGATCCGCTTATCCGGGATCAGCAGGGAACCATCACCCAGCTTCTTAGCAGAGCTAATACCAGTGATAGCAACACCATCGTAAGTCTTGACCAGACCATAACGGTTGAACTCATCCTTGGCTGCATCAGACAGATACTCAGCGTAACCGGTCATACGACGCATCTTAGCACAATACTTCATCAGGCTGACAGTGAAGGGATTACCACCATCGGCGTACTCATTCAGATACAGAGCCAGAGCGTCCATGTCCTGCATAGTGGGCTCCTTACCCTGTGCATCGATCTTCTGCTCGCCACCAGTGATAGCGTCATCAACCATGCTAAAGATGTCATAGAACATCTGGTTCTTCAGAGCCTCAGTCATAAAGGTGGTCAGAGTTGCCACACTCTTCCAAGCATTACGTCTTACTTCCACAAAGCTAAGATCAGCCTCGATCTGCTTATTACGCCAGACGGGCTTAATAGTCTCGTAGTGCAGGTAAGACTTCGGCACGTTGCCGCCCTTAGCTGCATCATAAGCCTTCAGGGTGTTCTTAACAGTACGACCTGCTTCGTAATCATCAAACTCACCAACATTACCACGCTCAAACATGGAGTCCAGCAACTCATCAGGTGCACCATACAGCTCATCAGTCACGGTGCGGTTAACAAACTGAGCAATCTCCTTGTTGGGGTCGCCCTTATCAATCAGCTCCTCAACATGAGCGCCAACAACCTCAGCAATTTCCTTGTCCTCGGCATCCATAGCGCGATTGTACTGAGTCTTCTCAGCAACTTCATAAACACGACCAGGCTGCTTCATCAGCTCGGCCACTTCAATATTCAGTGCCATAATTCATTTCCTTTCTCTTCGCGCAAAATAAAAGAGCTACCGCCAAAAGACGATAGCCTTAAATTTCACGTATCATATTCAAGATTTTTCTCTCAATCAAGCAACAGTCTTTGCCTCGGGCAGCACACTGATCATAATCAGCTTGTGGCCGTTGTCATCCATCACACCAGCAAACTCAAAACGAGAAGTACCAGTAGTAGCAACCTGCCACTTACCGTCAGTGTTGACCTCCAGCAGCTTGCCGATATTGGTATCCTGTGCATCGCCATCCTTGTACTGGTCGGTGCCGTACAGCTCGCCAGCATACAGAGGAACGCGCTTCACCAGCACACCTGCCTTAATCTCGGTGGCCATCTTGTCATAGTCATCAAAATTAGTCTGGCTTGCATAGATGCCCTCCGGGATAAACTCATGGGCAACCATCTCGATGCCCTCGGCGGTAGCTGCGTCAGGGAACTTAACCTGACCAGCCTTGTGGTCAACCTGAACACCCATACCGGTGACCATATCGACCTTTGCGGCATAGTTAGCGGGAATATTCTTCGCGCCGTTCACCATCAGTTCACGAATCATAATATTTTTCCTTTCTCTCAAATGTTATTACTTACCCAAATATTCCCGCCATGCGTCACGCTTGTTAGCGTTAGTGGTGTTATACTTGGTTTCATTCAAATTCAGCTTGATACTCTCAGGCTTATGTACATCAGAGGTCTCAATCTTCTTTTCAGTAGGGGCCTTCTTTGCGGCTTCAACGCAACGCTCAGCAATCACACTCTTAATGCCTGTCTCGTCCAAATTCTCAATCAGACTTGCGTAATTGCCACCCTCGGAAACCTCAGCCTCGGTAATCATCTTGCTGGAGAGTGCGTACTGACGCAGATCATCCTTCTTCTGTGCAAGCTCTGCAGCCGCTTTTTCTGCCTCTGCCTTCTCTGCCTGATCCTTATATGGAGCCAGAGAAGCAACCTCTTCCTTTGCACTCTGCAACTCAGTGTTCAGGCTTGCAATAGCGTTATTCAGCTCCGCAATCTTGGTGTTAACATCAGAAATAGAAACAGTCAGAGTGATACGCTGCGGTTCGCCAAGAGAAACCTCGTTGCCCTCAACGGTGTAAGAGAACATGATGTAATCCAAATCGTTCATACAACGACCGAATTTCTTACACCAGATAGTGTGATCTTCGGGGAACACTTCGGCTAGATACATATCTGAATTAAACTTCACAACAGCCTCATTCAGCTTCTCGTACAGGTCATGACCGGTCAAACTGGAAGTCTCAGTGGTAGACTCCGGCTCTGGCTCACCAGTAGGCTCAGTACCGGTTTCAGGCTCAGTCGGGGGAGGAGTTTCACCGCCTTCCTCGGAAGTCTGAACATCAGGCTCTGCCGGAGTGGTTGGCTCTGTGGTAGACTCAGTAGCGGTCTGTTCTGCCTGCTCAGTCTCGGTTGGATTCTCAACCTGTGCGGTCTGAGTCTCCTTGTCCTTATTCAGTTCCAAATTTTTTGCCTCCTTTTTATTAGATTCTATATTTGAAATCTCTTTTGTATCCTCGATATAGGCATTTGCCAATTCAAGACCAAAATCGGTTTCAGCGACTTCAAGCAGTTTAGAGCACTTATATGCTGGTTCAACATTTGCACCAAGCAAGCAATGTGCAGTAAACACACCATCGTCAATAATTTTTGCCATGCGGCCACCCACGATTCCCTTATGAGCTTTCAGCACATCAATTTCCCAACTGGTGTTTAATGTGCCGCTCTCAATACGGCGCAGAATCGTCGCACAAGCCTTTGGATATCGTTTCCAGATCTTACAAGAGGCAACAATAAAGTCGGTATCGTCAATTTTCTCGATACCGACTGATTGAAAACTACCGAATGCATCAGTGTCAAATTCGGCAGTCTTATATTCATTACCATCGTTGTCTTTTCTGGTGACGACTTTCATATTGTGACCGGAAAAATCCAGTTCACCCTTTGGAGCTACGACCAACTTACCAACAAGCGGGTTGCCAACCAGTGTACTCATCCAACTTTCAATGGTGTCACGGTTCAAAGCAACCTGATTCCCATTTACTGAGAAGTCACAGATGACAAACTTGGCAAGATAGTGGTCTGGATGCTCCGTAATCTCAGAGCAACAGATATTTCTACTATAGAAATACTCCTTACTCATTGTTCATCACCTCACTTACTATCTTCATTTCTCTGCTGGTCATAAATTTGTTTTTCAGTTTCCTCGCCCTTTGGACGGCCTGTCTTTTTATCACTGTCACTACCACCGCCGGAACTACCGGTCGATGTATAAGAGGTCTGGCGAGCCACAAACACATCGTCATAACCTTCTTCGGTTTCAGCCTGACGCTTGCGTAGTTCGTCATCAGCATGAAGTCCCATGTACTCGTAAGCAGTCTTGTAAGAACAGTTCAAAGTGGTGAACAGGAACTGAGCAATCGCCTTCTTCATCTCCATACCCATCATTTCAGTAGTAGAGACCTTCACATCAGGGCAGTACATTGGGTCTACACCTGCGTCTTCAAGGCGAATACGATACCAGCGTTTTAATACATCTTCAATCTGCTCTGCAATCTTACCAATATTTTTCATCAACTGGTCAAGAGACACTTTTGCAGTTGAAACAGTCTGCTGACCATCAGTATTCAAGAAACTAATACCCAAAGCAGCCATCTCTCTGTTGCGATACTGCTTGACAGTCTCGATATTTGTCATCTCGACCTTCGGCTCAACATACTTAATATCCTTGACATAGGGAGCGGTCGTTACAAGTACGGTATTTTGCTTCCATGCACGCAACAGGTTGTCATGTGCTGTCACCTGTTCAGAGAAACCCTTCTTGTCGTTGTTTGGTCCCATCAACGCAGGATCAAGTTGCTGCCAGATTATTTTCTTAGCCTTTGCCTTAGCGTTCACACGGTCTGAAGTATCAAAGGTCTCAAGCATCAATGCCGGACGTAAGGCGCGGAACAGGGGAGAAACACCATATTTTTGCCCCATATTGCCAATACGAATTACGCCACAATGGTCAACATCCAATTTTGCATATGTATCACCATTCTTAAACGCCTGATACACCTCGTCTGGATAGTTGTTCTGAATCTCGGTCTCCTGATTTTCAAAGAATAGTGCTTTATTCTTCTTATCCTTCAGCATAGATTTGCTCAAAGCGGATTTCAGCTTAGACATGTTGATAAGTACAACGGGCTGTCCATTTGATAGGTAATCACTTATCTCAGCAATACCAAGAGGGTAGTAGTCTACAATGTAGTTCTCATCCTTCTGACGCAGATATGTAATGTAAGTACCCTCTGCATAAGTCATCGGAATGGCGGCACGAAGCAGACTTCGCACATTGATTTGTGTATTGAAGTCATCAATCACTTCACGGGCATAATTTACCTGTTTTGTCTTATTACGCTGCTCAGGGAACTGCGCGAAACTGCATTTGAACTCCGTATTAACATTCGCCTCAATCGCATCATAAGTAATGCCAATCAGGTCATCTTTATTGATGTAATTACGAATGATTCCATTTACCGTCTGCACATTCGTCAGGCTTGACTGTAACCCTCGTGCAAGTTCATCAATTCGGTCAACTGTCAGTGTCTCAGAGGAGGCTGAAATTTTCAGGTATGTACTATACTGTTTGTTTTCAGGGTCATAAGACGCAACTGCATTTCGGATGACGTTGTTCATTCTCTCTTCCGAAAGCTCATTCAAAGAGGTAATAACAACAGTACCATCATCTGTTTGTGAAGCAGTCACAACATCAAAATCTTCCTTTTTCTTTCTTGCCACATTTTCACCTCCTCTGCTTAGAAGTCAATGTTAGAAATACAAATCGGCGGAGTAGTCATTGTCTCCACCGCAGACTGGCGCACTTTATCCTTACGACGTAACTCGTATAGACGATGAGCAAGCAAAATCGCAACATAGAACCTATCATCGTGAATTTTGTTGGCAACATCGGGCGCTAAAGCATACGTTACGGTCGTATTTTCAGAGTTTGTCGTTTTCTGAATACTCGTAATCTCGTTCTTCATCAAGTCGATATTAACCCACGCAGTCTGTTCCTCTAAGGAGAGTTCATGCGTCTTCAAAATTTCTTGACCGGTTGATTTATCCACACCGTCTACTACCTGAACGTAATCTCCGCCGTTATATTCAAGAGGGAAGTGAATGACACCAAGGTTCATCAGCTCAATAAATTCCTCAACCATTGCAGTACGGAATTTACGAGGACTAATTAGACGTAGCTTATCAACAGCATCTGGGTAACGGGCATCATATCCTTCATATAACTCATGATTTGCGTCGATAAAACCACGATGTTCTGCGCCTGTTTTATCAGTCCAATTGTTAAGCAAACCGTCCGCATATGTGGAAGTACCACCGCCGCCTGCGCCTTGATCAATCATCAATCTATCAATGTACTCGTAATCAGGATTTTGACCATTATAATGTAGAATCAACTCATGCAACTGCTCAAGCTGACGATTAGAGTCAAGCTTGAATTTTTTCTCATTCGCAAGGTCAACCATGTTCACGCAATTTATAATGTCGCCACACATGCCATTTTCTGGATCGTTATAAATACGCATAACGCCAACAATAGAATTATCCATTGTGCGGGCAGGATCAAACGCAAGAATATACTGATAGTTCTTATCCCAATAAAGCTGTGGTATATACTTTCGCTCATTGCGACGAACTGTACCCCATTTGATGATCTGATTTACGCCACCATCACGGCTTGGGCGATTATAATATTCACGCAACGCCTTCATTTTATTTGACTTTAGAGCTGCTTCAACTTTATCTCTCGTCAGCAGAGCCTTGTATGGCTTTCCGTTCATATAAACCTGAATTGCAACATCACAAATCATGTCACAAACAAAATAATCACGGTCACCGGCAATCATACGCTTTGCAAAGTTTTTGTAATAACGATAGAATAGTTTATCCATTGTATCCTGACTCGAAGCATACACAAGCTGTGTAGGAACCTTGCGAGGCTGGGTTTCAGGGTTATAAGAATCATCCGTATCAGTCACGAAGTCAGTATTCTGAGTGGCAAAAGCTTCACAGACAACAATCAGTTCATCAGAGCAAAACGCTGCTTCGTCAAAGAATACAAGAGTTGCGCGACGGGATCGGTTAGAATCCGGGTTTGAGTTCAATGTGTTAATAGAACTACCGTTGTAAAATTCGACAACGTACCCGGCGGGATTATGACTAAAGCCACTCTTGTTAGTTGCAGACTTTTTGGTTTCCTTTTCTGCAATATCTTGCAGACTACGAATAGAAGCTGCTGTCTTGCCAACACGAGTGACAATTTCTTCGATTTTATTAAAAGTTTCTGAATGTATTTAATGCACATCGCAACTGTACATTGCCGTATAAACGACCACACAATTTCTTGTCGTGAATAGACTATTTCATCATCCAAATATAATTTGGAGCTTGATTTTTCCTCCGCCATAAGCTTGCGGTTTTACTCTCCCACAAGGAGATAGTCGTTGAACCTCACCCTGTCATATAGACGTTACGGGCAGTGGCTGCATGAACATGGATTGTTGCGAGCTTTAGCACGTCATAAGACGATTTTATTTCAGCATAACTCATCTCTACGTTTTTTCTGCTTTCGCACATTTACGTTTACCGTTTCCGGTTCCGCTTTAGTGTAGAGCTTTACCAATTACCTGCAATTAACCAAGAAGCACACACACATCTCTGTATATGTGAGGCAACTTACCTTGCTCTGATCACCAACGCTACTTACAATATAAATAGCTTGATTCTCATATAGGATAGCCTTTAGTAGAATGAAAACAGAACCTACAAAAGACTTACCAAAGTTTCGACTACACGCCCAAAGAACATGACTTGCATTCCAACTTTGCTCCAGCATGTATGCCTGTGCATCGAATAGTTGGATGCCCAACAAATCTCTGGCAGCAATAACAGGATTCCGACGATAGAATGCAATCGTTGCCGCATCACACTCGTAAATCTTACGTTTTACGGCTGTGATAATAGGTGCTCTTTGTTTCATTCTCATACGGCATCACCATCCGTATCTTTTGCGCTTGCATCAATACCGGCATCTTCCAACAGCTCCTTGAGCCGCTGATTCTCGATAAGAGACAGCCTGTATTTTTCCTTAGCGTCATCACTTTCTTTCTGGAACTTATCAATTAGTTCTCTTTGTGTATCGAAAATTTCCTGCATGTCATTTTCGTCAAAGAAAGCGTTTTCCTTGATTGCCTTAACACTCATATCTGCCGCCCATTGAGTGCCCGGAGACCGTAACTGGTCGTAGAAGTTTGCTTCTGCACCAGCAATATCCTTTTCACGCATATCCTTCATCAAGAATGTAAGCGTATTACGTCCGGCATCCTTGTTGGAGCGATTCTTAACAGAAATCTCGTTTTCCTTGGCAATCTTATCGTTGTTAGAAACCAGCTTAACCTTGATATCATTCAGACTCTTGATAGTGTCTGCTGAAGTCATCGGGTCAAGCTGGGCAAGTCGAAAATCAATCTTACGAATCTGGCCATTATTGATGACAACCTGAATAATCTGAGATAGCTTGTAAGGATCGTCCTCAATACCATCTTCAAAATATTTAATAAGGTCGCTAAACAAATAACGTCGGTCGTTTTCAGAGTGTCCTTCAAACGGGTCGTATCCAACAACAGAAACAACATCATCACGAGCTTGAATTTCAGCCTTTGACCACTTTTGTTCTTTTTCATCTCGAACGTCTAGAGCATTTTTGTTCAATTCACCATTTGTAAGAACGGTTGCAAATGTCTGGAATTGATACTGCCGACACGAGAGAGCTCTGGCGTACATTCCTGGTTTGCAAGAGCCGGAGTTCTGAACAATAGAATCATAAAGACTGTTATAGAATGGAAAATCCAGCATATGACAGAGAATCATACATGCTGTACGTTCACTCTCATATCGTTTCGTGTACTCATCGAATAATTCATTGACACATTCCTTACAAAGAGTAGAGAACCCACCTCGATTTTTAAATAATTGAGAAAAACTATTTTTATAAAAATGTCCAGTGGGAGTTTCATACGAGTGTTCACAACGAGTACATTCCCATTTTTCCTTGGTAGGTATAGATGCCTCGACGGAATCTAGTACCTTTTTCTTTCTCGGCATCAATACACCTCCAATCAAATTCAAAAATAAAGCCGTAGAACGTGCGCACATCCTACGGCAAACAAAAGATCCACCCTAATGAGCACCAATAATCTGGGAGGCCGGGTGGATTTCATTCTATAAGAGACCTATTATGATACGCATCATTGAGAGGCTTGATAGGTTCTGTTCAAAATTCGGCCTCAGTATTTTACACCGTAGTGAACCGAGGTCTTTATCATCTATTTGAGCTTGCTATGTTACCGACATAAATGTCGTGAGCATACCTCGCCCTGCCGGCGAACCGGCATAATAATCAAAATAAACCTACCGCCAGAGGGAGTAGAAAACTGACGGCAGGCTTGCAAAAGGGGAGATGCTGGGTGCGGGTATGCGAGTTGGACGCATCTTCCACAGCTTATGAGGCTGGGCAGCACACCGGCGCTGTCACCCGCGACATAAAACCTACCTTTTAGCCGGTGGTAGGGAACCGGTTTTAATTACAAGCCCTCCGGGAGAAGGACACGACATCAGGAGGATTCGAACCTCCGGTGCTTTACGGCACAAATGGGTTCAGGCCATTCGCAATAAACCAAACTCTGCCATGATGCCATAATAGCCCCACTTTCCATATATTGCTGCTTCTTGTTTTCGAAGAGTAGGGAGTAGCAATATAGTCATGGAGATGGAAGGACTCGAACCCTCGGCCTCTCAGGTTGATCAGTTTCCCGCGCTCTAGCCACTGAGCTACATCCCCATATAAACAAGCATCCATCAAGCTATCCGAGCTAAGTTGAATTGTTCTCGTGTTGATAAAACGCTTGTTTTAAACTTTAATGGTCCGCACTTACGGTGGCGGAACACCAATGCCAAAGGTCGGGTACGATCCGACAGTCTGCTGATTACAGGTCAGCTGCATTATCCATTTATGCTACCCTGGCAAATAACCCGTAGACACTAGCCTACGGGCATAGAAAAGGAGACAACAAATGATGTCCCAAGCAGACCTTGCGGTCGTACTTCTTTTTAATTCAAACGCACAATATGCGTTTTACTCTCAATCAACTTTCCATCCTTGTCCTGATAGACAACAATGAAACCCTCTCGTTGCGGAGTTGTCAGTTTACCGTCTGCATACTCCATTTTTGAAGTATCACAACAACAGCCCTGCTCGTATAGATTATACTTTCCAACAGAATAAGAGCCGACACGATGTACATGACTCATAACCAGCGAATCAAAATCAAGTCCAATATCCTGAAAATAGCGTAGCGCTTTTTCGCTTGTTTTCAAAATTCCAGATGAGAACGCCATAGGATGACACAAAACCGTGCTTCCTATCTGGCTGTACCAACTGTCGTTGTAAATGATTTCGATGCTTTCTGCACTAAACACCTCAATCAAAGGGTCATAATGAACCTTTGTATGAAGTTCCTTGTTATAATGGTTGAATCCATCAACAAGAATCAATTCAAGTGCTGTCTTTGGCATTAAGGCAAGTAAATCCTCATCAATGTTCTTGGCAAGATAATTCTGAAAACGAATATCATGATTACCGTAATTAACAACAACCTTCTTTGGTTGAAGCATTTCAATCAAGTCAATCAGATACTGTCTTGCCAACAGAATTTCATCCATTGGACTTTGCCGATACACACGCGAAAAACGCGACAGGGCAGCCGCGTCTACGCAATCTCCGTTTACCTGAAGGATATCAATCTTTCCAGCATACTCACTAAAAGTCTCAATGGGCTTCTGGAATGGAATATGTAGGTCGGAAATAGACAGGATACAGGTTCCTACATCTCTATTAGATAAGGACTCCTGATACTGCATACCCGCACGGAATGCCTTAAAACGCTTGCGATATGCGCACTCACCAAAATTCTTACCCAATTCATCATTGAGCACCTTGGATGCGCCATCCCAAGTCAATTCTCTAGCCAGAACAGCATTCCCGATTCTTACAAAGAAGTCATCGCTCGTTTCTTCTGGCCGTTTATTATAGCAACCCATTGGCATCAAGCCGGGTCGCCCAGCAGCTCATCAGAAGTGGAAATATTGATGGTGACACCCTCAATACCATCCCACTTTGCCAGAGCTTCCTTCAGATTGAAGACATTCTCACCGTCCTTGGTAATCTCGGTGATAGTACCCTCGATAGTATCAATAATAGCGTTCTTAAAAACAACACTCTTCTTAGCAACCATAATTTTATTCTCCCTTATATTTTATTTCAAAATTCCAACATATCCGCCCACTGACTAATCCACCCACGATGGTTGGTTTTCAGTTCACACACAGCAGCACGTTCTTTATCACGATAATGTTCAAGATAAATTTTAAAACCTGAGTTTTGCGGGTTTTTATATAAGTCACACTGACCAGTATGGCCCAAACATACGACCTTACAGCTATCGTGACACCGGGTAAGAATTTTCTTTAGATCCTCCCGATATACATTTTGACACTCATCAACTAAAATTACTTTGTTTTTAAAATTGATGCCGCGCATATATGTATGAGTTGTTGCTTGAATATAAGCACCGTATTTTTCACTCTCCGGGTCATCTTCGCTTTTAACAACTCTTGACGGATTGATTCCTAGCGTTTCAAGTGCCTCAAAAAGAGGTTCCATGTATGGCGCACTTTTCTGCTCTTGAGTGCCAGGAAGATAACCCTGTTTTTCCTCCTGTGTCGGTGACGCGATGTAAACAATCCCGTTGTATCGCTCGTATTGCACAAGTAGGTTTGCTACACCAACAGCAATCGTAGTTTTGCCAGTGCCGCTCACAGAATTCGTAAAAATTACGTCAATATCTGGACTCCACAGCATATCTCTATAGTGTTTCTGCTCATCGTCGAGCGTCATGCCATAAAAACTAGAATAGATATCCAAACTCTGAGGAACATCCTTCTTGATACGCATTTCAGTCTTATCAGAAGCCATATCTATATTTACTCTCCCTTAATTAAACTCATCCACATCATCGCAAATCTTATCTACGATACCAAAGTTGACCTGCTCATTAGCATCCAGATACCAATCCTTAGCTTTATTCTTGGTCATAGTCTTCTTGTCAATAGTAGAGTGAGCCATAATATACTCACGCATCTTCACAACCTGCCTCTCATAGTAGTCCATAGCCATCTTAGACTGTTCAAAAGTACCCTGTGCACCGCCAGATCCACTGTGAATCAGCGCGGTAGAGTGAGGCAGGGCAAAACGTTTCTGACCGGACAGAAGCATCACAAGAGCAGCACTCATCGCAATACCTGCATTGATCGTCCAAACAGGAGTCTTACTCAGCGCAACAACATCAATAAAGCTAAACATTGCGTCCAGCTCGCCACCATAGCTGTAAATAAACAGCTTAATAGGCTTACGCTGCTCAACAGGAGTATCCTTATCAATACGGTTGTACTGCAGAATCTTGCGCTCGATTTCAATCAGAGACTGGTCAATCTCAAAGTCAATAAAGAAGATGCGATCCTTCTCATCAACGTAGAAGTTCATCGTCTCAGGAGATGGGAGACAGCCACCATTCATCAGGTTGGTGATCTCTTCTGGTAGTTGAATTTCAAAGTCCAATAGTCTATACCTCGTTCTTTCAAAGATTAGTAACGTGCGTTACGCTGCATCTGCTTCAGCATCTCAACAGCGGCAATATTAAAAGGAAGCAGCTTAAGATATCGAGCAGACTCTTCCAAATACCGCTTGTGACGGGTCTTTGCAATGCAAGCATGAGGGAAGACCTTTCTCACGGCCTTCGCTTCGGACTTAGTAATTTCAATCATTAGGTAAAACACCCTTTCAAAATAAAATAGGTAGGAAGAAAACAAGCGTCCTCGCTCTCTCCCTACCATAACTTTCCGCACTGTGTTTTACTCTATATATGTAAAATTATAACGTATCTACGTTAAAATATTGCACTTTTTTACATTTCATAAATCAAACATTTTTCTATTCTGTGCGGTTTTCTCAATATTTATGTTTTTAGCGCACTTACGACAGTATTTTTGTCTGCGTCCGGTGCGAGCAACCATCTTTCCGCAACAATCACACTTGATGTATTCTTTCCCACAATACTGGCTCCACAGAATGCCAGCATTCTCAAAATCGTCCACGAAAATCTCATGAGGAGAATCCGGCTCCGCAATCAAAATATGGATATTCAAGTTGTCAATCTTTTTCAAGCTGGCAAACCCAATAAAGCCAAGATTATGTAACTCACAAATCATCTCGTTCTGTTTTTTCTCATTCACAGACACGTTTGCCATCCTGAAAATATCAGCCGTATCTTCCGTAATCCAGTAATTGCATTTTTCATTAACGGCAATATGGTATTTTGCCAAACACAGCATCGTAAACATCAGACGTTGCATCTGCTTGCTTTCAAGTGCTTGAATCTTCTCTACCTCAGCCTTCGTAATGCACACACCATCAAGTTCCACCATAGGACGACCCTTTGCAGAAGCAATTGCTTTATCAATCAGCTCTCTATCTAGAACCTTGTTATACCCTTCAAAATGACGCAGCATATACTCGTTAAGCTTTTCTCTTACGTCATCCTTTGAGTATCCCTTATAGAAATAATACTTCGCTACATAATGCAAAACATGCCCAGCTTTCTTCCAAGGCACATCTTTCTCTAGCCACTCTTCAGCGTAAAGAACTTCATTCAATACAATCATCCGCATCCTCCTTGCTATTCATGTCAACCAACACATCCTTGAAACGCTTACCATCATATTCAATATCGCCATTCTCATCCTGTACAAGAGAATGCACCATACCATTATTGCGTTCCAATAAGCGTTTAATCAAAGTATCGTGGAACAACTCCCAGACGATTGCAATACTGGATGCATTCTTCTTACAAAGATCAAGCAGGATGTCGCAAAGCACATCGTCATTAGAACACTTATCATGAAGATTGCGGAACATACTTTCCTGATACAGCGCGATGCGCTCCTTGCGGTCTGCGCCGGTTTCTTTATTATTGTTTCCGTTGCCAGAATGGATTGCGTTACCACGAGCAAACCTCAAGTAATCCTTAAAAATAGAGCGAATACCATAGTATTGAGAATTGTTGTACTCAACGCCAGACTTGAGCGAGTCGTAATCAAACTTGCGCCTTATCTTGAGTTCTTCTTCAAAATCTTCAAGCTCGTCCTCAACAGTCCAGCACAGGCGGTTCATGGTACAAGAATTGATTCCGACCGGCATCCGATAGAGGTAATACTGGATAACCATTTCATCCACGTCGTCCTTGACGGTCTTTTGCATAATCTCATCCAGACCGGCAAACCCATCCCACTTGATACGCTTGCGAGCTGCGGCCACATACTGCTTGTAATCGCGCATCTGAGCAGGGTAGATGTAGCTCATAAAGTATGGCTTACGCCATGCGCAAATACTACTCCAGAACTTCTTATCCTCGATAATATCAGGATTATCATCGTCTTTAACGGTGCAAGCTTTGTTGTCATACCAGTATTGCGGCATATCTGTCGTAGCTACGCCTTTTATTTTGTCAATCGCGTTCTGCTGATAAAGCTGTCCGCAGATAATGCGATACGTAAGTTCATCGTATTCTTTACTACCTTGCTCAAATTTACTTCGCACATCAAACATCGTTGTAATTCGGTTTGTTGTACGTCCAATATTATCTCCAAATCCGCTGATATTAGATTCAATAAAATCCTTTTCGGTCGGAATTTTTTTCTCGCATTTGCGCTGGACACAAAGAACGACAGGCTCATTTACCCATTTATCAATAAGAACTCTATTGTCTGTAGAAAATGTAAGGTCGGCATCGAAATCTTCACCGTTAAGTGCTGCACACATATTATCCCACGCATTGGTGATAAACACGGACTTCATATAGCGATACCAGTATTGGCAATCATCAGATACATTCAAATTCATGCACCGAATATTTGCCATCTGACTCATAGGAGCTCTAAAACAAGCAACCCTCTTGACGTCTCTATCATTCCAAAAACGACTGTAAACCTCACCGGCCTTCAATAGTCCGGTTACCTCCATCCGAAACATAGACTGGCAAAGCGCATATGGATCGCCACTCGCAACTTGAAAATTCCCTCGTACCTTTACAACACCCGTTTTTGCCTGAGAGATTTGCTTTTTAATAAAGTATCGAATCCGATTCTGCACATAAGGGTCGTTAATCATTTCCGGCTCGATCATAAGAGCCTTAATATAGTCGTTTTCCAGACTGTTTATGTAATTCGGGTCATCACGCATTCCACTACCACGCAAATACAGCAACGCATCACGCCAATCACCGCCCATAACGCCCTTGATCTCGTCTAAGGTTGGTTTCACAAGTTCATGAATCTCATCGTTCGTAAGCTGATAACTTTGGATAAACTGATAATTCAGATTGCGCTCTTCATCAAGCTCCAACTCACAAGTCTTGGTTACAGAGAAGTGATAGTGGTTCTCTCTACAGTTTTCAAGATAGTCCTCACAACTATGGTAACTATCCCAGAGCTTTAGCATAGAAGTGCTAAGAACGACCTGAATTCTATTGATGTCGCGATAATCTCCCCATGCGTCCTTTAACATATTCTGTTTTGCTACCTTCTTAGCAAACTCACGGAAAGGGAATGGAAATAACATACCTTTACAGAACGCATTTCGCACACAGAAGCCAGACGCGGTGGATGGAAGTTTCAGATCATCACTCCACTGTTGTGCAAGATCATAACTAATAAGTCCAAACCCATCATTCGCACAGAGCTCACAATCGTGTTCCTTATCTTCAACTATCGTAGGTTCTCCAGACACTCCATCATCCAGAATAACAATATGGTCTTTAAAGCGCGTGTAGCAATCATCTATAACAAGTACCCCATCAGGGTCAGTGACCGGAATAGAAGCAGAGCAAGCAAGGGCTCTATAAGCCTCTAACTTTGCAGGCACAAATTCCATACCCTTGTTACGGCCATTATCGATTCGCTTGCGGATCTCATCAACAAGACGGTCACTCACAAACACAATCGTACTATTCTTAACGCCACCAGTTGTTCCAACCAAACGGCGATACGTGATTCCATTGATTTTAAACCCCTTGGGAGAACACGCCCGGCGGTAATCATTCTTCTTATCAACCACCAAACACATATAATCCGGCTTGAACTGAACTGCGTCCAGCTCAGTGTATAATCTACGAATCTCCCGGCGGTTCTCTAAGCAAGATGGCTCATTCCGCAGCATCTTAATTCTACGCTTGATACTCCGTGCTTTAGCCTCTGCATCTGTAACACCGTTCAACTCATCAATCCATCGTAGAACAGTGCTATCAGCCAGCGAGATAATCTCGTGATTTCGTCTGGCTTCATCTAATGGTAGGGTTAAATCCCATTTTACTTCAACCAGACGCTTCGTATGGATCTTAAAAACAAACTTCTGGCAAGTTTGCTGCTTTGCCATTCGGCAGTCACCTCCGTATTCTTCTAAAGCGTATCCTGTATTGTATAGCTATAAAGAAAAAAATATAAAATTAGGCTTTTACAGATAGCAACTCTCGCTATCTTCCATAGCCTTTAGCCAAAGTCGTTCACGCTCCTGATAGAGCTCATCCAGCATATCGTCAGCGGTTTCGTACTCACTGCGTGTCAGGCTGGAACTATTCATGTCACGCACAAGCTGCTTAATCTCTGCGTCAACATCCTCGTAAGTACGCATCACTTAACCTCCTCAGCTACCAAACGAATCGTCTCATCAATCTGTTCAAGTTGCGTCAGCAAAACATCCACTGTATCAGCATCACTTTCGGAAATATTCAAATCCTTAATCTTATGTAAAGCCCATTCAAGATTCGGGTAATAGCCGACCGTAACCTCCTTTACGCCGGTGCCCATCTCACCAGTCTTTGGATTCTTGCCAGCTGGCCGCTGTTCAACGATAACGAGATTCCGCTCGTCGCAGTTTTTAATAATGTATTTACCAATTTGCACTCGCATCTCTTAGCCCTCCTTATATAATAGCGCATCCTTTCTTCATCAAATGTTTGAAATATTCAATGAAGAAGTCCTTGCCTCCCTGAGTAATCTTTGTAACATACACAAGACTGTCGCCAACCGGTTCATCTTGATAGTATCGATAAATCGGTTCTCGTCTCTTGAATACTTTGAATAACCCAGAACCTTGATATTTCTTACAAGGAGTGTTATACAACATTCCCTTCTTTTTCATTAAATAGCCTTTGTGCCGTAGAACTGAAAATACATTACTGCTATTTGGAGTAAGCCTACCAATGGATGCCTCGTTTATGTAAATCTCATTTTGGATGAGAACTTCAGCGAGTTCTTCTGCCGTTAAACAACCGTCAGACGGATCTTCTTCATCGAGCATTCTAATTTCAGGAAGAAGTGTTAACTTATCTTTTAACATTTGATAAATAAACTTTTGCCCTTCTTGTGTCCAGACAAGATACTCTTGAGAATAATATCCTGTTTTGCTAGTAAACAATGAAGATTCAGTGTATCCGCTATCTTTATACTGGTCTGTTACAAGCCATGTTTTATGCTCGTCGCTAAAATAAATCACATCATACTTGTAAAGAAAGCTGTTTAATCGTGCGGCGCTCCAACCATATTGAAAGGCAATGGTTGAAATAGAAACTTTTTCTTCTGGTCCAAAACCAAATGGTAAATATTTCTCATCCATTTACGTAACTCTCCTTAAATATTTTTAGCAGCCTCAAATACAGCCACGTCGTTCATGAAATCATTGATATGTAAATACTTGTCAGCCTTCCGCACAGTCTTAGGCTTAAATTCTTGACACTTGCATCGCACCTCATCACAAGCAGTGAAGCACGGGATCTCATACTGGCATTTTGTGCAGACATACTTCTTGTGAAACTCTGGTAAGCGGCCAGCAGCTTGGTAATACTCATAAGTTACCTTTAAATCAATCCAATAGAGATTATCAAAATTCATTTGCGGCTACCTTCTTCCTTATGTATTTAAAAATTATTATGCAATTCGTAGATTGGAGTTCGTAAACCAGATGAAGGAATCTCGCTTTCGTCATCAATAGGTATTCTGGTGCGAATCATATAATCTATAAAAAGTTGAATAGCATCATCTGTTAGTTGCGGACATTCATAAATATATTGTGATTGTCCATTGTCTGGATTGTCACTATCATAGTCTGGATTATCTACTTGAACTGATCTGCCACGTTTTATAGAAGATAGTTTTGGCAGATTTTCACACATTGCTTGATTGATATTTTTGAATTCCTGCACACACGATACATCCTGTATCCGTTTCATAGCTCTTAAAAGAGAAGTTGGCTCCGTAATAATATGATACATTGGACGTGCTTCGTCATACGGGAAAATTTTTTGAAATTCTTCATTCATCCTCTCGTAGTACGCATCACTTTGATTGCTAAGAAATATTTCTTGTTCACTATGGCACGTTTTCCCAGACGCAGTTTTAAATTCTTGAATGACTCGATTTTGCATCTTCATATAAATTGCAATCTGATCTTCAGACGGTGCCTTGTATTCGACAACACCTGCATCAACCATTACTGGTTCTCCATCACAGTATACAGCCCTTCCATTTTCATCACGATAAATGGTTTTTAACTTTTTAATAAGAACAAATGGTTCCTTCCGAAATACAATTTCTTTATTTCGTTGCATTGCATTTAAAGCGGATTTTACATAGCCATCTAAAACAGATTTTGTATTATATCGAAAAGTAATTGCATCGCTTCGCAATTCTTTCTCACAATAATATTGACTCCATCTGTAAAATTGTTTACTTGTCATTCCGCAAGCTTGAAATAAATCGTAAGAGCTCCAAAAATATTCAATTTTATCTTTATTGTATTTTCCCTTCAATAAATGATAAGCTATCATGTTTTGAACTTGTAAAGAAAACTTGTTGTTGCCTCCTGTCGCCCTAGGAGGCAATATCTCATTTTTTGGTCGTATCTTTATAATTGTATAGCTTCTATTCTTGTCATCTATTTGATACTCAACGTATCTGTTTAGCTCTGCTAAAAACTGCTTTTTACTATTGCCACCCAGCGACTTGCCATGCCTATCAAGCACTCCCAGATATTTAGACAGTTCTGTAAAATTCGAGAAGGACAATCCATCTTCTAGCTTATTTACCATCTCTGGCGTAACATCATAACTCTTAGCTCTCATTAAAAACCTCCAATTCTTTAATATTTCATCATCTGACAAAAATAGTTGTACATTAAATTCTGTAAGGTTCTAATAGGAAACAAATAAGCAGAAATGAAAGTACAACTATTCCTCTCACAAAATATCTTTTAATGGTTTACTCGACTTGAAGCTATGGAGCGTAAGCGACATAGATTCAATTTGAGTAAACCTACGAGCGTCCTCAGACGCGAGATCCCTCTCCACGCCCTGTCTGGAAGACTACTATCAATGCCCATCACGGCCATTCTGACACCATCCCTTTGCAGTATCCTGTATTGTATAGCTATCTATGCTCATTATACCATGAGATTGCCAAAAATTCAATAGCTATATAATACAGGATACTGATATTTCTAGCGCCTATTATAATAAGGTATGTTTCTGGGAGTATTGTTCTCTATGAAGGACATCCAGATATCCTGTGTATTCAGTATAAGCTGCCAGAGGCTACAATCATGCTCCTTAGAAGTCTCTGAAGTTTTTGAGAGTGCCGTTTGGATGCCAGATCAGTCCATTTATAGCGATAGGGGAGTACAGATGGGTACAAATAGGTACTTTATGCTCCGAAGAACGGTCTTTTTCGGTACATTTCGGGTACACATCGGGAAAACCCGCATGAATCCTAGTTTTTTCAGCTTTTATTGGCTCGAAAAGGAATAAAATAAGGGGTAAAAAGGTATAAATAAAAAGAAAAACTAGCCAAAATATAACGAAAATACGTTAAATTCTAGCTAGTTACCGAATGAGCTACCGATTGAAAAATAGCGATTTTAAGCCATTTTTAGGTATTTTGAGTGGAAAATGAGTGATTTGCAGGTGAGTATAGGAGAGGGTATAGGGGTGTATTTTGGGATATTTTTGTCAGGGGAAAGTGTGCTCCGGGGAGGGAAGTAGGTAGAGAGCGTGATGGAGTGCCGGGATGGAAAATAAGAGTGATATTTAGAGATTTGGGAGAATGAGATAGGTTGGTGTTTTGTGGGAATTATTGTGTGAATTATTGTGCAAGATGTATAGAGAATGATAGAAAATAGAATTGATAATTGGTGATTATGAATAAGAAAGATGTACTGGGGGCTCGGTCTGCTGCCGGGAACGTCCAAAAAATGGAAAGTATGCCCCATCCCATCCAGTGCCGGAAATGCTCAAAATACGACACTTATTCCTAGCAATTTACTAGGAATTATTTTGGCTGGTTTAATTCATAGTATTTTACTAGGATATCTACCTAGATACTCGATCAGGCGTATAATTCCTAGTAGTTTACTATGAATTGTTCGATTATTCAAATTTGAAATACTTTATCGCTTTAGCACTTTACCATACTAAAATATTCCATTGGCCTGATCGGGCACTTTGCTTTAATACTTTATCACTTTACCATGGTAAAGCATTCCATTTCCCCTTATAAGGTAATTATAATATAAAGCAAAAATCCATTTGTTGCGTGTGCAACATTTTACGGTTAAACCGCTTGACTTTTCCGGTTTAACCGGCTATAATAGTGCCATGCTCAAGGGCAACACCGGAAAGCGGAAAACATGATGGTTCTGGAAAACCGGAAAATTCCAGTTTCCACTTTTTGACGTTTTACCGTTTGAGCGGTTCAAAAAATAGGGCTTGACAAAACGGTTAAACCGTGATACAATACAGTCGAGCTCAAGGGCAAAAGCCCAAAAGCAAAACCCAAAATCCAATAGCACATTGACAAGTCAAGACTTCTGATTTTAGCCTGTTTGGTTTAACTCTTGTTTAATTACAAGAAAAATCATGCAACAAAAGTCAAGATTAGAAGTTTACCGTATCGGCAAACATTTACTTGTTTTGTCGGTTTGGTGCGACAAGTCACAAAAAAATCGTACCTTGAATTTTGATAACACTATCTTTGCGGTAGGGGCGGAAACGCACAACCAAAAGCAAGAAAAGCGCATATTGGCAAACAAGATGTTTTAGACGCAAGTCTTTCACTGGTCCATAGGTAGACTATACCCAAGAGGATCAGCAAGGATGGTCAACAGTATGCACCTTGTATTAAAAGCGTACTGTACCACAACGACAGACAGTAGTTTGTCGCAAGTACGATCACACACATTATAGCATAAAAAAGGAGATAATACTATGTTTAACCTGTCTAACGTCTGTCTGTCCATCCGTAGCTCTAACAACAAGACTTCTACCGCAAGGGGCTATGCAAGCAATGGCAAAGCTCTTGTTAGCTTTACCAACAAGGGCGGTGTTAATACGCTCAAGGCATACCCTAAAGCCGATAAAGTGCCGTCTTATCTGTTGATGGACGAAAAAGAGTATACGGCATACGGCAACGCAATCAAGTATGTTTACAATTCCGCTTGCCACGTCAATGCAAGCACTACCAACAAAGAGGATGAAAGCATTATCAAAGTTTACACTACCGACTTCCATTCTTGCCTGTCCGATCTCGCAAACATCGTTTTTGGTGAAACTTTCTCTATGCAAGAGTATCCCTCTTTTGGCACAGAAGTCCTCGCAATGGCAAAGACTTACCTTACCACCACTATGGATGGTGACGTTTCTCCGGCAAATCTTCCGATCAATCGTTTTGTCAAGGCTCTTGAACCTATGCTTTTGAGCGTAGCAGCACACAGCGTTTTCCTGAAAGACTATGAACGGGACTATAACCTTGCTTGCAAGCGTTGCAACTCCCGTATCAACAAGGCAACGGCACAGCTTGATAAAGCACAGGCAGAGTATGATAAGGCACTGTCTGAACTTGACAAGGCAAAAGAGCAGATTGTCAAAGACAAGAGCGACAACACCATCAAAGCGTCTACTAAGAAAACCCACGAAAATAATCTCGACAAGGCACAGAAAGAATTTGACGCAAAAAAGAGCGTCCTTGACACCATCAAGAATACTATCAACACCTGGACTATCAAGTTGGCCGATGCTCAGAAAACCTTTGAGCAGGCAAAAGCAGAGGATGAAAAGAACTCTTAAAGTCAAACCCAAAAAGTTAGTCTAAACATACCAGAATGCAATACATAATACGCCTGACGACTAGAGGTACAGGGGAAGAAGTAACCTCTACCAACGGCAAAACGCCGTCACAAGATACCATAAAAGAGGTGAAATATCTTGAAATCCTATCAAAATACGATGGGAGAAGTGCGTCAGAACACTTCTGGACACTCTATCGTCTACAACGGCACAGAAGTCAAAGAGCTTGATCTTTACGGCACATTTGACGGCGTTGTGTTTGTCAGTCGTCCGTTTATCGCAATGGAAACAGACTTTATGCCTATGTACGTCAAAACGTCTATGGGATGGACTTCTATCCATCCTTGCAAGATTGTTGACTTCCTCAAAGAAGCATACAAGGCAAGAAGTGTTTCCCTTTATGACTGGAATGCCTATCAGCAGAGCAAGAAAGAAAAGCGTCTTGCAAAGGAAAAGGTCAAACAGCAGCAGAGTGAAACGGCTTTTTTCAGAGCATCACAATCTAATGCAGAGGGTTCTTTGCGCTATCATAAGAGCAAAAAACGTCTTGACGATCGCTACAATGAAGTAGGTAAAACAATTCAAAAAAAACGTTCTCAGCGTGTCGTGTTTGGCTCTAGTGAATATGTCACAGTTTCCGGTTGGATCTACGGCAGAGAAGTCTTGATGAATAATCATAGCTTCTGCATGGATGAAAGAATGTCGTACTACATGGACGGCACTGGATGCTGTGCCCGTGATTTCGATAACAGAGATATGCGCCCTTTGAATGACGTATTCCCTGTGAAATCCGGCAAGAAAGTAAGGTGACAACTTTGAGTTTGACAGTAATTCGTCAGAATGATATAATTGTACCATCAAGAAAAGGCGGTGCAATTATGGCAAATCGTGATTATAAAAAAGAGTATCAGCAGAGCAAAGATAAGGCAAAACTGATTGGCCTGAAAGTTGATGCTGATTTCTTTGATGCTTTTACCGCTAAGGCAGAGCTGAACGGAACAAACAAAAATGCGATTCTGAAAGCCTGTGCAGAAGCGTACACTTATGGAAATCTCATCATTGATGAGAATGGAAAACCTAAGATTGTAGACTAGCCCTATAACCCACGCAACGAAACGTCTTGCAAAATCATGCAAGGCGTTATTTTTATGCCATAAAATGAATATTTATGCAAATAATATTCAGAATATTCAATGATGAGTACAATGAAAACACGTCAGAAACACACGATAAAAGAGGAGATTTATTATGAAATTTGTCAGAATCAACGGAGAGAATCACGCCGGTTATGCTCTGCTTGATATCATCGAGCACAAGACAACCAGCATGACCGTAGCAGAATTGATTGAAGCTCTGTCCAAGTGCAGCCCGGACGCATACGTTACGTTCGGAAATCAATATGACGATTATATCGTCGAAACCGTTAGAGAGGTGTGACGTTATGGCAATTTTAGCAATTGAAAGCGCATTGGATGTTGCAATCATGTTCAATGATACGGATATGATTACAATCTATCAGGAAGCCCTGGCAGATGCCGGTGTTGAATACGTCAGCACCGCAAAATGCTGGATTGAATAAGAAAGGATGTTTGTTATGGATTATTTCACCGCAAAAGAAATGTTTGTCCTTGGTATCGTTCTGGGTGCAAGCCTTGTTTTGATTTTCACGCTGATTTTGAAGGGAGAAATGCTCAGTCTGGCGTACTCATTGAAGATGAAAAGTATCACAGTTACCATCACTTGAAGATCATCTATGCACCGTCTGGCAGAGCATACGTCAAGTGTTTCGGTAAACGAATCTATCTTGATGAGTGCATGAGAGTGTAAAGGAGAATACAAGATGAAAAAAGGTCAGTGGTTCATGAATGAGGAAACCGGTGTTATCACTAACATTCACCGGGAAGCTGTCGAGTGGTATCGGCAGGGTGCAAACATTTCCATCTGGATCAACGGCGTGGTTGTGTGCCGTTGGGGTCATTGATAAGAAAGGAGAATGCAAGAATGCGTGCTACTGTTGAGGTTTACGAGAATAATGCAGGCGGTATCTTTGTTGCCGTCTTTGGTCAGAATGGCTTGAAAAAGCTGTTTGCTGTTAGAATCCCCTATAATGGCAATGATAGGGTGGAATTTACCAAAACATTCTACCAAGAGGCACAGTATGGGTGTCCTAGTATGGATGAGGATGACTACAACGCAGCAGATTTCTCTGGGCTATCCATGGACGATGCTTATGATGATATCTGCAACAGCAATCTGATTGCAGAGTTTTACGACAATCGTGTTGTAAACCTGTATCCGGCAGACATGGGTGTTGCCGGAATGAAGCTGTTTGGTATGGCCTAAAAAAGAAAGGAGCTACATAAAATGAGACTTATTCATATCATCGCCACTGTTATTGCTAGTATTTCTATGTTGGTAAACTGCATGACCGCAAACGCAACAAATTCTGTGAAAATTCGTTTGCAGAATCGTTATGTTCTGGCTGGTCATGTGGATGAAATCGAGGTGTTTCGCAACGGTATCAAGACAATCCATGTGATTGATGAGAACGGCGAGGAATGGCTGTATTCTTACGCAAGCATGGAAGAAACCCCGGCAGATGGTCAGAAAGTGACCATGATCATGAACAATAATGGAACAAAAACCATTCATGATGACATCATCGAGGATGTTCTGTGGGCACAGCCTGATGAAGTGAATGATTGATGTTCACAGAACAGTCATGAATAAACAACGTATCAACGCGCTAAAATGTGATGTTAATAAAATCTACATTTTAGTGCTTGACAAAATCAGCAGTATCCTGTATTATGTAGCTAGAAAGAGTAGTCCGTCATAGGACTTTTATTTTTACCATATAGCTATATAATACAGGATACGAAAGAAAAGGAGAGTCAACCGCTATGGCTATGTACAAAACTAAGAAGGATGCAGCTCACGCATGGGTTCAGGAATTTAATGCGATTCCTCAGAGCGTTATTGAAAAGCTGAATAAAGTAGACATCGAAGAAAACGGTGAAGGTGTTGTTGAAGTCACACCGCCGACTGTGGGTGACCGTGTTTCGTTGTTGGACAGTGATTACAGCGGAGAAGGCGAAATTGTTGGTGTTGAATGGCACGAAGATGATGAGCCGGAATACGTCATTGTCCCTGATGTGGATACCAACACGAAAATTTATCTTCACGAAAACTGCTTTGATGTAATTCGTGACGACTTTCTTCCGATGTGGGGAACGATGTGGCAGTTTAATGACCCGTGTGATACATGGCGTATTGAGGAGACTCAGTGGCGTCAGAAGATGGCTGATTGTGGATTCCGAATCTATACGCAAGAAGATTACGGTTACATCTTTGGCATTGATGGGGCTGGCTACGATTTTTATTCTGATCACTGGATTCCTCTTTATGAGAAGTGGGGTCTGCATTGGGATGATGAGACTGTGAAGGAGATGAAAGAGAATGCATAAATACACTCAGAAAGAACTGAAGAATATGGTTGCCCTTGGAATGGCAGAGGATGTTACTCGTGCAAACGATGAGGATTATGAAAAGATTATCAAAAGAGAAGATTATCTTTCTCAGGTCGGATATTCCTCTGGCGTTTATGGTTGTAACGGAATGTTACTGAGAGGTTATAAAACAGGTGGTTATTATGCAGTGACTTCAAGAACGTCAGCCATTTATCTTTTTGGTTAAGAGGTTAAAGCTTTGATTATTGATAGCATTCTCGATCGCCGGGACGGAAGGCACTACAGTGCATACGACTTCTATCTTGAAGTCAGAAAGTATGAACGCCTGGGTGTTGGAACTCGCGGTGAAGATATCTCGTTGGCAATGGACTACGGTGACAACCGTGATGTGCAGCGTGTTCTGTGTCAGTACATCCAGCGCAATGGATACCAGACAGACATTGAAGATTACATAAGAAGTCAGATCTGGGTGGTATAAGCAACAGATGCTAGGTGATTAGCGGTACTAGGGCAGACATAACCGCTACCAATGCGAAAGCATAAAAATATTAAAAGGAGTGTTTGTTTATGAAAAGATTGGATATAACTGTGAACTGTATGGCGGTTTACAATAGCTTTATTGATGTCCCCGATGATATGGATATTGATGAAGCTATTAAATATGCAAAAGAACATCTTTCCGATGTTCCTATTCCTGAAGGTCTTGAATGGGTTCCTGATAGTGACGTGTTAGATGAAGAGAACTGTGAGTTTGAAGATATGGATTAACTAAAATCATGCTTTTATAGGAGATGAAAATATGAAAACTGTATATGTTATTGCCGTAAAGCATTTATTCGACTACGAAGGAAACACTCTTAATCGTTGGGAGTATGTTCAATTTGGTGAGTGTGGGTACACATTTTTTACTGAATCCGTTGATGGTGCGCAGCACTTTTATTCTATTGATAAGGCACAAAAATGGTTTGATGAAATCGGTCATGGACTTATCTTTTACGGAAATTGTAAAGGTCAGTATAATTTGGAGTCTCTTTGTATTAAGAGCGTTGTTTTCCGAGACCCTATTGTGAATTTTGTAAGAGATTTGGATTTCAAAAACTGCTAAAACAGATATTTTACAATGATTGACGAGGGGAAATATGAAAGTACAAAGAGATAATCCTATCGAAGAAGGAATAGATGATTTCTTTGAAGAAAAACAAAGACTTGAAGAAGAAAAACAAAAACTCGAAAATGAAAATCGAGATTATGAACAGAAATATTTAGATCAATATTATGATCAATTATACGAACAAGAACTTGCTGAACGCTTGGAGTTTTATCGTGAGTTTTATGACGATTTATGGAGTGGATCATGTTTTTCTGACAAAGAAACGTATCCTGATAAACCTTTGATCGATGTGACGATGGAGCGGAGGTGAACATAATGCTTGTTTACGATCATTTGAAATGCCCGTTTTGTGGCACACTAAATAAGTTTACTCGTGGCAATGGTAGAGAATTTGATAAGTTCAAATGTTTTTATTGCCATAGTTGGTTTGAAAAACAAAATGACAATGAATATATTGCCGTGAATGAAAGAAATGAAACAAAAACAGCAGAAAAGAATTTTATTTATACTCCTGAGTCGTGTGGTGTTGTTCTTGCAGTGAAGATTGAAGGTAACAAAGAAAAACTTCCTGTGGCAACGCTTTCTTTTGCTTTTGGTGGAACTTATAAAACAACATGGTGTCAGAGTACGCTTGATAGATTCAAGAAAGGAATCAATTCGTACACATGGTTCTTTGATGAGCGACCAACAAAAGAGGATTGTTTTGAAGATTACTGTATTAAGGGGTGATAAAAATGTATTCGAAAAAGGAATTTATTGAAGCGTTTTGCTGGATGTATGGCGTGTCTAAAACGGAAGCCGATAAAGTATATATGACCAGTAGTGAAAAGCACATTGAAGCAATCATCGATTGTTATAAATCGAATTGTAAGAAAGCATTTTACGAAGATTGAGGTGATAATATGACTGAGAAAGATAAGCGTGTTTTGAAGTATGCGATTGATAATTTGATTGCAAGAGAAAATAATTTGTGCGAAGGATTTTGTAAAAATAATCCCACACATAGAGCAGAACGTGAGCGTGATATGGATTTGGTTATCTTTGGTATTCGTGATGTTTTGTGTGAAGTTGAACGCCTTGAAGAACAAGAGAAAAAGATACTGGAGAAAGCCAAACATGAAGTGGTTCGGTTTTGATTGAGGTGATAAAAATGGATACTAACATAAACCATTTTAACAGTAGAAAAGAATACATGGATCTAGTTTATCACAATTCTGATCCGTTTGATTTTTGGGAAGAAGTGCGAAAATTTCACAAGGAACGTGAGCAGGAGGAAAAAGAACATGACCAACACTGAAAAAAATATCGTTCTCGCAGCTCTTTCTTCTTATCGGCGCAAGCTGATGGATCAGAGCATTAGTTTTCTAAAAGCTGGCAATCACGAGGATGCAAAGCAGTCAACAATGGAAGCGGCCAACGTAAATGCGTTGGTGATTAAGTTTACAAGAGAAAAGGAGCTTGCAATATGAATAGCGAAAATAAGATTGTTGTGACAAGCTGGAATGGGAAATCTTGGGAGATGACACCTGAACAGATTGAAGCAGCGTATCGTTATCGTGAACGTGAATATCGTAAGATGGATGCGCTCAATATGATTAACGAACGTCTTGAATGGGTCGATGGAGATAAGGACGCATTCAAGAGAGAGTATGGCGTTTCTTACGACGAAACTGTAGGGGATGCTGATTACTTTGTAGATGAATTTCTTGAGAAAATGGATTGTAATGTTCCTGAAAATGAAGCATGGACAGAAATTTTCGATAGCTACTTTGGAGAATAAAGATATGAATAATCCTTGTTATGGTTGTGTGCAGCCTGAACGATATCCTGGTTGCCACGACCACTGTGAAAAGCTGAAAACTTATCTCGCAAGTGATGAATATAAGAAGTTGTGTGATTATAAAGAAAAATATTTCAGAAACAATATGCCAAAGAATACGGTAGCAATCTATTATGATATGCGCCGCAAGAAGCATAAGGGCTTACATATGATGGGCTATAAAGGAATGGGTGTTTGATATGAAAATTAAAATTTCTTATTCTTGGGGTGAAGAAGAACCTCTTATTACAATTCCAGAAGGGAAAGACCCATGGAAATATATGAGAGAACTTGCTGTAAATGAAGCGGAAGAAAGTTTTCGCATAAGTGATTATTGTGGACCAGTTGGATTGGAATTTTATGCTACAGAAATTATTCTTACATACAATAAACGATACATAAATGATTATGAGGATGATAAGTGTCGCTACGAACTGATCCAGGAGGACTGATAAAATGTGGGATTTAATGGGTAACAATTATTCAGAAGTATATGGTATTGGATATGCTTTACTGAATGGAATTTCAGCTGGGTTTTATGTGAGTGTCATGTATAAGAATCTTGGAAATGAAATTTACTTCTATTATCTTGATGATGCTCCTTATGGAGAACTCGATGATAATACTAAAAATAAAATTGAGGATATTATCTATGATGACTTTAACAAGCGTCATATTTTTGGGGAGGACTGATTATGTGGGATTTAATAACAAATAATTACCACGAAGAAGATGGAACAGGTTACGCCTTGATGTTTAACACAAGTGATAGGTGTTATCTTGATGTTATGTACAGGTGTAGGCCGTTATACAATTCGATTCGTGCTTTTTATTCTCTTAATATTTCGGAGAATGAAAAAGAGAACATCGAAGAAGCACTTGTAAAAGAACTGAGAAACAATGGAGTTTTAAGGAGTGAAGATTATGTGGGATCTGAGGGAAGTTCACGCTTGTTTTGATGGTGAAGGTTGGGTTTGGAATGAATCTTTTCATCACAAGAATGTGTTTGTAGGTGAGAATGAAGATCCGAAAGAAATCTTTTGGCAGGAATGTCAGATGTTCTTCCTTCAGGACTATTTAAGCAAGTGTGAGATCGTGGATGATGGTGACATTCTGGAACTTCAGTTAAAGGATTCCGGTGAGCCGGTTCTTGCTATGATGATTGCAGAGTAAAGGAGAATAAAAATGTTGCTTTTTAATGATGTCTTGGATGACTGCATTGTAATTGTTAAGGATGATAACGGTAACAACAGAGTTATTTCTGGTAGTGCTGACTCCATGCTTTATGACTGGTGGCACGAATGTAATTATGTGCCAAGTAATGATTCTTTGGTTGTTTACACTGCTTGTTTTGGAGTGGAAGTGAAATGTAAAACGTTCGGAGAATATATGGAAATGATTGATAAGATTGCCGGAAGCTGTGATGGAATTGAAAGGGAAGAATGAGTTATGCAACGATATGAGATTGTATTTTATCGCAATGATATTCTCGATGAGTTGATTCCGTTTAAGAAAATGCACAAGGAATTTAATTCATATCAAGAAGCAAGAGTGTGGGCACAGAATGAACTGTATGATTTGCCTACTGCAGTCGCAATGAATGTGTTCATGGACGTTTGAGGTGAGAATATGGACGCCTTACATACGATTATGAATGAGCTTAAAAGTGGAAAGATGTTTGGTAAGACAGAACATGGTACAGTGAGTGATTACTTTTGGTGGAATGTAATCAAGAGCGGTCCATTTATCAGGTATCGCAACTTTGGGCAGAGTTCAGTTGGTTGTAATCTTAAAGATCTTGCATGGGTTATTGAAGTAATTTTTAGGACTACGCCAGAGAAATTTCTTGAAAAGTATGAATGTGTTGATCCTTGGGAGGTGTAAACATGGAATTACTTACTTTACTTTCTATTATTCCGAACGACATTAGCTTTACGCTTTGTGATTGTGAATCCGGCGAAGAGATGGAAAGTTACAATAATAATTCTCTTCTTGAAATTTCAGAGGCAAGACGCTATACGGTTGATTTTATCACACCAGAGTTTAATATGCTGATGATTTTTGTGAAAGAGAAAGATTGATAAAAGGGAGATTTTAGATATGGAAACTTATACTGTTGTTGTTACTGTTTTGCCCGAAGGTGAAGAAGAAAAACAGGAATTTAGCTTCAAAACTTTCGCAGATTCCATCGAAGATGTCGTGTTTGATTTGCAAAATGATTTGGACGTATAAGGAGAGCTGAATATGACTAGTTTATATTGCTATGATAATGAAATCATAAAGTGGACTTACGGCGACAATCTGTACTGCTTACATATTCAGCACGATGACATTGCAGACAATAATCCTCGCTGGTGGGATGATCATGATTCTGTAATGGCTTGTTTTCATCCTCGTTATCATCTTGGTGATAAGATCGATGCGAGTACGGCAGAAGATTTTTGGAATAATCTTGTTTACGAGTATTGCTCCGATGAAGAAGTTTTAGATGCACTTTTTAACATGAAGTTGGAAGATACCTGTGCCATTGTTGATGAAAATTATAGTGACGAAAAACGATACGCCATCTGTGGTATCGGAACTCTTTTTGATGAAAAAGTTTCTGTAAATCCAATGTATGTTGGTCTGAAGTATAACGAAATCGTTATTTATGTCCATGGTGAATTGTCTATTCGTGATTGTCAGATTCTTCTTGATAAGCATATTGCATGGCTTCCTCTTTGGCTGCATGACCATTCTGGCTTGTCTATGGATTGTGATACCCGGTTCAGAGGTTCGTGGGACGATAGCAATGTTGGTTGGATTGTAACCGCTATTACGGATGGTTCGGATAATACCAAAAATGAAGTAGAACGAATCATGCGTGATGAGGTGAAGACTTATAGCGATTATCTTTCCGGTGAGAATTACGGCTATACGCTTTATCGAGAAGAACACGGAGAATGGAAGGAGATTGACAAAGCATTCGGATTTATCGGTTCTGACGTGTTTGAAAACGGTATCACATACAGCGCTGGGTGTGGCCTTGAAAAGGCATTAAAGGAAGATCGGTGCCGTATCGGTGACGCAGAGAAGGTTGTTACTATTACTTACAACTTTGATAAATGTTGAATTTTAGGAGGAAAATAAAGATGGATGATAACATGATGGAACGTCAGATTGCTGATTATATGGTAGAGTATGGCACTAAGAATACAAATTATGGCACATGGGTGTTTGAGGTTGATGAACTGGCGAAAAAGTTCAATATTACAGAGAAATGGATTCAGGAACATGAAGACGGTATTATGTCTGAGCTGTATCTCAGAGAAGAAGTAGCTGACGTTGAACGTGAATTAAGCGGAAATGATATGACTATCACACTTTTTGATGTGGATTTCTACACCAACTATTGCCCTAACTATATTGAAGACGAACAGGAAAAGGATAATGACGTAAATCAGTATTGGTTTGCAGAAACACGTTGGTGTACCGATGATATTATTGGTATTGCAAAAGACAATGGAATTGAAATGACTCCGCAGCAAGCAGAGCAGTGGTGGAAAAAGAATGAAAACTGGTTTAGGAATGCGCTTGTTGAATATGGTAATGAAGTATTAGCTAATGTTGATTTTAGTGAGGTGTAAATTATGAGCTATTATAACGGTCCTTGTTTTTCTTGTATTGAAAAATCATGTAAGAATTGCCCGTGTGCTGTTGCAGAACCTATTGATAATTCATATTCGGATGCACAGTGGATGCACAAAATGAGTCGGAATAAAGAGGACTGTGATAAGTTTATTGAACGTCTTTGGAGAGAGAATACTGATATTGCATGGACGGAAAATGAACGTGGAGAATTAGTTCTTGATCAGAATTGGAGAGGTTTCCCAGTTGGTAACTTTACACAAGATGATTGGTTCCTTTGGGTGGATGAATTCCATAGTAAAGGCGTCGGTTGGGTTTACGAGAACGTGAGTGTGTAAAAGGAGAGTTTTATTATGAAGTATCAGGTAACTGTAGCTCGTACTGGCTATGTTGAAATTGAAGCCGATAATGAACAAGAAGCGATGGATATTGTTGCAAACGATATGAACTCAAAAGATATTGAATGGACGTGTGATTTTACAGTAACGGATTGTGAAGAGAGTGAGGAATAAATTATGGCTATCGTAAATGGATTTGATACTAAGGAACTACGGTATATCCTCTTTGGTGATAGAGGCTATGAGATATACAAGGAAAATGATTTTTACTACCTAAGTAATGGATATGTTCTTGTAAAATGCGATTTTAATGTTATCGCTGAAACACTGTCAGATTTGCCAGAGTTGAAGATTCCTAATAATGGATATGGTTATAAGTTTGATGAGAAAGATGGTTGGTCTGATTCTGATATTACAATGCTCCACAAATATTTTGAATACGTAAATCCTAGTCGTTGTTCATATTGGGAAAAATTTCATGATATAAAAGAGTTTAGACGAATTCAGCACAAAGAAATCAGAGATTGTTGTGAATATAGTTATCCGTGTATTGTTTGTAAGATGGACAATGGAAATAAGGCTTTACTAAATGAGAAGTATACAAAAATTCTAGCAAAAGCGAAAAAGTGGGGCTGGTTTGCAGAGTGCAAGGATAGTTTAAGCAGCGTTCACTTTATGAATAAACAGAACACTCTTGAAGCATGGATTTGCCCAATTCGTTACAAAGAAGGTACTATCTAATGTTCTATCATCTTGAATACTCTGTCAGACACTTTATGTACGGCGATACATACAGAGGGCATGAAATCTATCCTACAAAAGAGCTGCGTGATGCAGAGCTTGACTGGATGAAAACATGTTACAGTAAGCCGACAGAGCTTGTCTATGCAACGTATGAAACCGAAACGCTTAATGAAGATAAGATAACAATATAATGAGGAATTAAGGGAGTGAGAGTTATGATTATCCAAAATTGCGGATGGGATCATTCAGTGGACGAAGTTAAGGAAGCTCTTGATACACTTTCATATTGGTTAAGAGAAGGTGTGACAGTTGGGATTTTTAATGAAGAAACCAACAAATTTGAGTTATTAAAACCTTTTGATTCAGAAAAAGCTTTTATTTTGGGGGCATTAACTTATGACGGCACGTGAGATTGCAAGAGATTTTCTTTCTAAGATGAATCCTTCTGGATGGAATGGACGTGGATACAAACCGGATACATTTAATGATAAAGATCAGATTAAATATCATGTAGATGGTCACCCTGAAATTGATTTGGATGTTTATTATGAATATGATGCTGGCGATAATAGCTGGTGGCATTTTTGTGATGCACGTGATAATGCTTCTGGCGATAAAATTCTTGGTGTGTGTAATCCTAATGTTTGGTCTATTGATGCGATTGAAGAATCTGTTAAATATTTATTTAGCAAAATGAATATTGGAATTAAATAAAATCGAGGTTTTAAAAATGATTACAGTTGTTTATGACGATACGATGTGTAATGGTCCTTACCGTGTAGAGCACAAAACAATGGAAGATGCGGTAGAGTCTGTTAATAATGATTTTGAGAGCTTGATGAAAGAATTGCGAGATGAAGGTTATGAACCTGAATGGATTCGTGATGGCCATCATATGCTTGAGGTTTATGTTCCGAATACGTCTATTAACGCATGGTGGGATTTTGAGTAAGGAGAGTCAAAAATGGATACTAACGAAATCAAAATGTTTGAGCAGAAGATGATTGACAGTGCATTTATTGACGCTGTTGATTATGATCCGAAGGTGGCTGCACGAGCTGTGGGAGCACGTAAGATGAAAATGAAGGGCGTGTGCTCCTTTAACGAATACATTAGCTATTTGCAGACAATTACCGGCAATGCAAAATTGTTTTGGAAGTATCAGTTTTGAGTTGATGATATGGTTCTAAAACTTGAATTTACCGATGGTCACGAGCCATGGATATCATTTCCAATGAATAGAGAAGAGGCTTTAAACCTGTGGAATAAGCTGAGTAAGATGCCAACGGTACGACCTGAATTCCGGTTTGGCAAATTGAAGTGTCGCTGTGATTGTCTTGGAAACTGGTATGTTGCTCAGTGGTTCGATGGAATGCACAAAAGTAAGGAGTTCAGATATCTTGCCAACGCTTTGAAGTACATGGAAAAAGAGACGGCTTGAGGTGATAGTATGAGTGAATTTGAAAATAAAGTTTTTGATATTTGGAATCGTTTTGTGAGGAATTTGCCTTGTTATCCAGAAGAAGGTTGTGACCGTTGGTGTGACGGTGAGAACATTCTATGCAAAACAAACGAAGATGCTCAGAGTGTTGCTGATTATATTGATGAAAAGGCTGGAGCGTCAGTATCTGCTACTGGTTTTTATGACCCAGAAGAAGATAAACGAATGGGGTGTGTAGATAAGTACACCGGTTGGTATTACGTCACGATTTGATAAAACAGTTCTTCTAGGAGGGAAGATAAAATGAATGAAAAGCAATTTGCAATTGATACACCTATCGGAAAGATTATCGCAGAAGGCATTACAGAGCCATATCCTGAGATTGTGATTTACCTTAAGAGAAATGATGGCGAAACAATCAACCTGTCTAGTATCAATTATGACAGTAGTGGTGATATTGAAAATTATCTTTGGATGGATGTGCTCAGTGACGAGTACACAGACCATAAGAGCTGGACGTCTGAAGATTTGACCGCAGATTTTTCTTAATGAGCGAAAAGGAGTAAAACAAAATGACTACTAACAATTCTATGACCGTAATAACCTCTAAGCCCTTCGGCGCACTGAATGTGGATGTGTACCAGAATGATAAACATCAGTATTATATGACCCGTGAACAGATTGGGCGAGCACTGGAATGTAAAGAACCTCGGAAGTACATTGCGAAGATTCATGAGCGTAATGCAGACCGTCTTGACCCGTTGAGCTCGGTCGTCAATTTGACGACTGAGGTCGGAAATTATACGCAAGAACGTCAAACATATATGTACAGTTTGCGTGGCGTAATGGAAATCTGCCGCCTTTCTCGTCAGCCGAAAGCAGATGCGTTTATGGATTTCTGCTGGGACATTATGGAATCTTTGATGCGTGGTGATTCCGTTCTTGCTACTCCTCAGATGGATGCTGCACTGAGTAAGGAGTTTATCGATGTAAGACTTCATGCTCTGTTTGATAGTGTGAAGAATCTTCAGAGTGAGCTTGATTCTACCCGGAAGGATCTTAGTGACCAGATCGAGGAGGCTCGTGCTACCAGTAATGAGGCACTGAATGTGATTAGTAGCGTATCTCAGTGTGTCCATCAGATTAAGGACAAGCAGATGGATGATGCGATTCGTTCTACTAGAAACTTTACTCCTCGTAAGGATGTAATGAGTGACTGGCGTAAGAAGATGTATGAACGTATCAATGTGATTGCCGCAATCAATGAAATGAAGGTTCAGGATGTGTTTCGTGATATTTACGAATACATGAATCGTGTCTATACCTTTGTTATTGAGGAAGAACGTAGAAAGTATTGCGCAAGAACTGGTCGCACTGGTCACATTCCTACGATTGATGTGGTCGAAGCAAGTACGATGTATAAGTCCATCTTTGGTGCCCTGGTTGAAGATTCGTATACTGAAGCAATCAATAAGAAGAAGAAAGAAGCTACTAAACAGAAAGCTCTGCCTGAAGCTAAGGCTGTTGATGCAGTTCCTGAAGTAGATGTCTGTGTTGCTCCTGTGATTGATGTTGAAGCTAAGGAAGTTGAGCCTGAGCTGGTTGTAGAGGAAAAGCCCAAGAAGCAGAGCGAAACGGCAAAAATTCTTTTCCCCATTATGCTTCCTCTGGCAGAAAAGCTTGGTGATAAGCCGCAGTACAAGCACACTTACACTCTGATTTATGAGCGTATTGGCTATAAGAAAATGAATAATTTGTTTGTGGCTTACGAAAAGGCACACGGTAATGCACCTCATCCGAAAACTAAGGTGTTTATCGAAAATGAAAAGAATCTCGCGCTGTTTAAGAAAACTGTAAAGCAGCTGATGAAAGAGCAGGAGAATAAGTAATGTATGTAATCTCGAATGGTCATAACTACATTATGAAACGGAAGGGAGGTCGAATCTGCGCCACCTGTGATATCAATCTGGCATTACAGTTTGAATCCAAGGGGCTTGCGATTTGTGAGATCAACAAGCTTCCCGCCGGGTATAAGAACGGGCACTACGCACCGAAGTCTATGGATGAAGCTACCATTGCAGGCAAGAGTCCAAATATAACGGCTCCGGCTGTAAAGTCAAATACATACGCATTTCACATGGAAGATTCTGAATGGCTGGCGGAACTTAAAAAGAATTTGGTTATCACAGATAAAACCATGTGTAATTTGAAAGAGATGTATTCAAAAGTGTACGGTGATTTGACTGCCGCAAGTGATGAGATTGATGACCTTGAGCACGCTATTGAGTTCAAGACTGTTAATGCAGCACAAGGTTATCAGCTTATGGCAGAACTCAAAAGAGCTCGCCGGAAGCGCAGAGAAGCCAAGGACGCAAAGCTTTTGCTTGAAATCGTTATGAATACTGAAACCAGAGAGTGGGGAGATGGCAAGCTAGAAACCGCTATTGAACAGCTTGGCACTCGTCAGTTCACTCCAAAGGTTCGTAATGATCTGTTTGAAAAGAAATGAGGTACATAAAAATGAAGGTCTATATTTTACATGAATGCATTGATTCTAGCGATTTCTATGCCGAAAGTAATGTGATTGCCGCTACCAAGGATAGAATCTGGGAAACTGGAAGGATGATCGACTTGTTTAATGAGTGCAAGGATGATAATCAACCAGTAGATGAAGATGAAACATGGTGTACAAATTGGGAAGCACATGTTGTATGTAACGGTGATAACTATTATCGTCACCATTGGAAGATTGATGAGCTTGAGGTGTAAGGTATGCTCAAATATGGAAATATAACGTGTAAACGTTGTGGTATTACATGGTATGGACCAAAATGCGGAAAGCTTTACTGTGAAGAGTGTCGTAAGGTTGTAAACAACGAGAAGAGTCTCAAGTGGTATAGAAGTAATAGAGAACTGGTTGCGAGGAATCGTGCAGAGAGAAAAGCAATGAGGTGAATGTGATGAGTGCAGTTGTTGAAAGAAAAGAAGAACAGATATCTAAACTGATTTATTTTAATCCGAAACCTTCTGCTCCGGCTAAAAAACGTGGTGTTACAAAAAGTAAACAGAAGCGTAAGCGTAATATTTCTCCAATTAGAAGCTTGGATGATGTTCAAATGATTTCGGAATACTTCTGGGATAAAAAGCAATATCGCAATTGGTGTCTATTTAATGTAGGTATTGCAACTGGTTTGCGTGCTAGTGATTTGCTCAAATTGAAGGTTTCCGATATGTCTTATTGCCTTTATAATGGAAAGATTGAAGTGGTTGAAGACGCTGGAGTTTGTATCGTTGAAGAAAAAACATCTAAATATCGTGAGATTATTCTTACTCCAGAAGCGAGAGACATTGTTGAAACATATATCAAGATTGCGAATCTTGGATATGACGACTGGATGTTTCCGTCTCGACAAGGGAGTTGGAAAAAGTCTTTAAGAACAAATGGTGGAGATGGGAAAACTGGTATTCCTCATATTGCAGAACCCAAAAAGGCCGGTGATCCTATTGATGTTGATTCTTTTGCTCGTATTCTTCGTAATGCTGGCAGAGATTTGGGTCTTAATTACAAGATTGCATCTCATTCTTGCCGTAAGACATTTGGTTATCGTGAGATGTGCCTTAATAAAGATGATAACCAGGCGTTGTCTTGGATTCAGGGTCAGTTGAATCATAGTAGTCAGGATATTACATTACGGTACGTTGGTTTTGATGAGGATAAGGCGAAAGAATATTATAAGAAGACTTTTTATGGTGTGAATACACACAGCTTGGAAGACTGAGGTGTATGATGGCTGATACTTATATTAAGATCTGGGATACCTATGAGAGCTACTTTGAACCCCTTAGTGCTGCTGAGGTGGGGCGTCTGGTATTGGCGATGATGAAATACAAATCGTCTGGAACAGAGCCTGAACTCAACGGAAATGAGCGGTATGTGTGGCCTGCTGTGAAGAGAGATTTGGATAAAGATGCCGAATACATCGAAGGTAAGAGGATTTCTGGTAAAGCTGGTGGCTCATCAAGCAAGCGTAAGCAAAACGAAGCAAACGCAAGCAAAACAAAGCTAGAAAAAGAAAAAGAGAAAGAAAAAGATAAGATATCGTCTTCGTCTTATGATGAAACGACAATGACGAAACCTATCGAGGATGTTTTCCGAGAGAATATCGGGAAGCTTGGCGCTACTGGTCAAAAGGCTTTAGCAGAATATGTTGAGCGAATGGGTGACGAACTTGTGCTTGCCGTGATTGGTAAGTGTTCTGATCTCGGCGGTAGCACATGGGCTTATGTGCGAAAAGCACTGGACGAAGCTGAATCACTTGGTTGTAAGACTGCTGATGATTATCGCCGGATATGTCCGATAGGGAGTGGTCGCAATCTTAGAGTGAGTAGGGACACTCAATGTGGAACCGATTGGCTAAAAAACGCAACCTTGGATAAAAGTCTTCGCAGAATGAAAATGATAAAAGAGTGATTTTAGGAGCGTGATTATGTGAATGAAGATATCGTTTTGCGAGGCGATGAAGCAAAACAGTTTGTGTATAATCTGCATCATCCCAATGTTGCTAAAATAGTGGAAAAGAATAGACGACGGGATAAGGCACTTGATGAAGTGAACTATCAGGAAACAGATGATGGTTTTACGTTTGACATTGATAAAAGTAAATTGGAGGTTTAAATTATGGGACTGTTACTTGGCTTGGGTTTGCTTGGAGCGGCATTTGGCATTGATGCAGCAAAGCAAGTACCGTTTGATAGAGCGTATCGTCGTCTGGAAAATGAGTGGGGAACTTGTACATCGGAAGAGAGTAAGCGATGTGATGCTCTGAAATATGCCGTACAGAACGGTTTGTGCTTCGAGAATGAAAAAAAGCCTGTGATTGAGTGGCAGAAGCTGAGGGATCTTCAGTGGAAATATCAGCTGGCTGGTATTTCTTGGCCGAGAGAATCCGCGATTCGAGATGTGTGTCGTCTAGCAGCTCGTGACCGTGGTTTTGAATACAAAGGATATCTGCGAAACACATTGACGTTTGGTTATATCACTGATCCGAAAAATATTTGCAAACTTGGCATCGTAGATTGAGAGGAGATTTGAAAATGAATAACACTCGTAGAAAAGCTATTAAGCAGACTATTGATCGTTTTTGTTCCATCCGTAAGAAGCTGGAAGAACTTGTATCTGAGGTCGAAAGTGTAAAATCCGATGTTGAGGATATCCAGTGGGAAGAAGAAGAGTATCGTGACAATATGCCGGAAAACCTGCAGGGAAGTGAACGGTACGATAAGGCAGATGGCGCTTGCACAAACCTGTCCGATGCTGTGGATGCTCTGGATGATATGATTGGTGCGTTGGATTTTGATTTTGGAGATGTGACTACATCTCTTGAGGAAGCAATGGAATGATTAAGACCACAAACCCATTAAAGAGAAGTGCATGGGCTGTGTTCTTGTACAGAGGCAGACAAGTTTATTCATATCTTTTGCGTAATAGCAATCTTGGCGACAAGGAGCGTATGGTAGAACTGCTGGCACGAAGATACATGACAGAGCCTGAGAATATTGTTGTAGATATTGAATTTAGAGATTGAGGTGATAGAGAATGACCGCGTTTGTAATGTTTGCTTTTAATGTGGCACTGATAATAGCAGTGAATAATAGTCCGTTTGCATTTTAAGTGGAGGCATGAATATGAAAGAACTGGAAGAAATTTACAATCGATTATATGATGAATACATTGACGCTAGACGAAAGCATTTTGAGTCTGCTCTCGATATGAAAAAGAATGGTGACAGAATATATCTACATGGTAAAGTGCATGGGTTAGAAATTGCCATTAACATCGTCGATGAAGTGCTCGAAAGGGTTAAGGCAGAATATATCAAGGAAGCTTTTGACGTAGACCCATATAAAACCTAAATTCTTTTGGAGGGAAATATGAGATACACAAAGCGTGAAATTATTGGTGCATATCGGATTCTCACGAAGAATATTCAGCAGAATGATCTCGGTTGGCGTGGAAAAATGATTTTAAGTGATGTACTTGATGACTATTTCAGTCGGGTTGAGGGTGAAAAGGTTGTCGTAGATCAAAAGTATGGAAATTTTCGTTGTCCAAAATGCAATACGGTAATTACGAGTAGGTATGATCACTATTGCAGAGATTGTGGTCAGAAGTTTGATTGGAGAGAAACAAGATGAAGATTGATTTGACTCTTAATGAAGCACGAGTAATCCAAGACGCACTTGATGCGACGAGCCTGTGCCGTTCTGGATGCTACATGGGTTACAAGAGTGGTGATGAGGATTTGTGTTTCAAACTTGATAAGGATGGAAATTATCGCTGCAAGCTAATGCGAGAAATTGATTCTATCAATGGCAAGCTTGAGGATGTAATAAATAAAGGCCGATAAAATCCGGGTTCTTGTGGATATTTAACAAAAGGATGTGTGGACCGATGATATAACTATTGATGACGTAGGATTATTAGTAAAATTTTGGTAATTTTGATAATTGTGTTGAATAATCTCTTTGTGCGGTGTATGCTTGAGACAACCTCAATACAAGATGGTCAAGCCAAAAGAATGTGAGGTTAATATAATGTGGATTATGATAATTTTACTTATGGTATTGAATGCTGTGTACGCATTTGGTCTGTTAGGAGCGCTTTCCGATGCTGATGATCAGAGTGAGCGGCTGGTAATGGAACAGGGAAGGGATGGCCGAAATGGATAATTTGAAACCATGTCCGTTCTGTGGTGGAGAAGTTGCCATTGACGAAACAGGGACTGATACAAAGAAGTGGATGTTTATTTCGAGAGCGCACGGAGAAAACAAATGCACTTGCCGTGTTTTTATGGAAAGTGGGGAGTATTGGTTTGATTGCTCCGAAAAGGATAAAGAAAGAATTAAAGCCGACCTTATTGAAGCATGGAATAAACGAATTTATAAAAGTTAAGATTTAAGAGGAGTTAAACATGGGCAAACGAATTGTTGACAAAACCAAAAAGTCCAACGTGAAGTGTGAACATTGCGAAAACTGGACTGGTTATATTGATAATGAAGCGCATTGCAAATTGGACAATCAAGAAAAAGCTTATTACCAAAGATGTAAGCAGTTCCAATGGAAGCGTTTGATTGATTCGCAATTTGATAAAAAGCTGAGATTTAAGGGTTAAACAATGAAGATTGTAAATCATCGAGAGTTTGATAAAGAATATTTCGAAGCCAAAAAGAAGCTTTATGGAACGGATATTGAACTTATTCAAGACGGGGACGGAATTGATACCCCAATGAAGGTGAAAATTGCAATTCCGGGAGTGATGATGGATTTTGAGGAAGCAGCAGTGTTTGCAGAAAAACTTTCCAAAGCCGCAAATATCGCAAAAGAATTTAAGTACAACGGATATTTTCTGGATTGGAATGACTGATGTTTACTAAAACTGAGATTTAAGGAGTGAGTAGTTATGAAAGTTGGAGATAAAGTTTACGCTGAAGATTGGTGCGAAGGCACTATCGATGAAATCGATGGAGATACTGCCATTGTTGAGTTTGATACTTCTTGCGGAGGTGGAAGACTTTCGTTTTCGTTGGAAGAGCTTCAGTTAGCTGAGTTTGATAAAAACTAAGTTTTAATAGAGGTGATTCTATGACAAGAAATGAATTGCTTGGAGCGTTATGCTTTCCAGAATATAATTTTCTTCGGGAGAATGAGCATCTTGGCAAACACATGATGTTTGTGACGGTCGGTGGCAGTCATGCTTACGGGACAAATGTTGAGGGCTCAGATCTTGACATCCGAGGTGTAGCATTGAATTCAAAAGAAGACCTTCTTGGTCTCGGTGAGTTTGAGCATTATGTGGACACTCAGACCGATACAACGATTTATAGCTTTAACAAAGCTGTGAAATTGATGTGCAGTGGAAATCCCAATATGCTGGAACAGTTAGGGAATGCCGATGAACTCGTTATTAGCTATAACCCAATGACGCAGCTACTTATGGACAACAAAAACCTATTCCTTTCAAAGCGTGTGATTTACTCGTTTGGAGGTTTTGCAGGCAAGCTGATTCAGAAGTCTGATATATTAGACAAAGATCCAATCTACCATAATTCAAAGAAAATGCACAAGACGGTAATGAATGCAGTTCGTGTATACCTGATGCTCTTTGACATCTTGGAAAAAGGTGAAATTAAAACCTATCGAGACAACGATCATAACCTCCTGACGCAGCTTCGCAACGGTGAATATGATTACAAAGCGATTCGTCAGCAACTGATTCCGGCCTATGAAAGCAGATTGTCAGTTGACAAGAGTGAGACTTACCTGTCGGACAATGTTGATTGGAAGCTGGTCAACGAGCTTGTGATGACTGTAAATGAGGAGTCTTTAAAGATTTGATAAAAACCAATATTTTTGAAAGGAAGTGATTTTTATTAACTCCAATTTGTTAATAAATCGTAAGCAAAGTGTTGCTATTGTGTGTATAATGTGCCTGTTGGCAGGGAATCTGGTATCGAAGATCAGCCCGGTGATTCAAAATCAGAGTAATTCGTACCTTTATAATAGTAGTCCTCCGGCAGTGAGTGTTGTGCAACAAGAGGAAAAGGAGTCAGAAGTCATTGTAGAGACTGTTGTTGAGACGCGGATTGTGAACTTCAGTCAGGGGAAGCGCGAGCTTACCGATGACGAGCGTGCTCTTGCGGAGCAGATTGTTGCTTGTGAAGCAGGTGCTGATAGCCTAGAAGGTCAGATGGCTGTGGCTCAATGCCTTTATGATTCCGCTGTGCTTGATGGTCTAACCATCCAGCAGGTATTTAAGAAGTATGGTTATAGTTCCTTATATAATAGGAAGGTGACGGCAGAGAACGAACTGGCTGTGTCTATGGTGTTTGATTACGGTGCTAAGATTTCAGACAAACCTATTCAATGGTTTGTGACCCCGGCGGCAGCTCCCGGCAGTTGGCACGAGCGCGGAGCAACATTTGCTGGACAATTTGGCGCACACAGGTTTTATTATGACGCGAAGCTGGTTGTGGATGATGCTGAGTAAATGGCATCATCTAAAATTTCGATAAACAATACAACAAAAAGATGTTTAATATATTGACGAAAACAAAAAGATGTGTATAATATATCTTGAAAGTTGTTTATGTGAGCGGAAGGCGGTATTTCAATGAGTGAGAAAAAGGTTTTGGAAATTATACAGGTTGAAAACTTTTTGAAGTACATAAGAAAAAAGCGAGTGTGGGTTTGCTTTATTTGCAATGGTGTGGATGTTCACATGATCTGCAAGAAGATGGATGACATTGGTGTAGAGACACATGGGGTTGTCAAAGGCATTGGATTTTTTGGAAACGAAAGTCATGTTGAGTTGCGGCAAGAATGCTATGAAGTAAGGAAGATAGAACTTAGGCCGGGCGATAAAGAGAAAGCGTATGAGATGATCTTCGATAACACCAGTGTGTTCGTGTCGGAAAATCCTGAGTTGTACGGGCACTAAAAATATTTTCAAAAACCTCTTGACTTATATGGTTGTATCCTGTATAATATAGCTATGGAACGGAGCTACACTATTATAGAGGAGAAAGATTATGGACAACAATATTGACCCAAAGGTCGGAGAGGTTTGGTTGGTCGATTTGTCAAATGCGACAGGTCATCAGCAGCGCGGTATTCGACCGTTCGTTGTGACGAGCAACAATAAGCGCAACTTCTTTAGCCCCACAATCAAAGGGAATCCATTGTCTTCCAGAATATACAAGCGTTCTCCGGTTCATGTTCTACTTTCAAAGGAAGACTGTAATTTCTTAGAGGTTGACAGTATCGTTCTTTGTGAAGAGACTGACACGCTTAACAAAGGACAGTTCATCAAAAAACTTGGTGTCTTGTCGGAACGTCAGATGAATATGATTGCAATGGCAAGATGTAAGGATGAACCGTTTTTGCTCGCAGCATTCCTGAGCGGCGTACAACATACTATGGAATTTCAGAATTTTGCCGCATTTGCTTGATTTTTTATAATGTTTAATGGTACACTACATATAATAAGAAGGAGTGTGCCACTATGCTTACTGAAGAAAAAATCAACGCTTTTGCCGAAAGGTATTCTGATAAAAGCGGTAAGTTTGTTGTATCGACACTTAACAATGTTATGATCTATGAGGCCGAGTGTGGGTATGAGTTGTTTGATTTTACAAAAAATGATTTTGTAAAGATGTTTGCAAAATACAATTGGGTGAACTCAAGTCGTTCATTTAGAAATGTGAAATCAATAATCACTGGCTACATCAAAAGTGAAGATCGTACAAGTTTGTATGACTTGGCTGAATTTTCGGAAAATGACGTAAGTTCAGACGATATGTATGCAGACAAGTATTTTGCATCGGTTGATGAATTTGTTGACTTATTAAATAAATACGAAGAGCCATATCAGATTCGTATGAACGTGATTGCTGTATTATACTGGATTGGACTTACCGCTGGTGAAATTGTTAATCTAACAATCAATGATGTTGATTTTGAATCTCGTACTGTTCTCAATAGGACTGGTATTGATGCGAGGTTGATGGATATCATCAAGCAGTGTTATGAAATGAAACAATATGATGCTCCCAACATGGGAGGATACAGAACGTTTTATGTCATAAACGGTGATTACATCCTTCGCAAAACAGAGGACAGGACTGGAGCAGACAGTGACCCAAAGATATCTACAAATACAATTCATACCTATTTTATGCGATTGAATGATATTCTCGAAAAAAGAGGTTGTTCTAAGATTTTGGACCAAAGACATTTAACAAGAAACAACGAGTATATCAAGGTTTATGACTATTGCAAAACTCATCCAGAATTTAATCTTGTAGAACTTAGCTTCGGAAATGGTAAAGATCCTCTTGCAGACATTATCGGAAGAAAGTGTAGCAAGGTAGCCTATATTAGCTTCCGGCAAGGATACAAGGGCTGGATTGAGTATTTCCATAAAAATTAAAAACAGGGGGCTTCGGCCCCTTGATTTTAACACGTTAGCTATATAATACAGGATACAGAAAATAGTATTTGAATGGAGAATAACAATGTCTGATTTCAAGAAATTTCGTGCACTGCTGCAGGATCACTTCAATGAGATGGTGAAGGTCGAGAATCCACTGTTTATCACCGATGCAGACGAGGATGAATTGTACAATCTGTACCTCGATAGCTTTCCGGCTGGCACGAATGAGCTGTTCCGTAAGCGTCGTGAGTATGACTGTTCCTGCTGCCGCCGTTTTGTAAAGAATATCGGCAAGCTGGTGGCGTTTGATGCGGGTCATAATCTGGTTTCTATTTGGGATTTCGATGCTAAGTCCGCTAAGTATCAGCCAGTTGTGGACGCTCTGGCTGCCTATGTGAAAAGTCGCGCCATTGCGAATCCGTATTTTGTTAGCCGCAATATGATCGGTTCTGGCAATATGTTCGGCACCGAGATGAACTACGAGTATGATGAAAACCACAAGGATGTGCATACTTGGGATCATTTCGCAGTCAAGATTCCGCAACGTTTCATTACAAGTGGAGATGACGTGGCTACCAAGATGGCTCAATGGCGTGATTCCGCAAACGTGTTCAAGCGTTCTCTGGAAGAGTTGACTATGGAAGCTGTTGATACCGTTCTGGAACTAATTGTGCAGAACAGTCTGTATCGTGGTAAGGAGTTCGAAAGAGCCGTCAAGGTATTTAAGATTCACAAGATTGAATACAACAATACTCCGGCTGAGAATAAGGATGCTTATGTTTGGTTGGCTCCTGCGTGGGGCGATATGGGGCAGTTGCGTATCCGTAATACCGCTATCGGTACTCTGCTGGTGAATCTGAGTGAGGGCATGGATGTTGATGCAGCCGTTACTGCATTCGAAAAAGTTGTTGCTCCTGCAAATTATAAGCGCCCCAAGGCGATTTTCACCAAGAAGATGCTGGAAGATGCACAGAAAACTGTCACCGAGCTGGGTTACATGAACAGTCTGGGTCGCCGGTTTGCTACTCTGGACGATATCACCGCCAATAATATCCTGTTTTGTAATCGTGATGCTGCTCCTCGTATTGTTGGTGCTACAAATCCGTTTGAGGCAATGGCTAAGACTGTTGCGATTGATCCTAAGAAGTTTGGCCGCGCAGAAGAAATTGGCATCGATAAGTTTATCAAAGACGTGTTGCCGACTGCGACTGGGCTGGAGCTGTTCGTGGAGAATCGTTTCGAGAAGAATATGATGTCTCTGATTGCTCCGCAGGATAAGACTGCGCCGAGCATGTTCAAGTGGCCGAATGGTTTCAGCTGGGCATATACCGGTAATGTGACCGACAGTCAGATCCGCGAGAACGTCAAGAACGCTGGCGGTAAAGTTGATGGCGTGCTGCGTTTCTCTATTCAGTGGAACGATAAGTCGAGCGAGTGGGATGAAAACGATGAGGATGCTCATTGCATTGAACCTGATAAGAATCATATCTATTATGGCGATAAGTGGAATCCTCGTACTGATGGCCGCCTAGATGTTGATATCCGTTGTCCTAATCAGGGTAAAGCTGCGGTCGAGAATATCACCTGGCCTGACATCAAAAAGATGAAGGAAGGCGAGTACAGCTTCTATGTAAACTGCTACGCTAATCGTGGTGGTAAAACTGGTTTCCGTGCTGAAATCGAATTTGATGGCAACATCTACTCGTTTAACTATGATAAGCCGCTGCATCAGGGTCAGAATGTCGCCGTGGCAAAAGTCACGCTGAAGGATGGCAAATTCTCTATCAAGGAGTTGCTGCCCAGTTCTACTAGAACCCGTGAGATCTGGGGTGTAAATTCCAATCAGTTCGTGCCTGTGTCTGTGGTGATGTACTCTCCGAACTACTGGGATGAACAGACTGGTAATGGCAACCGTCACTACTTCTTCATGCTCAAGGATTGTGTCAACCCTGAAAAGCCCAATGGTTTCTACAACGAATTTCTGAAGGTGGAACTGCTACAGCATAAGCGTGTGTTTGAGGCACTTGGTTCTCAGATGGCAGTTCAGTCGGTAGATGACCAGCTGTCCGGCGTTGGCTTCTCTGAGACGAAGCATGATTCCTTTATTGTCAAGGTTCAGGGCGCTACTGAGAGAGTTCTGAAAGTGGTTATCTAAAAGGAGAAATTATTATGGAAAAGAATCTGTTTGAAATCGCAACTCGTAATCGTTACCGTTTTACCTACAAGGGCGTCATGACTGTTGAGGATCTGTGGGATCTGAGTGTCGAGGCATTGGATGCGATTTTTAAGACTCTGAACCGTCAGAAGAAAACTGCAGACGAAGATTCTTTGCTGGCTGTTAAGAGCGCCGAGGATACTGAACTGGCAAACAAGATCGAGCTGGTCAAGTACATCGTATCTGTCAAGCTGGCTGAATCTGAGGCTCGTGTGAATGCTGCCGAAAAGAAGGCGCAGCGCGATAAGATCATGAAGATTGTGGCAAAGAAGAAGGACAAGGAACTTGAAGATATGGATGTTGACCAGCTGATGAAGAAGCTGGAAGAGTTGAGTTAAAATAGACATTTTATCGTGATTTTCGTTAAAATAATTAACGAAGTATCGTGATATTTCTTCCTCCGAAAACGCCCTGCGTGGGGCTGACAGCCGGGAAAGACCGGCGATATATGCCAAGGTGCTGCAAATGGGAGACAGGGCGAGCCCAAACCTCGCTGTGGAAACACATGCGGTTTCGAATACCGTCCTTGGCACCAGATAATTTTATGAAGAAAGGATGATTGCATGGTTAATAGGGCAGAAGATCATATTGGTGATGTCTTTGATTTGTTTGAGGTGATTGATGTTATTCGAGATGAAAATAATATTCCATCTTACAAATGTCGATGTAAAGAATGTGGATGGACAGGGCTAAAAAATATAGCTCAGGCGAGAGCGGTTAAAGTGTGTCGGCATAAACAATCGAGTGGCGATTATAGAAATTTTTCTACACGGTGGAAAAACAAAAGAATCGGACGAATCTTTCATGGAATGAAAGCAAGATGCTATGATGTTGATGATAAAAACTATATAACGTATGGCATGAAAGGAATTTGTGTTTATCAAGAATGGTTGGATAATCCAAAGTCATTTGAAGAGTGGTCGTTGAAAAATGGATACAAAGATAGTTTGACAATCGATAGAATTGATTCGACAAAAGATTACTGTCCTGATAATTGCAGATGGATATCATTGGAAGATAATTCAAAATATAAATCCACAACTCGAATGTTAGAAGTAGATGGTGAAATACATACGGGACGTGATTGGGCGGCAGAATTAGGGCTTGGAACAAACACGATAAATAAATATGTAAGAAGATACGGAGAAGATAATACAAAACAATTTATAAGAAGAGTATTAAAGGACCCGGATAAAGTGAATTCTCGACAAGGGAAACAAACTATCTATAATCTTTACATGAACTAAATTGAAATGGCCCAGTGTAAAAACTGAGTACATTGGGCCAAATATTTATATGAGCACCCGTGGTGAAATTGGCAACCACGATGGACTTAAAATCCATTCCCGGTAACGGGTTGCGAGTCCGAGTCTCGCCGGGTGCATATTTCTGGGCGTAGCGAAGTTGGCATCGCACCTGTTTTGGGAACAGGGGACCGCAAGTTCAAATCTTGTCGCTCAGACCACTACGAGGATTCGCCAAGTTGGTAAGGCAGCGGAATTTGACTCCGCCAGCGCTGAACAAGCGGTCACAGGTTCGAGTCCTGTATCCTCGGCTTATATGCGGGTATGGTGTAACTGGCAGCCACGTCAGATTTAGGATCTGATGCCGAAAGGCGTGAGGGATCGTGCCCCTCTACCCGTACCACGGTCATAGAATGGTTGCGTACCGTTTGTTGATCTCCTTTACTATTATTCCCAGCTCGCCAGTGATGGTGCAGTAGTGCTTTGTAAGCTGGGTGATTGTGCAGCTATGGTGTTAGTGGTTAGCACATCTGCCTTCCAAGCAGAGAGGGCGGGTTCGAGTCCCGTTGGTTGCTCCAATCTCGTATGGGTAGGATTTTTAGCGGTCAAATCCGGCTGCGCCTGTGCGAGATACCACCCCGAAAGGGGCGAGATATAGGAAATGTGCATCACTGTTATTCCTTCCTCGTCTATATGATATAGATGCAATAGTGTTTTATAAGGAAGGTGCCCAGTTGAATAGTTGCAGCTGTTTAACTGGTTTTTATGGGATAGTAGCTCAGTTGGTCAGAGCTGGCGACTCATAACCGCTTGGTCGCGAGTTCAAATCTTGCCTGTCCCACCAACCCGATAGGGTGAATACATAGAAGGAGTTTTGTAAAATGGCGGATAAATATCTAAGCATTATTACAAATTTTGGGTGCCATTATAAGTGCCCAGAATGTATTGTTCGTAATAATAATCTTAAAATGTCACCAACAGATGAACGTTCATCTTGGGGACGGTTAGAAAGTGTCCTTCAAAATATGCCTGACACAAATTGGGTTTCGGTTTCTGGTGGTGGAGATCCGCTGTTTCATTGGTGGGAACATCAGTTTTGGTGGAAAGGTTTCTTCCATATGTGTCAGCAAGAGAATAGAAAAACGGAATTACATACAAGTTATTACGATACCGCCTATAATTCTCAGATGCTAATGTTTCCGCTTTATATCTTTGATCGTGTTGTTTACCACTGCCATCATCCAGAAGATCTTGATGATGTTGGGCGAGTCGGAAGCGAAATCGTTCGTGTTGTTTTCGTTGTTGATGATAGTATGACAGAAGAAATTATCAATGACATTGCAAACTTTGTGAAAACGTCTGATCAGATTGACGAATTATCTTTTCGACAGAGAATCGATGACCATTATCAGCCGACCTATCATCTGCACGATTTTTTGAAGGCCGGTCATCAGAAGCGCTGGTGGTATATCGAGCAGTGTGATTACAACACCTACTATCATAACGGTGATTTGTTTACAAAGTACACTGATATCTTTGATAAGTACCAGTAAATAATTCATCTAAATCTTTTGTTTTATAGGCGAATTGATAATATGACGTTGATACGTCTATTATTTTTCGCTTATTTTCTGAGATTTAGCTATATAACACAGGATACGAAAAGGAGGTGGTTTGGTGAAACATTATGGAAGTATTTGCGAGATTGATGGTTCTAAGATTGAACCTGTCTCGTGTATCACTGGTGGTTCACCTTGTTAGCCAAGATCTTTCTATTGCCGGTAAGCGGGCAGGTTTGGCTGGAGAACGGTCTGGTCTATTTATGGAAATGATTCGTGTGATAAAAGAAATGAGGGATACCACCAATGGAGAATATCCAAAATTTGCAATCTGGGAAAATGTTAGAGGAGCACTCTCCTCAAACAACGGAGAAGACTTCCGATGTGTCTTGGAAGAATTTGCACACATCGTCGAAGCAGACGCTACAATTCCTAAACCTTCGGAAAAAGGTGGAAAATGGTCTAAATCCGGCGCAATTTCCGGTAATGGATGGTCTTTGGCATGGAGACTCTTCGATGCTCAATACTGGGGAGTGCCCCAACGTCGTCAAAGAATCGCGCTTGTCATTGATTTTGGAGGACAACGTGCCGCAAAGATATTATTTGAGCGCACGGGCGTGCCAGGGAATTCTGACGAGAGCATCCCGACGTGGCAAGGCGCTGCCAGAATTGCTGAAAAATGCATTGTTGGAAATGATCGAGTGGTGGGAGAAAAAAGCTTTTGTATCGTCGGAAACATGATTGACAGAGAAACCAACATGAATGGGACTGGTGTAAAAGAAGATACTGCTTTCACTATAAACACTATTGACCGTAATGCTGTTGCCTACACTTTAAAGATTCGTTCGGGATGCGAAGGCTGTGGCAAAGGCGCACTGGTACAGATCGAGAAGAGCGCAACGCTTTCTACATTGCAAGATCAAACGTTAATTTGCTTGGCAGACAACACCTCTTTACATAATTCAAAACAAAAGATTTCCCCGGTGGTGTTTGAGAGCCATAGTCAAGATGCTCGATACACCCAGCAAGGTAATACAAGTCCGGCTTGTACGGCTCAATGGGGAACTGGTGGCAATAATATGCCGCTTGTTGCCGAAAAGAAAGCCTTTGCAATGCAACGCATTGGTGAATACAAGGAAAGTGAACAAGCTAGTACGATGAAATCTCGTGACTACAAGGATGCTACTGGCTTGATTGCAGAGAAGGAAACGAAGAATCTGCAATGGATTGTTCGTCGTCTGACCCCCGTTGAGTGTGAGCGGCTGCAGGGTTTTCCGAGCGGATGGACTGATATTGGCGAGTGGGTTGATGAGAATGGTAAAAAGCACAAACCAGCTGATTCTCCTCGTTACAAAGCACTCGGAAACTCGATTGCGTTGCCGCAGTGGCACTGGATTTTCCAGAAAATGAAGCCGTATATCGGTGAGAATCCTACGCTTGGCAGTCTTTTCGATGGAATCGGTGGCTTTCCGCTTGTCTTTGAAAGTACGTATGGTGATGGTACTGCTATCTGGGGATCTGAAATTGATAGCTTTTGCGTTGCGGTAACTAAGAAGCATTTTCCAGAAGACTAAATCTCATAAAAGGCTAATTCAAATAAGAGGCGACACAATGAACAACAAAATTTCTGTCAAAGCAACCATCGATCCCGGTTCTTTGAGTATTCCGGCAAGTCCTATCTTCCAAAAGGAAAAGAATACATATCTTTGTCCGTTTTGTGTGACGAAGCTGGAGAAGTTCGAGCGTGAATGTTCTGATTGTCATCGCAAGATGGATTGGAGTAGGTTTACTGAAAAGAAGGAGGAGATGTTCACTTGAATATAGATTTCTTCCAACGGCGCAAGACTCAGCTTGAGGATACTCTTCTTTTGAAAAATCAGGCGGTCGATATGCTTGATTATCTAAAGACGCATTGTATCAATAGCGACCAGTATTGTACCATTCGGGATTACATTGAAGAAGCTGCTAAGATTCTGGAGAGTGACCTCGAATACGCAAACAACAAGTTGCAATCCGCATTCAGACCTAAGTATGGTCGGAACAACAGACTGACTCGTGTTCAATCTAAAATGTTCCGTGATAGAGAATATTAAAAATGGGGTGATGCCGCTATGGTGATAAGTAAACATGTTTGTAACTGGTGTGGCAAGGAATATTCCAAGAATCCTTGTGGAGATACAATCTCTATGTATCACGAATTTGGTTATGAAAGCCCGATATGGGATGGTGCGAAGCTACAGTTCTCTTTGTGCCAGGAGTGCTCCGATAAGTTTGCAGGAGTACTCCGAGCGATGTTTACATACGATCCCATTGAAGATTCTCAGTGTTAACGACCCGAAGGGTTGTTAAATATAAGCCATCAATAAACCAGACGGAGGATAATACATAAAATGAATAGTGCATGAATTGATTCAAGACAATAAAAAGAGACATAAGTGATTACAGATGAAACAAAATTACATAAAGGAGACTTGATATGGCAGATAGAATTTTTAATCTTCCTCAGACCCGTGGTTCTTTTGAGATGGCTGGTAAGGTCACCGGCACCCAGCGTAGCAATTTCTATAACGAGAAGGAGACTAAGAGTGGTGTTACGCGCCGTGTCCTGAGTTTTGGTATTCAGACTTCCAATGAAAACACTTTCTATGTTGATCTGGCTGGGATGCCTCGTGATAAGGTTTACTTCTTCCGCCGTGCCGATAAGGACAAAGGCATTGAGAAAGATAAGAAGGAAGTCGCTTGGAAGGATCGTCTGACTTATGTTGCACCGGAAGGCTACGACATGATTGGCGTTAAGGTCGGTGTTACCAAGAAGACGAATGAGTCTGGCAAGGTTGTCAACGATAACAAGACTCTGACCGATTTCGATGCAGCTAAGGAGATTTCTGAGAATCTGCATGACGGTGACAATGTGTATGTCCGTGGCAACATCGAGTATAGCACTTACAACGGTAAGCATCAGATTCGCTTTGTTCCTACTCAGGTTTCTCTGAGCTCTAAGGAAATCGACTTTGATGCAGAGGGTTTCGAGGAGCTGGCTCTGTTCACTCAGACCATTGTTTATACTGGTTGCCGCAAGAGCGATGAGTGTGATGAGGTAGTTGTCGATGCAAAGATCGTGAACTACAATACCATCGAGGATGCAGAGTTCTTCATTGACTATAAGGCAAACACTCAGAATAAGGTTCTGGCTGATTCTATTCGTAAGCGTCTGAAGTCTTATACTAGCTTTGAGTGTTTTGGTCCCATCGTTAATCAGCAGAAGGTCGAGGAAGTTGAGACTGAGAATATCTGGGGTGGTCCTAACAAGATGAAGCGCCAGAGCACTCCGGCAGTTCGCAAGCTGTATATCGAGGGTGTTAATCCTGATTCCTTTGATCCGAATCCCGGCGATAAGGATGCAAAGCCAACTTACACTGAGGACAATATCTCTGAGGCACGGGCAAAAATTGCTGCCAACGCTCAGGCAAAGAAGGACTTTGATGGCAAGGCTGCTGAGAACGACACTTCTTGGTGGGGTGGTTCTAATAAGTCTACTGTAACTCCTGAAGATGAGGAAGATATCAACTGGGGCTAAAATTTTTTAACCGTTAGCTAAGTAATACAGGATATCAATAAGAGAAAAGATTTAGAGAGGAATTTACATATATGGCTATGATTCGTAAAGCATCTGCTGTTCGTAAAAAGCTTCATATGCTGATTTATGGTGAGCAGGGAACTGGTAAGTCTCGTACTGCAATGCAGTTGTGTTATCTGAAGAATGCAGACGGTAAGCCGTTCCGTGTTCTGTATCTGGATACCGAGAATGGTTCTATTGATAACTATACTGAGGAACTGGAAGCCAATGGTGTGAACCCTGACAATTTGCTGATTGTTTACACTCAGTCTCTGGCAGAAGTTCAGGATTATATCAAGATGGTTACCAACGATGAGGATATCGAGGATGAGAATGGTGATGCTTGTCTGGACGCAGATGGCAAGCCGTTCCGTGCAGATGCTCTGGTTGTTGACTCCGCATCCATTCTCAAAATGACAGCTACTCAGGGCCTCACCGCCTTCTCGCAGAAGCGTGCCAAGGTTAAGGCTGCATCTCAGGGTCTGACTGGTGATGAAAAGGCAGTTAAGATTGAGGGTGCTGGGATGGAGCTCAAGGATTTCAATACCCTGAACTTCAAGGGCCAGTCTCTGATTTTGGATCTGAATGCATCTGGCGTGAATTACATTGTTATCTGCCGTGAGAAGGATGAGAAACATACCAAGGTTGTGAATGGTTCTATTGTAAGTGAGCCGACTGGTCGCAAGATTCCTGATGGCTTTGCTGGTCAGGAGTACAACGTTGATACTGAGTTCCGCCTGTATTTTCAGGATGGTCAGCAGCTCGCTTTCTTCGATAAGGATCGTACCGGTATGCATAAGGGCGGTGAGGTTGTTGAGGATCTGACCCTGCTTGAGTATCAGGATATTATTTCCAGCAGCGCAAAAAACCGAGAGAATGTCATCAAAAACGGCTTAAACGATGCTGTTAAGACTGAGGTTAAGCTGAGTATGCGTGACCTTGGTATCGAAAACGATGAGCCGGATGATGTTCCGGCAGATAAGAGTTCCGATAGTAAAGAGCCTTCTATGGATGACATCAAGGCAAAGCTGAATGACCTGATTGCTTCCGCTTCTCCCATGAAGAAGAGTGCCGCACAGAAGGCTGTTAAGGCGGCTGGCCTGTCTACCGCATTCCGTTCCATGACCGACATCGAGGAACTGAAGAAGGTTGCCGCAATTATGGAGAAGGAACTGGCTTAATGGAACTTACCCGTAAATGCAAAATTTGCGGGAAGAACATTTTCATCGAGCGAGACCGTAGCACTTTTTTCTACGACAAGACTGGTTTTTACCATAAGGATTGTTTTGTAGAAAAAAAGAAAAATCAAAAACGCCCTTGGACAGATGACCTGCTAAGGGCATTTTTTGACAAAGTAAGTGACACTACGGACAAAAAGGTCGATGATCTTCTTTCCAAAAAGAGAGAGCAGGACAAAAATCGTGAGCTTGCTCATATCAAACAGGAAGAGAAAAAGATTCTTTTCGACCATATTCGAGATACATACGCCCCGGCGGTTGTTCCTGGTAGCTTCTACTCGAAACTTACGCAACTGATTTCCGGTAATTATTACAAATATAGAGGTTCGATTCCTCCGCTAGAACTTTACGATATGTGGGTTCTAGCGAAACCCCGACTAGATAAGATAATTGCCGAGAAAGAAGCAAAGGGTTGCGATATGAGCCAGCGATGGAATTACGACTTGGCTGTTTTATTGGCTCAATATCCTAGTTATCTCGAACGAAAAGAAAGACTAGCTTCGATTCGCAGTGAAAGCGAAGGCAAAACGAAGGAAAATTTGACTGAAACGGTACTGAAACGGATGAAAACAGTACCAAAACAGAGCAAAAACGAGAACGAAATTGATATAAATGCAATTCTCGATGAGATATAAAAGAGGTTGGTAAATGGATAATACAGTTCATGACGCTCAAAGATTGAAGGAGCTTCAGGCACTCCCTCTTGAGCGAAAGATTCAAATCACTCAAAATCGCATCCAGGAATGGTATATGCACTATGATGGTGGTGTGTACGTCAGCTTCTCCGGCGGTAAGGATTCTACTGTACTTGCTCATTTGACAAAGCAGCTGTTCCCAGATGTCCCGCTTGTGTTTAGTAATACAGGCTTGGAATACTCGTCAATCCAGAAATTTGCACGAAACGCAGATGCTGTTTTTGTTTATCCCAAGATGGGATTTAGTGATGTGGTCTCTACATATGGTTATCCTCTTATCTCTAAAGAAGTGGCTGAAGCGATTTACTACGCTAGACGAATCAGAAATAGCGGCGCAGCCACCATGAGAGAGAGAGAGAGTAAGAACAACTCTCAGGAAAAGACAAGAACTTCTGGGTTTAAGGACGAACTGTCTGGGAGGTGTCTTTAGCAACCCGTGGCTTTACGATGAAACAGGAGTTTTTCAAGGAAACAGACGGACGATTCTACTTGGTAATGAACCGGGAGCTGAAATGAAGGCCGGAACAAAATCCATGTTCAATAAGGAAAAATGGTTGCCAGCAGCACAAGAACTTCCGTTTGCAATTTCTCATTACTGCTGTTCAGTTATGAAAAAAGGTCCGATGAAGAAATATGCAAGGGCAACCAAGCGTAAACCTATTATTGGAACGTTGACTGATGAAAGTCGTGTTCGCAAGCAAGCTTGGATTCGACATGGGTGTAATGCTTTTGATAGCAAGTCTCCAACAAGTCAGCCTATGAGTTTTTGGACTGAGCAGAACGTGCTCACTTTCATCAAACAGTCAGAAATTCAAATTGCAGATGTCTATGGCGATATTGTTCCTACGAGTGATAAGCCGGATGCGCCATTGTGTTGTACTGGGTGTGATCGTACCGGATGCACGTTTTGTGGATTTGGAGCTCACAACAAGAACGATAATAGATTCCTGACACTTGCCGAACTTGACCCAAAGAAGTACGAGTATAGTATGAACGGCGGTCAATGGGTAGACAATCCAAAATATGATGCTACTGCACCTGAGTATGACGGAGTTTGGAAGAACTGGAACCCGAAGAAAATTTGGGTGCCCAGCAAAGAAGGTCTTGGACTGAGAAAAGTTTTCGATATGTTCAATGAACTGTACCCAAACAACAAAATTCAATATTAAAAAATATAAAGGGAGGTGGATGAGTGGAACTCATTTCAAATATCCCGAACGAAATTCTATTTGTTGGCGCAATTTACAAACATCCTGACTATTTGGTCGAGTATGGGCACTATGTCAAGAGCAAGTACGATTTTGCTGATGAAGCAACAAAATTTTTCTACGATGCAGCGTTAATTATTTACGAAACTCGGACTCAAGAATTTAATAAAACGTCTGTTTTAACGTTTATGGCTGAAGACGAGTCCAGATTGTCCCAATACAAGCGGCTGAAGGGCTGGTCAACCATTGAATACTACATGAGCCTTGCGAATGACGATGACATCAAGGGATACTTCAATATCCTGAAGAAATATTCTCTACTTCGTGAGTATCAGAGAAACGGATTTAACATTGAAGGAATCTTGAAGCATCGACAGTTTGAAATGTTTGGTGCTCAGGACATTTACAAATTGATTCGTGGCAAGGCCGACAAGATCAATACGGTTATTATCACAAACGATGATGCTGAGATTTTGAATAATGGTCTGCTGCCAATGGTCAATGAACGTTTGAGTGTTCCTGATATGGGCTTGCCGTTCCAGTATCCTATCATGAATGATTTGTTCCGAGGATTGAAGCTGGGCACTGTGATGTTCAATGGTATGCCATCTAACGCTGGCAAGACTAGATACATGATGGCGATTGTTGCCTACGTTACATTGGTTCAAAAGCAGAAAGCTCTTCTGCTGCTGAATGAGATGGATCTTGAGTCAGTCCGGTATTGCTTACTGGTCACCGCCATCAATAATCCTGAGTTTCAAGAGTTGCATGGTCATCGTTTCCATAAGGACGAGCGAGAAATCACCCTTGGAATGTACCGGGACGCGAATGGAAATTTTATCTTCAGAAAACAAAACGAAGACGGAGAATACATAGAAAGTATTGACGAGTTCACCGCTCGTGTCTACGAGGAAAGCGAAGAGTATCGCAATGTTCTTGATGTTTGCCAGTGGATTGAGAGCGAATCACAAGGCTTGATTATCGCAAAGGATGTTTCTGCTGATTATAGTGATAAGTCCCTGCGATTTGAAATCCAAAAGGCAGCTCTCACTCAGGGAGTTAAGTATGTGTTTTACGATACTCTAAAGAACGACATTGCATCGATTGGTGAATGGGCAGCATTCAAGGTTACAGCTACCGAGCTTGAAGAGATTGCGAAAAATCTAAAGATCTTTATCTACGGTAGTATCCAGTTGGCCGAAAATGCCCATGAGTATCTTCCTGATGAGCTGAACTCAAACAACATTGCTGAGTCAAAAATGATTAAGCACGTTGCTTGGACGATGGTTCTGTTCAAGGAGATTCCAAAAGATAAGTTCGCGAAGTATCAATACATCTCTCACGACCCTGAGTGGGGCGGCGACTGTGCCCATCAGCTGAATCCAGATAAGCGGTATTACGTTGGAAACATCGATAAAAACCGTTTTGGTGAGAAAAAGAAAATCATGTTTGAAGTGAATTTGAACCAGAATGTCTGGAAAGAGGTCGGTGTCTGCACCAGAAAGTAAGGAACTATAATGGTAAATATCGCAGATCTGAAAAATTACATTCTTGAAGAACAGCAGATTGAACCGATTCTGGAGGAACTTGGTTGTCATCATATCAGTCACAAAACTGGTTATTACCAGTGTGCAAATCCAGATGGTGACAATAGAACGGCACTCTGTATTTACGAGAATGAAAATCTTACTGCGGTAGATTACACACGAGATATTGCCAATGGAAAGACCAGTTATGATTTGATTTCTGTCGTCCAGTTCTTTCTGGAACTGTCTTTCCCAAAAGCTATTAAGCAAATCTGCGAATGGGTTGGACTTGACTACTATCACAACTTCGAGGAAGATCTTCCTAAAAGTATGTTGATTCTAAAAGAGCTCATTGCCATGCAAAATGAAGATGAAGAACACGAGGATGACCGTCCGATAGTCCCCATCTCCGAAGCCATCCTCGGTTATTACAAACCTTATGTGAACCGGATTTTTGCTGACGATGGGATATCTTACGAGACGCAGCAGGAATTCGAGATTGGCTTTGATGAATTGACAAATAGAATCACGATTCCAATCAGAGATGAAATTGGCACTCTAGTTGGTGTAAAGGGAAGATACTTTGGCAAGCCGCCTGAAGGCGAGATGAAGTACAAGTATATTGAGCCGTGTGCCAGAAACCGTATTCTGTATGGCCTGTATAAGACAGAGCCGTATATTAAGAATGAAGGTCTGGTATATGTTGGTGAAGCTGAAAAATCTGTCATGCAAATGTGGGATATGGATGTCTGTAATTGCGTGGCGACCGGCGGCAAGAAGGTTTCACAGAATCAAATCGAAATTTTAACACGTCTTTGCGTTGATATTTGTTTTGTCTTTGATAAAGACGTTCAGCTTAGTGAGCTTATGGTTCTCGCCAATCGATTTGTCGATGGCGTAAGTGTGTATGCTGTAGTAGATGATAAAGGGATTCTGGATGAAAAGGAAGCCCCGACTGATAATCCTGAAAAATTTAAGGCATTGATTGAGAACTGTGTTAGGAGAATTAAATGAATGTAAAACTCTGGAAGGGGAGTAGGAACGACCTATCAGACCCGATTGGAACGATTATGGAGAATAGAGGGGTTGAGGATTATAAGACCTACATGAACCTAGATGATTCTTGTCTGAATTCTCCGTGGGAACTGGACAACATGGAAGATGCTGTCAGGCTGTTGAACAAACATATCTGGAATAAGTCTATTATCTCTATCCTTGTAGATTGTGATGTGGATGGATTTACAAGTGCTTCAATGATGTTTCAGTATTTGAAGACGATTGGTTATTTTGGAAAAATCAATGTTCTGCATCATGGTGGCAAGGAGCATGGGCTCTCTAAAGAAATTGAGGTTCCACCTGAAACTACCTTGCTGATTATTCCTGATGCTGGCAGCAACGATGTTGAACAGTGTAAGGAACTCCGCGAAAATGACATTGATATTTTGATTCTTGACCATCATATCTGTGATAGAGAGAATCCTTACGCAGTAATCGTCAACAACCAGAACGGTACATATCCTAATAAGGAATTGTCTGGCGCTGGCGTGGTGTATAAGTTCCTTCAGGCTGTTGATGAATATAATTGGACTGATGTTGCAGACAGGTATCTTGATCTGGTGGCTGTCGGAAACATCGGCGATGTTATGGATATGCACTCGCATGAGACAAAGCGCCTTTGTACGAAAGGTCTGGCACGAATTGTAAATCCGATGATTTGTGCTTTAGTTGAGGCGAATAGTTTCAACATCAAGGGAGACCCGACCATCAATGATGTTCAGTTTTACATCGTTCCGATGATGAACGCACTGATTCGTGTTGGCTCATCCGAGCAAAAGAAACGGATGTTCCGTGCAATGGTCGGTGAAGAGCAGACTTTCCAGTACACTCCGACTCGTGGCAAGAATGCCGGTGTTACGATTGACGAGACTCTGGCGCAGCATGTAGCTCGTGAGTGTTCGTCTTGCAAGTATCAGCAAAACAAGACCAAAGACAAGGCTGTCGCAGAGCTTCAGGAACTGATTGAAAAGCACAATGCAGATCAGAATAAGATTCTCTTCTGCAACTCCACTGGCATTCTTGACAACACTCTGACTGGTGTTGTGGCAATCAAGCTGGCTGAAATGTATGCAAAACCGTGCGTACTGCTTCGTACATTCACTGATGAACCGGATTATTACGGTGGCTCAATGAGAAATCCTGACGGTTCTCCGATTGAAAGTTTAAAGGAGTTCTTGATGAGTACCGGAGATTTTGAGTCAGTTCTTGGTCATGATAATGCTGCTGGTGTGAAAATCAAGAAAGAAAATGTACCAAAGGCGATTGCGGATTGCAATGAGCTGCTTAAAGACGTCACGATGAGTAAGGCAATCGTAGTTGATTTTGATTTTGACTATAGTAGGCTGACTGTTGCATTGCCGAAGACCATGTATGAAATGCATAAAATCTGGGCACAGGGTATTTCCGAGCCGTATTTCTACATTAGAAATATTCCGTTAGCTCATAGTGGATGTGCTCCGATGGGCAAGAACGGCAATATGTGGAAGTATTCTGATGAAGAAAAAGGCATTGATTTTGTGTGCTTTGCTGATAATGGCCGGATGATTGGCTGGATCAACAATGACTTCTATGGTGGTCAGGAAGAAAAATATATCAATGCTGTGTGTCGGTTGTCTTTAAACCAGTACGGAAACAAGGTGACTCCGCAAGCACAGATTGTTGATTTTGAGGTGATTTGATATGGGAAATTGGAAACGTGCTATCGCCATCGACTTTGATGGCACTCTCTGTGAGAATAATTATCCTGATATCGGTGAGCCAAACTGGAATGTCATTTACCAAGCAATTCAGGAACAGAAGCACGGTGCTGGTCTGATTCTCTGGACTTGCCGGGAGGGAAAGCTTCTGTATGATGCAATGGAGGCTTGTTTTGATTGGGGCATTCAGTTTGATGCCATCAATGATAGTCTGCCGGAGTGGAAAGAGCATTTTGGCACTGCTCCTAGAAAGGTTGGGGCTGATGAATATTGGGATGATAAGGCTAAGGTTGTAAAAAATGGAGAGTTGATTGATAATGACTACTGTTGGACAACTTGAAACAGCAATCCGTGATTTTATTGAAGAATGCAAAAAACAAAGTGATTCTGAGTGGCCGTGTTTACAGTGTCCCTATGAACATTTTTGCGACAGATTAAGGTTTCCGTTTGATATTCTTCCAAGCGAATGGGTGATTGACGATGCTAACTCCTGAACAGTTTGAGGCTGACGTTAAAGAATTTATTGCAGAATGCCAGAGCCATCCGGTGCTTGATTTGTCAAAAGATGATCCATGCGAAGGGTGTCGCTTTGAGGATTTTTGCGATAGATTCTATACGGGTGATGGTAGCACATGGCATTGGCGAGTTTATGAGAGGGGTGAATGAATGGTTTACATTACAGGCGATATTCATGGCGACTTTAATCGTCTCTTAAAGATAAATAAATTTTGCATTAAACATAGGCTTGGAAAGAACGACTGGATCATCTGTCTTGGTGATGTTGGTCTAAACTATTATGGCAAGGATAACATCAACGAATGGAGAGTTAAGACCATTGCTACGGACATCCCTGCGAATTTATTCTGTATTCATGGAAATCACGAACGCCGCCCGTCTCGTAAGGATGGCTATAAGACAAAGGAAATCAGTGGAGATATTTGCGGTAAAGTGTGGCATGACCCACATTATCCCAATCAGTATTTTGCTATTGATGGCGAGGTTTATCAGATTATTGCTGATAGGGAAATTCTGAACTGTCTTGTTTGCGGCGGAGCCTATTCTGTAGATAAATATTATCGGTTGGAGAGTGGGTGGCATTGGTTTCCTGATGAGCAGCCAAGTGAAAAAATAAAAAAGAAGGTTGCAGAAGTTGTAAGAAACCAAACGATTGACGTGATGCTTACGCATACATGTCCGACGAGTTATGTACCAACCGAACTATTTCTCGATGGTGTTGATCAGAGTACGGTTGACAATTCTACTGAACGATTTTTCGAAGATATTCTCGGTCGTTTTAGGTACAATGAAATTTTTGGATGGAACACACCATTCTGGTATTTCGGTCACTTCCACGGAAATAAATACACTGATGACTATGTGATGCTTTTCGACGATATTATTAAGTTTGGAGATAAGAGGAAGGAGTAAGAATGTCAAGTAGTTTACACACGCACTCGAATTACAGTCTGCTAGATGGGTACTCTTCTCCTGAAGAAAATCTAAAAAGAGCATCAGAACTTGGTTTGAAGGCCGTTGCTATTACGGAGCATGGTGAGGTGACAAGCTGGCCGTACTACTCAGAACTAAAAGACAAGTATCCTAGCGTAAAACTTCTTTATGGTATTGAGGCATACGAGTGCGAGGACAGGGAAGTAAAGGACAAGAACAGTAAATACTGGCACCTAATTATCATCGCAAAGAATGAGGCTGGCCGTCAGGCTGTTAATCGCTTGTCTACACTCGGTCATCTTCATGGCTTTTATAGCCGTCCTCGTATCACAAAAGAGGATATCGCTAAGGAAGATACAAATAATTTGATTATCCTGTCTGCTTGTTTGGCAAGTAGGCTATCCAAAACGGATGATTATGACACTTGTGTCAAGCTGGTTCAAGAGTATAAGAATTTGTTTCCTCACTATTATCTTGAGGTTCAGGCTCACGCAAACAGTGAACAAGCAAAATATAATCAGAAAATCATGCGGTTGGCAAACGACACTCATACAAAAGTAGTCGTCACAAACGATGTTCATGCTGCTACCAAAGAGGATCTTTATTATCAAGACTATTTCCTTCGTATCGCACATGATACGGAAACTGCCGCAGAAATCTATGAAGGATGTTATTTCATGTCTCGTAAAGAGCAACATGAAGTTCTTGATAGTCAGATTGGGTATGATGCAGCAGAATGGTGTATCAACAATACCGACGAGGTTGCCGACCTGTGTGATTATGTGGATATGCCTTGGCACGAACCTGAGCTTCCAAAGATTGAGATTCCGCCACAGTATTCCAACTCAGCAGCTTACCTGAAAGACCTTGTAAAAGAGGGATGGAAGAAGCGCGGTATTGAAAAGTTTGATGTAGAAAAACAGAAAATCTATCACAAACGTGTTGATGACGAGTTGTTTGTTATTGAGAAGAAAGACTTCTGTGACTATTTTTTGATTCTGGTTGATTACATCAACTGGTGTAAGAAAAATGATGTTATTGTTGGCCCTGGGCGTGGTTCTGCTGCCGGCTCACTTGTGTGTTACCTGATTGGTATTACACAACTTGACTCCATCAAATATGAGCTTGATTTCGGACGATTCCTTACCATTGAACGAAAAGACCTTCCTGACGTTGACGTGGACGTCAGCGACCGTGCTAAGGTTGTCGAGTATCTGACGCAGAAGTACGGTGAAGACCGAGTGGTTCAAGTCATGAATATTGTGTACACCACTCCGGTTACCTCAATTCAGGATGTTGGTAAGGTACTAGGCTTCCCGTATGCTGAGATTAGAAAAATCAGCGAAAAGTTTGTTCAAAAAACATGGAAGGATTGTCTTGAAGCAAATCCAGAAGTGGCTGAGAATCCGAGATACAAAGAACTGCTTGATATTGCAAGTCATATCAATGGTCACCCACGAGGATATGGTATCCATGCTGGCGGTGTTATTGTTTGCCGACATCCTTATTACGAGTATATCGGTATCCGGCATGGTACTGACGGAGAGCACGTTATTTCCGTTGATAAGGTGATGGACGAGAAGATTGGACTTGTTAAGTTTGATATTCTTGGTGTTGCGTCGCTGGTTGCCATTGATGAAGCGAAGCGTGAGGATAATATTCCAGACTGGGAAATTGATATCAACAATCCTGAGTTTGAGAACGACAAGGCAACTTACGATTTGATTTGCTCCGGTAAGACAGACAATCTATTCCAGATTGAATCGTCCGGCATGAAGGATCTGGTTGCGCAACTTCAGCCTAGGTCGATTGAAGAGTTGTCTGCTCTGATTGCTCTTTATCGTCCTGATGCAATGCCGTCGATTCCTACATACGTTGATTGCAAGTATCATCCTGAACATATTCATTACTTTCATCCTGATATGGAACCAATTTTCCGCAGTACCTATGGCGTGAACATCTATCAGGAACAGAGTATGAAGCTCACAAAGGTCTTTGGCGGTCGAAACGACGCCGGTGCTGACAGAATGCGTAAATGCTTGGCAAAGAAAAAGCCTGAGAAAGTCAAGGAAGAAGTCGAGCTTCTTCATGATGAGATTATTGCAAATGGATACGACAAAGCGACCGCTGAGTACATTTGCAACGAGTTGTCAACGAAGGGCGGCTATGGTTTCAACGCCAGCCATTCTCAGGCATATGCTGTCATCTGCCTTCAAACGGCATACTTAAAAGCACATCATCCACTTGCATTCTTTAAGGCTATGTTGAACCTGAATAAAGCAAAGGTTGGCAAGGTCAACAAGATTATGGTGGACGCACGCAGCTTTGATATTCAGACTCTTCCGCCGAGTATCAATCGTTCCGGCATGGACTTTACTGTATCGAATGGTAAAATCCTGTTTGGCTTATCTGCTATCGGTGGTATTGGCGATACGCTTGCTGAAACTATCATTGCAGAACGAGATAGAAATGGAAAATTTAAGGGACTTGATGATTTCACGAATCGTGTCCGTGCAACGAAGGCGCAGATCATTGCGCTGGTCAAGTCCGGTGCGATTCCTACGAAGAACAAACGAGTATTCTTGGAAAAGTACATTACCAGCGGTCTGGAACAATCTGAGTTTAAGCCAGTCAGTACACTTCCTACCAAGGCAGTTTTGCTGAGTAAGTGGGGTATTGATACAGAGCATTATAAGGTTGGTAAGAAGGTTGATAAAGAAACCGTCTTGCGGATCTATAATGAAAAGCGCCGTGTCGTACATGAAACCGATAAGCTGAAAAAGAAAGAAGCGTATATGGCCGAGCAGACCACGAAATATCTACAAGATGAAGAACTTTGGGAGTTCCAGACTTTGCAGACCTTTATCAGTGACCCGAATCCTTTCGAGAAGGCATTTGCTTATATCAAGGATTTCTCTGAAATCGAAGAAGGTGATTCTTGTGTACTGGTTGGTATTATCGCAAAGATTCAGAAGAAGAAAACGAAGACTGGTATGCAGTTTGCATTTGTAAATCTGTATTCCGGCGATGGTATCATTGAGCTGACCGTATGGCCGAGAATCTTGTCAGATTATCAGGATTTGATTGTAAAGGGAAGTCAGGTAGCTGTGCTTGGAAAGAAGGAAGATGAGTCGCACGTTATTGCAAATGATTTCAAACCTTACAAGAAGTGGCTGCATGATAGAGAGATAAAGTAATGAATGGTGTTTTATATACTATTGACGGAGAGGTTGTTTGTGAGCTTCCTATGTTTAAAATTGATTGGTACAAAGATAAAACTGTAATTAAGATACATTGTACGAATTGTTGCGTCGTTAGAAAAGTTCAGAAGTGGAAGTTTGACTGCGCAGAACAATGCGAGCGTACCACAAAATGGTTTTATTGCAGAGTGTGCGGAGGACTGACAGAATTTAGATTAGGTGCATAATAAGAGGGTTGTAAAGTGGCAGATAAGAAATTTAATGAAAATATGATTCGTTGCTACATTAGGATAAAACGAGTCTTTTATCCGAAAGATGGGAGGGAGGTGGAGCCCGGCGGCTTCGCCACTTTCTCTGCCGAGGTGGTAAAAGTCAAGCAGGGAAATCCTATCATGAGTCGATATAGTGACCTCCGACTGAAGGGCAATGTCCCTAGTCTTGATATGAATAAAACTTATTCGTTCTGTGGTGAGTATGTTCATCATGAAAAGTTTGGTGATCAGTACAAAATCATCTACATGAATGAGTTTCAAGAGATCACTGACCCGGAAGAACAAAAAAGCTTTCTCCGTTTTATTTTGACCGATCATCAGTTTGAGATGCTTTATGAAGCATTCGATAATCCGTATGAAGTTATCAAGAATGGTGACATCAAGGCTCTTTGTACTATTAGCGGTATTACGGAAGGTCGAGCACAAAAGATCATTGACTCTTTTGAACGCAACATTGATAACAGTGAAGCGTACACAAAACTGATTGAGTACGGTCTGACTCCCAGTGCTATTGAAAAGCTTGTTCGTCAGTATCACGGTGCAGACATTCTGGTAAAAAAGATTGAGGAGAATCCTTACGTCCTGATTGATGATGTGTATGGTATCGGCTGGAAAAAAGCTGACGCTATTGCTTTGAATATGGGCTTAAAGCACAATTCGCAATTTAGAATCGAAGCTTACGTCATGCATTTTCTTGCTGCTCGTGCCGAAGAAGGTAACTCTATTATCCCGGCAAACCAGACAATCAATAGCTGTATTAAGGAACTTGATTTGAACGAGGGTGATCAAGAAGTCATCAAAAGGGCACTTTTCCATTTACATGATGTCCGTGAAACGCTTTGGTGGAGTGATGACCGTCAGGAATTTGCTTTAACTAGAGTGTGGAATCTTGAAGATAAAATCGCAAAGGAAATCAAGCGACTGGCGGATGCACCTGTTGAGCCGATTGGTCGAAACATGGATGCTGCAATCAATGAAGCCGGGAATGCGCTTGGCATCGAGTATACTGAGGAGCAAAGAGATGCTATTAAAAAGGTATGCTCTAGCAACGTCTGTATCTTAACAGGCTACGGCGGAACTGGTAAAAGTACCGTTGTCGCTGGTGTTTTAAAGGTTCTTCGTGGCAAGTCTTTCGCTCAGACTGCACTTTCTGGTCGTGCCGCAGCTCGTATGCAGGAGATTACTGGTCAGGATGGAAAGACCATTCACCGTCTTCTTGGCTACGACATCGAGAATGGTGGTTTCATCCATAACAAGGACAATCCTCTTGAAGAAGACATTATCATTCTGGATGAGACCTCTATGGTTGGAGCTCAGTTATTCTATGACTTGATTCAGACAATCGAGACCGGCAAGCGATTCATCATGATTGGTGATGACGGCCAGCTTGAGAGTATTGGTATGTGTAACATCTTCAAGGATATGCTTGCATCTAAGGTTGTTCCTGTGGCTCGTTTGACTAAGATCCATCGTCAGGCAGCTAAGTCTGCAATTATCACGGAAAGCATTAAGGTTCGTAACGCTACGCAGTTGGTGCCTTATGGCTGGGCTGGTAGTGAGATTCGTGGTGAACTTCGTGATTTGGAGCTTGATATCTATAAAGACGCAAGTGAGTCATTCAACCACATCATCAATCAGTACCGTACCTTATATAATAAGGTAGGGAATGATAGTGCGAAGATTCAGATTGTACTTCCACAGAAGCTGCGTGGCAGTATCTGCACATACGAAGTTAATAATGCTATTCAGGAAATTGTGAATCCGAGTCGTGGTCAAGCAGAAGCAAAGGTTACAATCTATGGTGATGGCAAGGATAGGGTGTATACTCTGCGTGAGGGCGATCAGGTTATTATCAACAAGAATAACTATGAGCTTCACACATACAATCTCAAGACAAAGAAAAAGGAAGAGAAGTGTCCGGTGTTCAATGGAAACCGTGGCATTATCCGAAAGATTGAGAGTAGTTTTATTCTGGTTGATTTTGACCAGTGGGGAACGATCTTCATTCCTCATTACTTTGGTGGGAATAACATCTGGGCAACACTTGAACTTGCTTATGCTTTGAGTTGTCATAAACTGCAGGGCAGTGAGGCTCCGTATGTGATTGTTGGTATGGACAACTCTGCATACTTGATGCTGACGAGAGAATGGCTCTATACGGCCATCACTCGTGCCAAGAAGTATTGTGTGATTTGCGCCGAAACTCATGCTCTTGATCGGGCTGTAAAGACTTCGAGAGTGCCATACAAGCGGACGTTCCTGAAGGAATTTTTACGGAAAGAATTTGCAGAAAAGCATTGACAATTATGTGAGTATCCTGTATAATATAGTTATAAAAAGTCTCCATCCCGGAGGCTTAAAATTCTCTCTTTAACTATATAATACAGGATACGGGAAAGAAATGGCTTGCTCGTAACGACAAGCCTTTCTTTATTAGCTATAACTATATAACACAGGATACGCAAGGAGGCTTTATGACAGATAAAGAGCTCATAGGTAAGCTTGATGCGATGGTTAAGGCATTGCAGAAAGCAAAGAAAAAGACGGACAAGACCCGCATTTTGTTGGATGCACGTAAGGATTTTGGAGATGAAGCTGACGAGCTAATGGCATTCTTCAAATTCCTGCTTGACCCAGCGATTGTGACTGGCCTGTCTGATGCAAAGATCAACAAGAAGGTAACGGCAAAGCCTGATATCGATATTCAGTATCTCAGCTGCGGATACCTTTATATTATGGGTGCTGGGCATAATACTGGCTCTGATGCATCCATTGTAACAATCCAGAATTATTTACATAAAAATCCTGAATACGAAGAGTTTCTGAAGCGACTGTTCACTAAGAACTTGCCGATTGGAGTCGAGGCAGCGACCATCAATAAAGTGTACGGCGAAGAGATTATTCCAGTCTGGGAGGTCCAGCAGGGATATCCGATTGATAAGGTAAAGCTGAAGGATGGCATTTGGTTCAGTTTGAGCCAGAAGATGAATGGCAATAGGGGGACTCTATATCGTGGAGATTTAATTTCTCGTCAGGCACAGAAATTTGAAGGTCTTGACCATATTAAGAATGACCTGCTCTCTTTGTATGATGGCGATGCGACGAGGCGAGATTCTTTGGTATTTGACGGAGAACTTATCTACAAGAATCCCGAAGGAATGTCGGACGGAGAGGCGTTTCGTTTCGGAACTGGCCTACTTAATTCTGACAACAAGGACAAGACTGAAATCAAATTTGTGATTTTTGATGTGATTCCTGTTGTAGAGTTCGACCGTGGGAAATGCGCGGTTCCGTATCGGACGCGCCGTGAATGGTTAAATTGTCTTCGCGCAGAGATTACTCGCAAGAACCTTGAAAACATCGAAATTGTTCCAATGGTATATGAAGGTACTGACCAGAGTGTGATCCCGAAGTGGCTTGATTATGCTGTCGAACATGATTGGGAAGGTCTTATGTTGAACACGGACGTCCCTTACCGCCGGACTCGTCACAATGGTTGTCTCAAGATTAAGCGTTTTTACACTGTTGACCTGCGAATCACCGCAATCGAGGAAGGTCAGAACCGTCTGGCTGACACGATGGGAGCTCTCGTTGTGGATTACAAGGGTAATGTGCTTCGCATTGGCTCTGGCTTTGATGATGCTACGAGAGCTGCTGTGTGGGCAAATCCTGATAATTACATCGGTAAGATTGTGGAATGTAAGTACAAAGAGGTCACGATGGACAAAAAGACTGGCCTTGAGTCGCTGCAATTCCCGACATTTGTACGATTCCGAAATGATAAAAATGAAGTGAGCTACGGCTAAGGAGAAAGCTATGAATCTTTCCAAGAAGTCCATTAAACATATTCTTCGGATTCTTGATAACAAATGCGTCGAGGTTCCTCCAAAGACATCCGCTTATAACAGCAGTGGATGTAGAATTTTGACTCGTGATTTTGAGCCAAAGGAGTCACACGGAATGAATGGCTGGCAACGGATCGTCTATGTACCGTCTGAAGGATATTTCTACGGAATTTATAACGGAAAATCGGAAGAAGATTGGGATATTCCAGATATCTGGTCTCCTGCACAGCTTGCTGATTTGTGAGGTTTTATAATGTTTATTTTAACGCAGCATCGAGCCGAAATTGTTGATACCAGTAAATGTTTTGGAATTTGCATTGTAGACGATACGACAGTTATTAGAGCGTATTGCAATGATACAAGTAACTGGATAATGCTTGGTTTCTACAAAACAAGAGAACGAGCAAAAGAAGTAATTCAAGAGATTAACGTTGCTCTTTGTGAGAACCGTGTTAGTTTTGATATGCCGGAGGATTAAAATGCTACTTTTAACGCTAGATGGAGAGATTATAAATCTTGACCGCATGGCAATCATTGATACCGCAAGCCTTAATGTTTATGCAAGGCAGGGCATGGGTGAGCGTGGAATTGTTCTTGGCAGCTATAACTCCGAAAGTAGATGCTATGACGTTATTGCAAATATTTTTGACTGCTATCGAAAAAATGAGAAAGCATACATAATGCCAAAATGAATGATTTTAAAAAACTAGCTATCCCAAAGAAAGAACGACTTGAAGTTCAACTTACGGATGGCACAGAAGAGCACAATATATTGTACATAATCACATCTCTAGCCACTATTAAAGGTGCTGAGATTTTTAAAAATTTTCGTTTGTATTCTGTAGGCTCCGCCGGGGAGCTCAACTTATTAGAGAAGCGAGACGGCGATCCCTACTTTGATAAGCTGAAAGGAACAGAATATGAGTAATTCGATGAATCGAGAAGACCGGCGCAGAGAGCAGCGTAAGGCACGAATCCTTGCCCGGCGAATCAAAAAGGCCGGTGGTCCCGACTTTCTGGCTGGAATGCCCGCAGAGGAATGGGAGCCAAAGATTGGTGATGAGGTCACCATTAAGGTAAAGCGGATTCAAGGAAAGAAGGATTTCTTTAAGATGAGTTCTCAGTATCAGGACTTTATCAATAGCCTTGAAGACGGAAAGCCTTACAAGATTACCAGCACCGGCATGAAGGGGCAGGTTTACGGCATTGACGCACATCCTTATTTCCAGATTTGGAAGGGTGATATGGAACCCTACAAGGAGTCCTAATGAGGATGTACTTCAGAACGGATTATTATGCTTGTTACTGCGTGGAGTGCTTGAATCAAGTCATTTTAATGCGAAAAGGTTATTTTTATGATGTGATAGGTGAGGCGGATACTTTTTATCTTGTATGTACAGATAAAGGTGACCCATTTCCACAACCATTTAATATCGTAAAAATTCTCAAAGAAGATCTTGAAGATGACGTATATGTCGTGACTGGCAAGAGTAAAAAACTTGAGGAAGGAGGTGGGGCGATATGATTGGTATTGACCATCGTGAGCAGGGTCGTAAGGAACGAGCCCTTGCAGAATATTACAGAACCTTGGCTCGATATCCTACCGAGTGTGGAGAACCGATTACATATCAGTTGTCCGATGAGCAACTTAAACAGGTTCTCTGTGGGAAGGTTACTGTTGATGAATTGATTGGAAGAGGTGAGGTAAGTGAGAGACAGGATTAAGATGTGGATCGCTTTTATTAAGATTTTTAAGGATTATCTTATTGCGGTCGGAATCATGATTGTGTTGTGGCTGCTGTCTTGCCTTATCAAGTATGGGATTTCAGTATCCAACTTCCCAGATTGGTTTAAGTTTGCACTTCTAAAGTAATGGAGGATTGAATGGTAACCGATATTCTTAATAGAGAGATTCATGTTGGCGACACAGTTCTTAGAGCTAGAACTCGAAATGGTCGCGGAGTTCTTTGGAGCATTCGTAAAGTTGTCTCAATTATGAACGTAATGATTAAAGTTCAAGACGGAAAGTACACAACGAATGTTGCACCTAGGAATTGTATCGTAATTGACGAGAGTGACATTCCTGAAAACTGGCAGGACGAATATTAAGGAGAGTTGAATGATTGTTGATTTGATCGCGTACACACAGCGAGTTGTTCCTACAAGTGATAAGAATCCTTTAGATATTGTGGAGGAAGCTGCGAGTATTTGTTACGATTCTTCAATGACTGACGATTATAAGATTGCCAAGGGATGTAAGGCAAGCGGTCACTATTCTGTGCTTGAACACATCAACTTTACGTTCTACGTCAAAGATGTAAGTCGAGCACTTCTGGCACAGATTAGTCGTCATCGACATATTAGCATGAGCTGCCGCAGCCAGCGTTATTGCAGCGAGGATGGATTCAAGTATGTGAACCCGTTTACCGGTGAAGATGCTGATGTTTTCGATAATATGATGTCGGACATTGATACCGATTATCAGATTCTCAAGAAGTATCACAACGCCAAAAATGAAGACGCCCGTGCAGTTCTGCCAAATGCTTGCTGTACAGAATTTTACATTACGATGAACGCTCGTGCTTTGATTGAGATGAGTCATCTTCGACTTTGTTCTAGGGCTCAAAAAGAAATCCGCGAGATGTTTACAGAAATGAAGAAGGAAGTTGCACAGGTTTGTCCTGAAGTAGCAAATTGGATGGTTCCTTCCTGTGAGGCTAATCCGAAGTATCCGTTCTGCCCAGAAGGTCGTGGCTGCTGTGGCCGTCATCCTCGGTTGGCAGATGTTTATAAGCCTATTGAAAAAAACAAGGAGGTTATTGATGCAAACACTTGACGAAATTAAGAAGAACGTCGAGCACCCGTCTTATTACGGCGGTGCAGACAATCCCTATGAGGCTATCAAAGTGCTGCGAGAGTGGCAACTGGACAAGGATGCTTATCTTTGGAATGTTGGTAAGTATTTGAGCCGGGCAGGACACAAAGATGGCAATTCTAAGCTTCAAGATTTGATGAAGGCACGTAAGTATTTGGACTATAAAATCCGGCTTTTAGAGGAGCAACAGAAGATTGCTGAAAGTGTCGTAGATACGCTAAAGAAGATTCCTGATGAGACTAATGATAAGCTGACTACGATGCCAAAGAAGGACATTAACGATTATTTTTATAATCCAAATCTCGGCGGTGTCTGCCATGATTTGGTTTATCGCCCTAATGATCCATTCAAAGAAAAGTTGGCAAAAGCAGAGCCGACGTGCAGTATTGAGACTGCTGTGGTTCCTGATTGTGCCGATGAGGTCAAGTTTTAAGAGGTTTACATAAATGAGATACAACTGGAAGCTACCTATTATCGTTATTTGTGTTGTGCTGATTTCCATTCTTGGCATGACCTTTATGGTGCAGGGGCCTAAGAACACGGCCATCTCTTATGAAGAGCAGATTCAGGAAGCTAAGTCTGGCATTGAGATTCAGGAGAAGCGCAGAGCTGATCTGATTCCAAATCTGGTTGAAACTGTCAAGGCTTATGACCAACATGAGTATCAGACACTGATGGACGTTGTGAATGCTCGTGGCACTTCCGGCCAGACCGCTCAAGAGATTACGACTCAGATTGCAGCTATTGCGGAAGCATATCCTGAACTGAAGTCTAGCGACAACTACAAGGAGCTTATGAATGAGTTATCCGTCACTGAAAATTTGATTGCAAACTATCGTGGCGATTACAATCGTGTCGTGAAGGAATATAAGCAGAGCGTTCGTAAGTTTCCGAACTCCTTTCTGCTGGGTCTGACTGGATATGAGGTTCAGAATTATGAGTATCTGTCCTATGAGGGGAATGAGGCGGCACCGGCAGTCGGGGACCTTTTTGGAAATCGGTAACGCCGAAATTACTTATCGTGAATTGATCGTCAGTGTTGGTATTGTGTTCATTATGCTGATACTTGGTAGCGTTATCGCTGGAAATATCACCAGAGATTCACTTGAGCAGAAAAAAGAATATAATACAGCAATTTCGATTGAGTCCGAAAATATGTTCGATTATGGAATGAGAACCAACGTAGGTAATGCGTTTTGCCAAGGCACACTAGAAGCAGTAGATACCGTAAGCGATTCACGTATCGACGGCCAGTGGATGTACATCTATTGCGAAGAAAAGCACTATACGATGCATACACGAACTGTCACTACTACGGATGGTAAAGGCCATACAAGAACAAGAGTCGAAACGTACTGGACTTGGGACTATTACAGCTCAGAAGAGCACAGTTCCAAAAATGTAACGTTTCTTGGCAAAGAATTCAAGTATGGTGACATCAAAATGCCATCCAGCAAGTACCTGACTACTGTACAAGTCAGTTCTCATGTGAAATTCGAGTTTTATGTCAAAGATGTTCGTTATGATGGTACGTTGTTTGCGAATTTGAGCGACGAAAGTATACACAATGCACAATTCATTAAAGATAAAAACATCGAAGAAGCACGAGATTATATGATTTCTGCAGCTGGTACACGAGTGATTTGGTTTTATGTATTCTGGATCGCATTGATTGTAGCTGTGGTCGGAGTTTTTTATGTGGCCCAAAATCGTTGGTTGGAAGATTAAGAGGTGATTACATGGAATATGTGATTAAACGCGATGGAACGAAAGTTCCTTTTGATAAAAGTAAGATTGTAAATGCGATCGAGAAGGCGATGACGAATACGACTGGAGGAATTGATTCTCGCGTGTCTAACGCTATTGCAGACTACATCGCAGACATCCATGATACGATGTCTGTGGAGCAGATTCAGGATGTGGTTATTGACCAGTTGAATAATAGCCCTCTTTCGGATGTGGCTGACGCTTATAGTCACTGGCGTATTCTTCGGCAAGAGATTCGTGAGAAGCAACGAGCATATGGCGAAATTCTTTCCATCTGTGATGTAGATAATGAGAAGGTCAAGCAGGAGAACAGCAACAAAAATCCTGTTGTGAATAGCGTGCAGCGTGACTATATGGCTGGCGAAGTCTCCAAAGATCTGAGCTTTAATTTGCTTCTCCCGAAAGATATTGTGGACGCTCACTATGATGGCCGAATTCATTTCCACGATTCAGACTATTTTGCCCAGCACATGTTCAACTGCTCGTTAGTCAATCTGGAAGATATGCTGCAAAATGGCACTGTGATTTCTGGTACAGGAATCGACAAACCACATAGTTTCTCTACGGCGTGCAATATCGCAACACAGATCATTGCACAGGTTGCTTCAAATCAGTATGGTGGTCAGAGTATTACTCTGTCTCATCTGGCTCCCTTCGTGGATGTCTCTCGAAAGAAGATTGCGGGTGAAGTCTATGAGGAGTTTTACGACATGATTCAAAACAATGAGATTGATAAGATGCCAAATCAGGAGACTATCAATCGAATTGTAGAAAAGCGTTTACATAAAGAAATCGTTGCAGGCGTTCAGACTATTCAGTATCAGGTTATTACTTTGATGACCACAAACGGGCAGGCCCCTTTTATTACCATTTTTATGTACTTGGATGAAGTTCCTGAAGGCCAGACTCGTGATGACCTTGCAATTATCATTGAAGAAGTCCTTCGTCAGCGCATTAAAGGCGTGAAGAACGAGACTGGTGCATGGATTACTCCGGCTTTCCCAAAGTTGATTTATGTGCTAGAAGAAGACAATATTCGAGATAATTCTAAGTATTATTATCTGACTGAACTGGCAGCTAAATGTACTGCCAAGAGGTTTGTGCCCGACTACATTTCTGAGAAGAAGATGATGGAATACAAGGGTGCTTGCTATCCTTGCATGGGCTGCCGGAGCTTCCTGACCCCTGATCGAACCACCGAGAATATTTCTGGTGCCATGAATTGGGAAAAGGGTCACAAGTATTATGGTCGCTTTAATGCTGGTGTTGTCACCATCAATCTGGTGGATGTTGCTTGTAGCTCTAAGAAGGATGTTTCTGAGTTTTGGAGAATTTTTGATGAGCGTCTTGAGCTGTGCCATCGAGCGCTTCAGATTCGGTACAAGCGATTGATGGGTACGCCTTCTGATGTAAGTCCAATTCATTTTCAGCATGGTGCAATCGCACGTTTGAAGAAGGGCGAGAAGATTGATAAATTGCTGTTTGACGGATATGCAACCATCAGTTTAGGTTACGCGGGTCTGTATGAATGTGTAAAGTACATGACCGGTAAGAGCCATACTGATGATGAAGCAAAACCTTTTGCTCTTGAGATTATGCAACACATGAACGACAAGTGCAGTGAGTGGAAGGCAGCAGAAAATATTGATTACAGTCTCTACGGCACCCCGCTGGAATCCACCACCTACAAGTTTGCCAAGTGCCTGCAGAAGCGGTTCGGCATCATTCCAGATGTAACCGACCATGATTACATCACCAATAGCTATCATGTCGTGGTTCGTGAGCATATTGATGCATTCAAGAAGCTGAAGTTTGAGTCTGAGTTTCAGCAACTGTCTCCCGGAGGAGCGATTTCTTATATTGAATGCCCGAACATGACCAACAACATCCCCGCTGTGATGAGTGTCATCAAATACATCTACGACACTATTATCTACGCAGAGCTGAACATCAAGTCTGATTATTGTCAGGTTTGTGGCTATGACGGCGAGATTAAGATTGTTGAAGATAACGGAAAGCTCGTTTGGGAATGCCCGAACTGTGGTAATCGTGACCAGAATAAACTGAATGTTGCACGACGTACCTGCGGTTTTATTGGGACTCAGTTCTGGAACCAGGGACGCACGCAGGAGATCAAGGATCGTGTGGTTCATTTGAGCGATAACTAAACAAAGGATAAAATATGGATACTACACAACAGATTTTAGAGCGAGATTGGGATAATGGTTTTGTTAAAAAGATGCAGAATCGTATTTTGGTATCTCATTATAAATATGGTTGGATGAATCAGACATATCCAGATTTGGCTCAAGCTGTAAAGGAAATTTATCCAAGAGTCAAAAAGTATTTAGAGACAGGAAATACAGAATGGCTCATTGATGTTGCTAATTTTGCAATGATTGAATATTTGCATCCTAGTGTTGTTGGAGCGCATTTTAAAGGAACGGATAGTGAAGAGTCTCCGGGACTGACAAGTGGAATCAGCTACAAAGAACTCGAAGAGAGTATGAAGTAAAATTTGAATATAAGTGGTGGGTTGGTGGGATTACATATGAAAGAAATTATTGTTTTCTTTGTGATTGTATGGGTTATCGCCTATTACATTTTAAAAGATAACTACAAAGATTAAGGAGATACTTATGAAGAAATTTATGGCAATTTTTGTTGCATTCCTCATTGCAGTTGGTGCAGTGCTTTGTACCGAGCGAGTACATACTGGTTATGTTGGTGTTGTTTATTCCGCAAAGGGTGTCGAGCAGCAGACTATTTCTCAAGGCTGGCATTTCATGAGTCCCCTGAAGCATGTGTCTGAGTTCCCGATTACTCAGCAGCGAGTGGTATTTTCTAATGCTCCGTCCGACTATGGCACAAAGGAACACGCAGATTGGCACATCGATGCCCCTGCTAATGGCGGTACGATTGCAATCAACTTGACTGTCAATTATAACTTCCTGCCGGAGCATGTTGTTGAACTGTACACCAAGTTTGGTGGCATGGATGGCGAGAGTCTGATGGAGAGTAAGATTCAGAACGATATTATTGCTTACGTCAAGGAAGTTACTCCTCAGTTCAGTGTCATGCAGATTTATTCCGATGACCGTGCAGGTGTTAATACTGCAATCACCGACTATCTGAATGAGAAGCTAACCGCAGAATATGGTATCAATGTTTCTTCCGCACTGATTGTTGACGCACAGCCTGACGATACCCTGATGCAGAAGATTCGCGCAAAGGAGCAGGCAAAGCAGGATGCAGAGATTGCAGAGCTGAATAAACAGACCGCTCTGGCTCAGGCAGAGACTGATAAGGTTAAGGCACAGACGGAAGCTGATGTTAAGATGATTGAAGCACAGGCTGAGGCTGATGCGAATAAGGTGCTTTCCGAATCTATTACTCCTGAACTGATTCAGATGAAGGAAGCAGAAGCTCGCCTGAAGCATGGCTGGGTTACCGTACAGGGCGCAGATACTGTCGTTACCAAGGGTGAGTAAATAAGAATTACGATAAAGATTGGAGTCTATAAAATGAAACGAATGTTTGGCATGATGCCCAGTAGTGAAGTTGAATTGCGTGAAAGTTACAAAGATAATTTTGGACTGACCGTAAGAATTGAAGCTGGCAAGCATGGATGGACTATTATGTGGGCAGATGGTGGTTCTGATTACAAGGATGTCGATGCAGAATCCGCTATTGAAAATTTTAATGAAGCATTTGAGACTGCACAGAATAGGATTGGAAAACTCGTAAAAGTGCGTTGTTGTGGTGAATGTTGCGGTGAGTGCTAAGAGGTCTTGTAAAATGAAAATTCTTGAAAGAAGGTGATTGGTATAGAAGCATGGAAGAATTTCTTTAAGGCGCTTGGTTCTTTCCTTGGGATTGTTGTACTTTTTTGTGCTACATATTTTGTATCGTGGATTACCACGATTGGTATTATCTGGCTGATTTTTAAGCTGTTAAACATCACGTTCACAGTCAAGGTCGCAACAGGTATTTGGTTGGCACTTATTTTACTTGAATGTTTCATTAAGGGCAATCGAAGTAAATAAATCAACTAGTAGGGTGGGCGTGGTGGCATGAAAGGAGCTATATGGATTATTGGTCTGTTGAAGTAATGTATTACGATGATGGTCATCAGGAATTTAATACATATATGGTTAAGGCACAGGATCAGAATGATGCTATGAACAAAGCGCGTCATCGCTTTGAAAAATCTCATCCCGGTGTGAGCTGTATGGTTCAGAATGTAGAAAAGGCAGGTGGCTAAAATGGAAGACGAAAATATCGTTTATGAAAACATCAATCCTGAAGACGATGATGAAAGATATTTTTTAACTCCTTGGGGTTGTCTTTGCTGTGCGTTTGCAGATTTTAGTCTAAAACCTCCTGAAATCTCTGAAAAGATGGCTGATGCTCTCATGGATGATTTCTTTGAGATTATGGAAGCAGCGGGTATTTTAGAGAAGAAAAATAAATCTTGATAAAAGTGCCGTTCTAGGAGGCGACTATATGGAAAAGAAATACGTAAAAATCTTTAAATGCCGTGGATGCAATCGCGATATCATTAAAAATGATGTTGATTTATCTATTGCTGAGAAATGGACTCTTTCAGGAATGTTTGAAGATGGGTGTAAACCCGTTGAAGTGTCTGGCGGTTCTAGGCTTTCTGGACAGAATAAATTCCTGCTTCATCGGTGTAATCCAGAGAAGCTTTGTGTTTGTGATTTTATTGGATGGAAAAAAATTGAGGCTAAAAATGATTAACAATCCTTTTGCAGAAAATGGCATCATTTCCTGCCAGTGCTGTGACAGTGGTGAATATCTCTTTAATGAAGATGGTAACCGTAATGGTTACTGTGGTAACTGCGGAGCTAGAATCGACTGGCCGGAAGATAAAGACGGTTGGAAGAATACAAATACTGACCTGCCGAAATATGGAGTGCTGTGCAAGATTAAATATAAAGATGGTCGAGAGGATACGGCTGTTTTAAGTTCTTATGTCGGATGGCATACCGAAGGCGTATTTAATACTCTCAAAGAGCCGGATTATTGGCGATACATGATTGAGGAAGAGAAGAATGGGGCTTAAAGAACACAAAACCGGATGCGCTTTCTAAAATTCCGCTTTTAACAGAAAGGAAAGGCATGTTTAAGACTTTTAAAAATACTGCTGTATGCGTCCTTCTGGCAGCGATTATGCTGACTGGATGCAGTGCAAGTGTGAAAGACTCAGTAGGAAATGTAGCTGTAGAGAATGGCTGGTTCTATCGTATCAGTGATACTCCTATGGTATACGACAACACACATTATGTATTACTTATTCTCTAAATGTACAGGCAATCAAGGCTACGGTTATATGTCTCCTTATTATAATGAGCACGGTCAGATGTGCTACTACGTTGATGGTCAGGTTATTCCAATCGAGGGGGTGCTAATCGATGCTGACTGAGATTGTTTGGATGCTTGTTAAATCGTATATCGTTTTGATTCTTACAGCCGCAATTATCCGCTCTGAAGAAATTCTATACGATTTCTTACGTAATACTGTAATGTATGACATCAAACTTAAATATGTAAAGTGGACTGTCGTTGCACTGAATATTCTTATTATCGTATGTGTGAGTCTATGGACAAAGGTGATTTAAAATGGATACTAGCTTTAATTTAAAGCACGTTCCCGGAAGCTTTGCATGGATTATTGAGCGAGAGAATGCCGACAAAAACTGTAATAAATGTGATACCAACGGAAATGTGAATATAACATTCTTTGACGGTACTCAGAAAAAGTGGCGTTGCCCAATTTGCCTTGGATACAAAAAGGTTGTAAAAGACGTATATCGAATCAAAAAATGTAAAATCAAGAGAGTAAACATCGGAGCAAGGATTAACGAAGATGGCAATTTAACGGTAGAAGAAGAATCTATTCAACTAGAAGGAACTAACATAAGGGACAATATCGATCCTGATTTTGAGTATTACATTCGTAATATTTATGACACAGAAAGTGATGCGAAAATTGCGGCAAACGAAATCAATAAAGCACGAGGGAACACTGATGAATTATATGAAGATTGTCCCATGTGATATAGCGAATGGTCCGGGCGTAAGAGTCACGTTATTCTGTGCTGGTTGCAATCACCATTGCCCCGGTTGCCAGAATCCTACTACATGGGACCCGAATGGTGGTCAGCCATTCACAGATGAAACGCTTGATAAAATTGTAGATTTACTTCGACCTGATTATATTCAAGGGCTTACGCTCACTGGTGGAGATCCGTTATATCCAGAAAATCGAGAAACAATCAGTGATATTATTTATAAAGTCTTAGTTGAGTTTGGAGATAAAAAAGACATCTGGATGTGGACTGGATATACCTATGAAGAATTACTAAGCCAGATAAATCCGCTCAATAAAAATGATGACATCGATATGATTTTAAATCTTATTGATGTCATCGTGGATGGCTCATATATTGAATCAAAACGTGACATCTCACTACCTTATATGGGAAGCTCTAATCAGAGAGTTATCGATTGCATGAAAACTACTGGATACGACAATATAGTCCTTTGGTGGACTCCAGAAGAGAAAGGAAAATAATATGGATTTAGGAAACGCAACTACTAATCTTGGCTATGGCATGAGTCGGATGCCGTATCGCCCCAACATTAAAATCAATAAACTGCACGAAGATGCTCATCTGCCGACTTATGGCTCAAAAAACGCTGCTTGTGCAGACCTGTACGCTTATATTGGTTTTGATGATGCAATGATGGTGAATAAGAACGGTGACCGTTGTATTATGATTCAGCCTGGCGAAACCGTTAAGGTTCATACTGGTCTGCGGATGGCTCCGCCGGAAGGTTGGTATGTCGCTATCTATGCTCGCAGCGGTTTGGCAACCAAGCAGGGACTTGCTCCTGCGAACAAAACAGGAATTTGCGATCAGGATTACCGTGGAGAGTATATTGTAGCACTACATAATCATTCTAATATCCCTCAAATGATTACTCACGGCGATCGCATTGCTCAGATGGCAGTTGTTCCGTTCTGGCAGGCTGATTTTGAAGAAGTTTCCGAATTGGACGAAACTGAGCGTGGAACCGGTGGTTTTGGAAGTACCGGAAAGCAGTAATGGAGAGAATTATGGGAAAGACGATCGATACATCCGAGCTTCTATATCGGATGGGTAAGTATTCTGAAATCAATGTCGGAGAAGAAAGACACGATGCGTTTATGCACTTCATGCTTCTTCTGACTCGCACGATTGAGAAGATGCCAAATGCTACATTGACTCATAAAAATCCGATTGATGACGAGATTATGGAAAATCAGTATAAGCTGATGAATGCAATCTCTCTGGCGACTGGTCGCACCAGAAATGACGGCTGGTATCCTACTTGGATTGGCATGACTATGAAAATTGTGCGTTTAAAGAGTGAAGAGTCTGCTGGTTTCTGGTATATCAAAGACAACGAAGGACACGATTATTCAGGTTCAATGCACACGTCACATGTAACTGATTATTATATCTCGGACGATAAGAAGAACATTATCATTCAAACCGTGAACACGATTTATAAGTTTGAAAAAGTAGAGGAGGACTAAATTATGGCTAAGTATTTTTATGTGTACAATATTGTTGGTGTCGAGGATTCCATTGTGAAGATGTTCAATACTGACACCGGCGCAATGTGCGAGAAGAGCGTGCCGAAGGATCGTATGGATGGTTTTATTGATGGCATCAAGGCAAGCGGTTTTGTTCCGAATAAGGAAATGGCAGATGCTGATGTTGCAGAGGGCGAAGCAAAGCGTGTTCTGGCAGAGAAGATGACTGCTTATCAGGCAGCTCGCGACGATTATCATAATAAGAGCGAGACTCTAAAGAAGGTCAAGTCTAAGTACGGCATTAAGTAAGGAGAATACATAATGAAGTATTACGCTATTGAATCTCATTACGAGAAAGAAGCTCCATTTGGAATTGCATGGCAAGTAAAGCTGTTTGACGGGCATACGCTTTTGGAAGAGTACGACCACATCTTCTATAACGAGGTTGCTGGCTACTGCAAGTGTCTTGAAGATATAGGATTCGTGGATGAGCGATGGACTTTTAAAAGGACACAGGACGAAGAAATCCATGACTTTGTTAAAATGTGCATAAAGGAAAAGGAGAATGCACTTCAGACGGAGTGGTATGAAATGACCGGCAACTGGCCGAATGGCGCAGTGACTCTCGATTAAAAGGTAAATTTTACGGAGGAAGTGATTCTATGGCATACGCAGGCAAAAATGGATACGATAAAGACACGGATATTTTATTTCCGATAGCTACTAATATTATTGGATGGGTAGGTAAAGCAGATAGAGAAGAGATTCTTGATCTCAGTTTTGAACGAATTTCCCTTTATCAAGTAGGGAAGATCCTTGAAAAACTTGGCTATCAGAATATTGATATGAGCGAAAACGGATGGGAAATGGATTACTGGTGGGAGTACGAACTTGCCAATAACGCCAATGATATTCCAAGCCTTCCTTGTCGAGTTCAAATTAAAGGAAGTTGCGCAGATGGCACAATGATGCTTAATGCTTTAGATAACGAATAACTCTAATAGTAGTGGTGGGTGGGAGGAATAAACAATATGAAAGCACATATTCGAAAAGAAAAGAAAACAGCTCCATTAAAACTTGGTGAGGGAATGCTACTTCAGGACAAAGACGGCAAAATGTATAAGGTTTGCGACACAGTAGAATATGACGAGACACATACAGACGATGAAGTTATCAAAGTTGCTTTATCCGAAGAGAATATGATTCAAGAAAGAAATCTCCAAGATATTTTTAATAGGTCGTTTGTGTTTGCAGCGAATAATATTTGAGGAATAAAATATGGTTTACGACATTAAAACAGTCCCAGAAGATACCCCTCTATGGTGTACTGGATTTAGATTTGACGATACAAAGGCTGGCATCAAATGTGAGCCTGTCTTTGGTACTTTTGAAGAAAGAAGTTGCTATTCTAAGTTTCATACCTTGAGTAACAAAACGAGATCAAAGACTTTTAGCGTTGGGGCAAATCCTGATTATTATCGATTTGCAGACACTTATGAAGAAGCCGCAACCGAATATAATGGTATGATTTTCGCTGCCAAATACGAACTTATGAAAAAACAAGAATATCTGGAGCAGTGTTTGCTGGCTGATAAGAATGGGTCAGTATATGGTCATGTGAGTATGCAGTAAGGAGTATGGTATGGCAATTAAGATTATTAAACACAAACATGAGCGAAAGAAAATAAGATATGCCGTTAAATTCCTTTGTAAATGTGGATGCGTATTTTGGGCTGATGACGAAGATACGAAAATCCCAAAAGAATTTGATTGGACTGAATACTCACCGGTCAAACAGGCGATTTGCCCAGAATGCAACACAGAAGTTTCATCTTGTTTCCCGGCAGTTCCAAGAGAAAAGATTTTTGTGGATTGAGGTGCAGATATGTATAAAACTGATAGTTTGAAAAATCCAGTAATCGTATTCCATTGCAAAAACTGTGGTTGTACAACTAAAATTCGAGTGGCTTCTTTTGAAAATCCTGATTTGGACATTCCTGAGAATAATGTGATTGCGTGCTATAGGTGTAGAGCGGAAGTTGCTGGATCTGAGTTTATTTCTTGGAAAGAAGCAACTAAAACTATTTTTACCGTGGAGGTGTCTGATGGCAATTAAGATTATTTCGTCTCCCAGAAATATTGCTGTGAAATTCAAATGTGAATGCGGTTGCGAATTTTATGCAGACCAATATGATATGAACCCTTATACAAAAGATCATTATCTTTGGTGTTCAAATTGTCCAGATTGTGGCAAGTTGGTTGTTAGTAAAGAATCTCCTGTTCCGTCATGGAAAGTCTTAAATGTATTTGACTTGTTTAATAATTGGGTCAGAGAACGTGAAGAAAAGAAGTTTGAAGTTGAGAAAATGCGTCGTGAACAGATGTATATCCTTAGCAAGCATTACCTCCTTGAAGAACGTCCGAAAGACGGTAACAAAAACGACGAATCTACGTTATGAAAATTGGCGTGAAATCGCGTAAAATGTATGTTTTAGAAAGGAGCAATAGATGACAGTCTGCGACAGCTGTTTGCACAATAGCGTGTGCTCATATAAAAGAATCTACGACAAAAAGAGCATTATTACTTGTAAAAACTTCCTTGGCTGGGTGAAAGTCATAGATGAGCGGCCAGAGGTTTATCGTAACGTGTTTATTATTGATCCTGCAGGTCTCCCATTTGTTGGATACTATAACAATTTTCGAGATAGAGAAACTTTTACAGACGTCAACACTTTACAAACAACTCGTGAGTGCCCGTCTTACTGGCTGAAAGGACTTGATTTATATGGACAATCAATGGTGGCTCGCAAAGAAGCGGAGAGCGTACTTCAAACTGTTTCTAATGCAGACGAGAGTTGATTTCTTTGATGCTATTTGTAGAGCGTGCGATAAGATTGAGGAGTGGTATAAAAGATGAGCTCTATCAGCACAGGACAGTACATCAATGGCCGTAATCTTTTTCTAACAACATTTGACGTAAATGACTGGCCGGGCAAGCCTTTGAATAGCGAAGTTGTATATTTTACTGATCCTCGCTACGAGCAATGTGTTATTGGAAAAGACATATTCACAAAGCTCGGCGTAGAGTTTACTGTGTGTCCGATATTTAAAAGAACATTTGGAGAATAAAGAACTAGACTTTTATGAGGTAGATTGAATGGACGATAGATTTTCAGTCGAAAAGAATCACTGGGAAATACAAAATCCAGAATGGGAAAGCTATTCTCATTTCATCTGCACTAAAGACCATTATTGGACTGGTGTACACGGTATCAGCAACTATTTTCTTCAATATAAGAATTTTGGCAGAAGTAAACCAGTCGAACGATTTTCTGTAGAATGGCCGAACTTCGTAGAGCACATGTGGTTTATCCATTGGCGTGGCCCATGGGATTATATTTTTGCTTCATATAAATTATCCGAAATCAAACGATTTTTAGAACTTGATATTGATGCTATTAAAAAGAACCATTGGCCGGATGGCCGCTGCACTTGCTACAGTATTTATGACTACGTGACGAAAAAATGGTACTATTTTAAAATCGAAAATTTGGGAACATTTTATGGATGCACGTGGCCGTTGGGTGATGATACGGGGGAGGTGATTAGTTGTGACTAAACAAATAGGCTATTATAAATCCGACTGGTATATTATGGGCATCGACGGTAAATACAACAACGCCTGTATCTCACATACAGAATCGCAGCTTCGATATACAGTTCCAAGGTCGCCAGAATGGACCATCAATGGACTGGGTTTTGCTTACCTTAGAGAACATGGATTTGAAGACTATCCTGAACTATATGGCATTGTGTTCTATGACATGGAGTGGTGGCGACGAAAACGCTATCCGGGGGACTTTTATGTAGAGATACCAATTTGCGATTTGTGTGCAGATTCATTTCATTTAAAATGGCATTGCAAGGAATTTCGTGTACATCAATGGTCTTGCTTGCGTAAAGAAACAAAGTGGGTGAAAGGCAAAAGTAACTATACTATTTGTGAGCTTGCCGATAAGTTGCCACATGAAGAATTTATAGAATATCTTAAAGACAACGGTATCTATATTGTAAACGAAGGTGGTGTTGAACTTGGATGGTAATAATGAAAAACTCACTCTTGGAGAAAAGATCTTGTTTTTGACAGTCGGTGTGCTCATTACTCTTATTGTTGGATATTTTGTATGGGCGATTGGCGACGGTATCTATCGTCATTATAATCCGATTGAGTGGACTGCTACTATTGAAGAGCTAGAACCGGGTATCTATGGATATACATCAACTACGGTATCCAATATTCCAGCGGAAAATTATGAGATGCTTACAGTTCTTTGTAATGGCACATACATGAATATCAAGGGTCATGTACAGATTGTATATGATAGCAACGCTCCATATATCGAATATAAGTCAACCAATACTGTTAATGCTGATTCTGTAATAATTCATGTTCAAAAAGGACAGATTAAAAATAATGGAGTTAGTACAGTAACGAGGTGATTTTTATGGAAGAATTAGGGTTTTATAAAGGAGGGCGCTAATGAAGGATTTTAACTTTTATAGAGCAAAGTATATTCGTGATGGGAAATGGCGAATTGAGTTTTTCGATAAAGACGAAAAGTATGTTGGTTCTATTTATAAAGTAGGGTCGGACGGCGTCCGTGGGTATTGCCAGTGTTTAAATGATCTTGGCTACAAAGCAATTTTATAAAACTTGGATTCTTATAAAGGAGGTTCACAATGGTTATTGATTGTAAATCTATTGCACAAGATATCAAAAATAAAATTAAGAATATTATCGCAGAAGCCGACTACGCTCCTGTTTTACATATTTATCAAGTAGGTGATAATCCAGCGTCCAACGCTTATATTCGTGGTAAACTGCGTGACTGTGAAGATGTTGGTATTAAAGCAGAGCTTATCAAGCTTCCAGAAGATATTACTGAAGATGAATTAAATAGAATGATATTGCAAAATCGTATCTATGAAGAAGCAAATGGTATCATTATTCAGCTTCCATTGCCAAAACATATCGATCCTAAGAATATCATTATTCCAGATGAACTTGACGTTGATGGTTTTAATTCTACATCAACATTTCAGCCTTGCACTCCGCTTGGCGTTATGAAAATTTTTGATTCCATCGGTTACAATCTGGATGGCAAGAATGTGCTTGTATGTGGTCAGTCTGATATTGTTGGTCGTCCACTGGTTAATATGCTGATTGAGCGCCATTGTAATGTGATCTCTGTGAATAGCACTGGTTCCGCTATGAAGGCCACTGTTTTTGGATTTGGAATGGTTGATGTCGTCGTCTCTGCTGTGGGCAAATGCAACTTTATCACGCCAAGAGAATTAGATCAAGTTGAAGTCTGCATCGATGTTGGTATCAATTATGACGAAAACGGCAAGCAGCACGGAGACTGCTCCGAGGATGTCTATGAGATGGAAGATATCAAGGTGACCCCTCGTATCGGCGGAGTTGGCCTTATGACCCGTGCCATGCTCTTATATAATGTATGTGTAGCAAAGTATGGTGAAGAGAAGATGGGGGAGGTGATTGGATGAATGAAGTCCCAATTTGGGAAAAAGCGGCATTGACAATAGAAGAAGCTGCGGCTTATTCAAATATCGGTCAATGCAAAATACGTGAACTTCTCCAAGATAGAAATTGCCCGTTTATAATGTTTGTTGGTAAAAAGCAACTTGTTAAACGAAAAGCATTTGAAAGATACATAGAACAAACATATTCCATTTGAATGTATGGCTCTGATGTGATATAATCAAATTGTCACATCGGAGCTCTTTATTTAACGTAAGGAGCTTATTATGGAAAGAAGAAAAGACAATAAAGGACGTGTTTTGAAAGAGGGTGAGTCGCAACGTAAAGATGGTCTGTACCAGTATCGTTGGACAGATAAGTTTGGAAAGCGCCGCACTATTTATTCTGGCGACTTGAAAGAATTAAGAGCAAGGATTGAAAGTTTAACAGAATCTGAAATACAAGGCATCGACCCAATAGCAAACTCAATGACGGTGAAAGAGCTTGTAAAAAAATATTCCAATCTTCATAAGCCGTCTTTAAAGGAGACAACAACAAAGAACATAGACACTTTCATGAAAATCCTTTCTGGGTGTACTTTTGCCAATAAAACAATCGCATCAATAACACCGACAGAAGCAAAAGTGTTCATGAAAGAACTATATGATAAGGGGTACTGTTATGGCACAATAAATAACTATAAAGGAATACTACGACCGGCTTTTGAGCTTGCCTGCGATGATAAAATTTTGTCAAGGAATCCTTTTAGCTTTCAACTTTCAAAAGTTGTGCCAAAAGAAAACAAGACAAAAACTATTCTGTCGAATGAACAATTTTCAAGCCTTGTTGATTTCTGCAAAAAGGATATCTATCTCAGTCAGCACGTTGATGAACTTATAATCTTATATGAGACCGGACTTCGTGTTAGTGAGTTTTGTGGATTAACCGTAAGTGATATTGATTTAGAGCAGGGAATTGTAAATGTGAACCACCAGCTTGTATATCTTCATGGAGAGTTCTCAATCCAATCTCCAAAAACAAAAAGTGGTGTACGCATCATACCAATGTCGCAAAAAGCCAGAGAAGCATTTTCACACATTATAAGTACAAGACCACAGCTGGATGAAGAGCCGAGCGTAAGTGGATATAGCGGCTTTCTACAAGTCAGTTACAAAAACAGCCCTCGTTCAGCGGTTAGTGTTGAATCAAATGTGCGACAAGCTATACAGAGGTACAACAAGGTCAATCCACAAGGGCAACTGCCAACTGCAATCACACCTCATACTTTAAGGCATATGTTCTGTACCAGAATGGTAGAGTCTGGGATGAACATTAAAGCCGTCCAGTATGTGATGGGACACAGTAAAGTCAATATGACATTAGATGTTTATAGCCATGTGGATGCCGAAAAAGCAGTTGCGGAGTTCCGAAAGATGGTTCAGTAATTTTATATACTTTATAAGAATGAATTGTCAACTTCCTATAAACTGGACAATTTTTACTACACCAGTTACTACACCAATTTTTCAAATCTGGTATGACATAATATAACAGAATATGAACTAGACGAGCGTGCAATAAATAGCAGTAGAAAAGCAAGAAGAGGAAAAATAACGAATTATCGTTATGAATACAAAAGCGAACAATAACTCAAGCAAAAATATGTGCAAAGTGTAAAAATTACAAAAAAATTACAATACCCTATTGCAAAACGGTTTCAAAAGAGTTACAATATGGTTACAGCAAGGGCAAAGCCCCAAGGCTGTGTGTGAAATCTTTTTCTTCTTGTTTTTGGGATACTGGGCGCGGATCCTCCTCCTCCGGCTGTTCTCCTTCACAGCTATGATCCATGCGCCGCACAGGCAGTGTCCCGCTTCGTGTGCAAAAGGGCTCGTCCGGTGATTCGGACGAGCTTTTTTGCATTCTGTAAGCTCTGTTTTGGCTGCAAAAGTGATACTTCAAAAATCAAAGTATGACCAATGCCTAAAAACGCTTGGCAAATTGTCTGTTTTTCCGCAAAGGACAATTATAAAGTTTGGCGCGGCAGGGGTTTGTATTCTTGCGGGCTTTGTGGTAAAGTATATACAATCAATTTATAGGCAGCAAACATGAAGGATTTTGATGCTGATCTTTATCGGATGCGTTAAAGGTGTATCTGGAAAAAAAGAAAATGACGAATATTTCGCAAGCACAAGCGGGATTTAAGGCAAATAGCCGCAGGAATCCTTTGTGGATTTCAAGGCTGTTTAACGCAAAATCCAGCTGTGTTTGTAGAAATAGACTAAATTTTCGACTTTTCAGATACACCCTAGCTTACCTCTATAATACAGTTAAGTATAACGCGGTTTTTCACCCTTTGCAAGTTTTTGGTGTCGGGTGCACCGGAATTATCCCTCGAAAAAAAAATTCACCGGAGCGTCCGCAGATGCCCCGGTGAATCGAAATCATAGTATCATATTTTCCGC